CTTTTTTTTCTTTGAGAGAATTAATACCTTCTGCCCCAACAACTAAGTTTCTTTCATTCCAAACATAAGTATACTTTTGTTCATCTTTGCCCGTCTGCTCGTTCTTCACAATAGACACTTTAATCTCGCATACATAATACTTAGAAGCAACTTCATTTCCATTGTTATCTTGGTTGACTATTTTATAAACTTCACCAAGGTTATCTATACTTGCTTCTGGCAAATAAAGTCCTGCTTGTTCAAAATTCTCTGGAGTAACAATCTTTTCTGTAATTTTATATTCGTCAGGGACAGAATTTTCTTCAGTTAACTGACTGTCTATAAGTTCGTATAGCCTTTTTAATGTTTCAGTATAGCCTTCTACCCACACAACATAATCTCCGGCTTTTGGTTCATAGGAGTCAAGTTTGGGGTAGACATCTGTAATTAATATTTGGCCATCTCCAGCATCAGATTCAACTACTTCAACTACCAGCAATGCGTTTTCTACCTCAATAGTTTTTACAATAAGTTTATCTCCATTTTCAAGTGGGGCATACACCGTCAATGTTTTTGTAGTTTTGTTGTACAGATATCCATTTTCGCCTTCTGAAATTGTTTCAGTTAACATCGAATCAGGGGATTTCTTTTCAACGATATGCTTTGAACCAATGTCGTTTTGTAGCACGAAATGATTATCTAAAAATTCAGCGGAAACTGTATCTCCAATTCCTAAACTAGTGGTAATAGTTAATATGCTAGAATTAAATGTGTAATCTTCAGTAATATTGTCATTAATTCTAACAGAAGTTAATGCTTTATTACTATTTGAAACAACAAATGATTTGTTAATAGTTTTAAACAAAACTATATCGTCCTGACTGAGCCTACTATCATTAACAACTAAACTATTTTCATTTTTGTCATAAGTATAATCCTTAACGTCAACAGTTAGCTCTTGTGTCTTCCCGTCATTTGACTGGCGCAAAATACACACTGCCGCAATATTTTCATTTGCAGATAATTGTTTAACATCGAAATGAGTGTCAATAGACGCTACAACCACAGAGCTATTTATCAAAAGATTGTCCAGAGAAATAGTTAATTTTTTAGTACTATAATCGTACTCATATTGTTTAACACCAATTTCTTTGCCATCAACGAGCACAGATACTATTTTGTCTTTTGGCAGAGATAGAGAAAAAGATTTTGGAACAAATTCTATTACAATTTGTTCTCCACTAAACAATAAGTCTAAATTAGAAACTGTGACAACATTATCCGAAAAAGTGTAGTTAACTTTCTGAGAATTAATTTTGACAGATAATATTTGTTTATCGTACTGTTGGCTTTCAAACTTATTATTAACTAAATTTATAACAACTCTATCGCTTGGATTTAATTCATTTATTGTTAAAATATTTCCATCCAAATTATATCCCTGCTGCTTCTCGCCATTTACCATTACTGACACAATTTCCTTGTCGTAATCATCGGATAAATCAAACTGCGTATCAATTGATTCAACTTTAATAGTATCTCCTACGGACAGACCATTGATAGTTAGTTGTGCTCCGTCCAGTTCATACTTAGAAGAATCCGTGCCATTTATCTCCACGGAAACGACTTTGTCTCGAAGTTTTTCTAAAGTAAAACGATTTTGAATATATTCTACTTCAATAATGCTTCCATATTTTATTGCGTCAGTGTCATTAATAGTAATAGTTGACCCAGTAGTGTTCACAGTATATTTAACATCATTTCCATCAACTTTAACAGCAGCTATAGCATATTCGTTTGGAATAGACACCTGAACGATTGTAAACAGTGTACCACTCGGTGTGTTGATTTCTATTTCGTCACCAACCGCCAACGCGATATTGACGATTAAATATTTTTTATTGCCACTTGTCACATAAGAATATTCAGATGACGTTAACTCGCGAGCGCCATTAATAATAATCTTGCTGTCTTTTGTAATCACGCTCTCTATTACGAACTTATTCTCACATGTGATTACTTCAACTGTATTACCAGTTGTTAACAAAGACTTATTAATGATTTCTAAATTGTTGTTTGAATATTTATAGTTGGTATTATTTACTTCTTTGCCTTCAATTTTTACAATGCTATTCTCATTGAAGTTAAAATCTGATGGAAGAGTAAATATATATGATCCATCGAAAGTGAAAGTTGCAACATCTTCTTGTGCAGTTATCGTTTCGACCTGCATATTTGGCTCATTAAAAGTTTCATTTTTGCTATCAACAACAATCTCTTCAGTTTCGCTGTTAATTTTATATTCCTTAATAACTTTATCTATATTATATGAAACGGTATCTCCATTTACATTGAATTGTTCTTGTGCGCTTTGTACGGGGAGCTGTTGTACACCGCCAGCAACAAAATCCTCTTTTGTCGTCTTTACATCAAAATATTCTTCTGCTGATCCGCTAATGTCCTTGTTATAGAATCCGCTCATGTACTTAGACTGCTTGTCCATGTAATATTTGTATTCTTTGTAAAGGTTATCCCCCATCCACTCTGGAGTACAATAATAATCCAAATTCATAATAGAAGATAGCCCAAAATTAACATTTCGAATATCTAAATCATCTGCGCCTTTCACAGCAAGAACTGTTTTAATGTCATCCGCAGAATAGTTCACCTTCATGTCATTAGAAAGGTTTTCAAATGAAACAATGACGTCAGTATCATATTTATGCTTAAATTCATTAGAGACCTCAATAATGTCTCCCTGTGCGGGGATATTATTAAAAGACAGTTCTTTTGTGTCCTGATTATACTTATATTCAGTTACAACATGTCCATTAATTGTAATTTCTGTGTCTGCAGAAACACCACCTTGCAACTTAAAACTATTCGTTTTTCCATCGCCAATAAACCGTTCTGCTTCATTTTCTGCATAGATATTGACTCTGTTATTAATTGTGTCAAATTCTGCGTAGCACTTGAACGTTTCGCACATGTCGTTCATAATAAAGTCATAAATAGATTGACGATCAATTTCAAAACTACGGCCTTGATTTTTTAGCTCATCGTCTACATGTCCAACTGTCCAACCATATGCCTTTTGAAGTACAAGATGAATTAAGCTATGCGCAATATTTTTTGGATTGTATAGCACAACTTCATCAATACTACTAACTGCGCCTTCAACGTCACTTGCGTTGATAGTAAAGTTCTCAAGATATCTTTGAGACAAAGAATACTCTAGCGAATAAGCATTAATATGTTTATACTCTTGAATACCATTACCATCAATCTCTGGGTCTTGCAATTGGAAATAACCAAAGCCTTCTAGATACACAAGCCTAAGTCCTTCAACATAATCATAGTACGGCGTTGGCTTTGTCTCTCCAGTAATAATATCGCAATAAATAGAAGGAACATCAAATGAAATTTCACTATATGAGTTAAATTTGAAAGTACCTTCTAGATTAGTCACATTTAATTTACAAATCTTTTCTTTGTTTGTCTGGCACAAAACTACATTTGGGGCACGATAAGTGTCAGACAATAAGTCTTTTGGTAGTTGCATTTCTTTCACCTGCCTTTGTTATGAAATACTTACTTGTCGTATAGGTTTATTAATAATTAACTCTCCGTTTACGACCTCTGCATCAAATTCATTAAATGGGCATACGCTTCCATCGTCTTCAAGCGTAAGCACGCCATTCGAAACGTCCGTACCAATTTCTAACTTCACGTCCTTGAGTTCTCCTCTTACAATCATTTTGTGTCCCTCAACTTTGATATTAGTCCAAATTGGAGGGTTCTTTGTTGTATCGCCTTTAATTTTTAATACCTTGCCTTCTACCCAAACGGTTAATCCATCTTTTAGGTCATAATCATTTAATAGCCCATCTGCTACCTTCATTGGGTATCTGAACTCAATTTTTAATGTCCCAGATCCATTTGCTGAAAAGTAATTAGTTCCGGGCAGCAATGTTGGGAATATAAAATTGAAATCATCGTCAAAGATTCTCTTGTCGTTCGTAGAATATACAACGAAGTTACTATCTATTGTAACCGTTTCGTCCTGTTGCAATTTTTCAAATTTCGTTTCGTTATTTAATGACTTATTTTTAATAAGCAAGCTCCCATTGTTTGAACTATTCTGAAATGTTACCTTCGGATAAATATAAGAATAAATGTCATCACTTTGGTTGTCTATTGCAAATTCAGTTTCTCCTGCAATTTTGATTTCTACAGGATATACTTTTGAATACGCCCACGGACTTACTGCAGTAAACGTAGCTACGACTCCAATAACTCTCGCGTCCATTTTCTGAAGCTGTACATTCGTGAATCTACCAAGATATGAACACACAACGTCTCCATCTTTGTCGCAGACATCCATCCATGCGTTGCTTCTAGAACCAGTAAGCCAGCGCAATGTATTTCTAACTTTGTATGGGCCAATATCAGACCCATCTACTTCTACAAATGTTACAGACGGAGTTGCGACAGAATTATATTTTGCGCCATAGTCTGTGCGCATTGTGCCATCATAGCTATCAGTAAAAACTGGCTCCATATCTAAGTATGAATCTACTGTGCCGTTATCTGGATTGAATGTGCTTACAACAAGTTCTAAATCATAATTTGTTTGATTGCGGAAACGAATTTTAGGATGATATATCGCCAAGATATCACACCTCCTACTAACTACTTGAAATTATATAAATAGGAGAGAGCTGTTGTGCTCTCTCCTATAATTTTGTGTTATCTAACACGATTATAAAGCTTTTTATTGATATTTTTCATATAATTGTCCATCTGATCTTGTACCGCTTTAGCGATGTTTGGAATCGAACTATTATCCGCTCTCTCTACGTGAACAAGGCTACCAATCTCCATATTCAACTCAATATTATTATTAATAATATGAGGAGCACTAACAGTAGGCTTTGATTGCTCTAGAACACTAGATGGATCTAGTTTGCCCCATTCCATAAGTCTTTCTGTTAGGTCTGCAGGAATAATTCCTGTTCCTTTCTTAATATAAGAAAGCCTACCTGCACCGTCTGGAACAAGCTGCAACTCTTCACCAAGCTCGTCAAGGAATGCGAACTGGTCTTTATCAATTGATTTAGCTCCACTACTGTAACCCTCTATGTCGCTCAGACGCACCCAGCCAGTATAGCCACCATTTCTACCAATGAGAACTTCCGAATCTGTTGCCTGATAAACTGTAAATGTAGAGCCCGGAACCCAAGACTGCATGCGTGTTCCATTACCACCATTTCTGGAGAAATTAGTTGCTGATTTCTTAACAGTTACAGACGAACCCTTAGTCGGGGCTGCTGGAGTGGATGGTTCAGTAGCTGGGGACTGCTGTGGAGTCGAAGGAGTTGGCGGAGTGTACTTCGCACTCTCAGTCGAATTCTTCTTGTTATTTGTTGCCTTAATTATGCTATCTGCGGTCTTATCAGCTTCAACTTGTAAATCTACAAGCTCTTGTTTTAATGCGCGTAATTGCTCAGTAAATGCGCTCGCAGAAGTGTCTAATTGCTCCTGATAAGTGCCAATGGCATCTACGCCTTCTAGCCAAGGTTTAGTTACAGAATCAGAAAGAGTGATTCCATACTTATCTGCGATTTCAGATAGATTTTGTGCTAACGAATCTGTATTAGCAGCGATAACAGCATAGCTATCTTGAATGACTTGGTTCTCATTCTTCAGCGATTCATCAAGTGCATCCATTTCGTCCTGCTTGTTGTCTTGATAATTCTCAAGAGACTTGTCTAGCGCCTCTTGCTGCTTTTCAACACTATGGTCATAATACAGGTCGTTTAACTCGTCTTGCGCTTGCTTCAGTTCGGCTTCTAATTTTTTCTTCTGTGCAATCGCGGAGGCTGAATTGTCGCCAGAAATGACTGCAAGCCTCTTCTGAATGTCTGCAATATTCTTCTGCTGCTCTGCGACCTGCTTGGAAAAATCATTTGCTTCTTTCTGAAGGCTAAGTTCATCTTTCTTTTTGTCTATAAGCTCTGAATAGGCGTCTATCTCTTTTTGCAGTCCGTCCTTGACGGCTTGAACACGAGTTTTATTCAAATCAATAATAGACTTCTTCGCGGCCTCTTGCGCCTCAATTGCATCCCATTGATTCTCTTTAAGCTCGGCAAGTTTCTCGTTATACTCGTCCGTACTATACAGTCCAGCGGCATAATCCTTCTCAAGACGTGCAATCGCTTCGCCGTATTGTTCAACCTTAAAGTTTGCGGCTTCTAACTGCTGTGCAAGTAGACCAAGAGCAGTAACGCCATCTTTCGTCCAATTGCCGAATTCGTCTACTACTTTCTCCTCATCAGAAACCAAGTTATACAAATGAGAAAGCTCAGAATCAACATTATCAATCTTATCAATTAACTTATCAAGATTATCCCAGTAAAGGTCGTTAATACTATTCTGGAAGCCTTCGATGTCTTTCTTGCATGAAAGGATTGAATCATCAACATCATAAATGGCGTTAACCATTTCATACCAATCGTCAGTTCCAACTCTAACGTCTCCAGAAGCAACAGCCTGATCTAGGACACTTTGTAGCGAAGCACGTTTGTTATTTAGGTCTTCAATCTGCTTCTGAGAGTCTTTCATTAATTCCTTATAGAAATTCTCAGAAAGTCTTTCGCCTGCTTCGTCGAGAAGATCCATCTCGGCCTGAATGAGGTTTGAGTGCTGTTCGACTAAACCAACAATATTCTCAAAGTCATCCGCAATATCCTTTAGCTGTTCAAGACGTTTAGCAGAGATTTCAGCGATAGATTCTAGATAGCTATTCTCTGCATCTTCTGCTTTTGTAGACCATGTACGATATTCTTCAATGGCATCAGCAATTTCGCCTTCGCTTTCCCCGATAAAGTCTTTAATTGCGATAGCGCCGTTCTTTGCCATTTCTTGATACTCGGCGGGAACTTTAGACAGTAGCTCCGTTGCCTTCTGGTTGTAAAGCTCTGCTGCAGCAAAATATGTAGATGCTTTCTGTTTTTCTGCTCCGACTAAGTCATCATATAAGCTGTTCTTATCTCCAATTTGAGAAGTATCGTCAAGGAAATTCTCAATTCTATTGGTCATATGAGTAATTGCCTTCTCGATTTCTTCAAGCTTATATTCAATAAAGTCAATGGTTTGCTCTGCATCATCGGCTGCGTCAGATACATCACTTGCCGCATCAGATAGGTCACTAGCAGCATCACTTAAGTCCCAACCCATTTGAGACCAGTCTTTGTCACTGCCATCTCCCCACGCAGCATTCGCTCCAGTGCCAGTTTTCTTTGTATAAGTACCATAATTCCAGTGAGCATTGCCTTTAGCAAACGACAAGCCGCCAGTGTATGTCCCACGAGACGTGTACCCATTCTTTAATAACTCTTCTGTCTGCTTGTGGTTATAGATTATTGCACCCTTCGGCAAATCAAGCATTTCCGTGCCATGTTCTCCAACAGTATAATAAACGCCCTTGTTTGCGTCTACTACTAGTTCACGACCAAGCTCGCCTACAATGGCATTGTGCTCATTTGCTTTTAATCCGGGCTTCTTGCCTGAATGCGCATTGCCTTTTGCCAAAGCATTTCCAAGCGCACTAGACGCGCCGTCAGGATTATAGCCACTTCCGCTTTTTGCATCTTCACGACCTTGTGTAAATTTGCTCTTTAGGTTGTTCCAAAAATTGCTCGCTTGTGTACTAATCCAAGAAGCAGCCGATTCCCAAAGACCATTAATGGCACTAGGAACAGTTTCTGTGAAGAATGTAGAAATGCCAGTTTTAATATTTTCTAAAGTAGTAGGTACTGTTTCTGTAAGAAATGTCCCGACTCCTTCCCAAAATTCATTCCATTTTGTCGGAAGCGTTGCTGTAAAGAATTCTAAAATCTTTTCTCCCGCTGTTACCAATGCTGGGCCAATCACTTCATCAACATAAGTGCCGACACTCTCCCAGAAAGAATGCCATTTTTCAGGAACTGTCTCGGTAAAGAATCCATACACGCTATCCCACGCCGCGCTTAAGGCTGGCGCGATTGTGCCATCAATATATTCACCAACGCTAGTCCAAAATTCACTCCATTTTGTAGGAATTGTTGTCGTGAAGAACTCAACAACTTTATCTTTCAAAGCAATAGCGTCTTCTTTTAAATTGTTTAATTCTTCGCCAACGCCATCCCAAAATTCATCCCATTTTTCTGGAATAGTTTCTGTAAAGAATGTAACTACCGCATCTTTAAGATCGCTTGCCCATTGTTTTACTTTGTCGAAATCTTCACTAACATTATCCCAAAACTCTCCCCATTTCTCAGGGACAGTCTCTGTAAAGAATTCTTCAACTTTCGCAGATATATATCCAACTGCGTAAGGGATGTCGCCAAGGAATTCCCCAACACTTCCCCAAAACTCGTTCCATTTTTCCGGAATCGTTTCGGTAAAGAATGTATTAACGCCTTCTTCTACATTAGCAGCCCAATCTTTTACTCCGTCAAGACATTCGCCAACACCGTTCCAGAACTCATCCCATTTTTGAGGCAATGTGTCTGTGAAAAATGTATTTATGTCTTCCCATAGTCCTTGCGCCCATTCTTCTGCACCAGATAATTTGTCTCCAATACCGCTCCACAAATTGTCCCATACAGTTGGCAATGTTTCTGTAAAGAAAGTAGATATGCCACTCCAAATATTGTTGGCGAATTGCTGTACCTCAGCAACCACCTCGTCCACTAATGCGTTCCAACCTGCAATTACTTGATCCGGGCTTTGTGCTTCAAATCCCGTAACGTTGGAAGTAGAAGTTGTGCTTGCACTTTTTTCAGTACTCGTCGAAGTTGTACCAGAGCTTGTTTTTGTTGCATCAGTTGTTTTCGTATCTTGCTTCTTGTTTTTGTCTGGAGATTGAATGGCATCCAAAATGTTGTCAAGAACTTCTTTGACCTGAGTTATTCCATCAGTTATTGGGTCAACTTCTTGATTAGTTAACACCTCAAGTTGTTGTTCGTCATTTTTTAAATCAACATATTCTTGAATCTTCTGTTGCTGATCTTCGTCTAATTCAAGCGTTGCCGGAATTTTCCAAACTCCATCCTTATCTTGCTCTAGCTTTGGAACTACTTCAGTGACTAGAGTGGCATTTTCTTCTTTCCACTGATCAATTTTAGATTGGACATCAGTTAATACAACCTGAAAATCCATTACGGTTGGCTGTTCTAGGCCATATTTAATTTTTAAAGCTTCTGCTAACTGCTCTTTTGCTTTTTCGAGCTCATCCGTCTTTATTTGAATCTCTTCATCCGAAGCTCCAGCATCTTTTAACTCTTGTAATTCTCTTGTAAGTGTTGATACATTTTCTTTTGCAGTATCAACGGTATTGTTTGCATCGATCCAAGCTTTTGTATTGTCAACAATTGCCTGCTGTGCATTATTCAACGAATCTGTAGCGCCATCAATTTCTTGCTGAATCGCATTATATTCTTCTGCATTTTCGCCAAGTGGATCTTTACCAGCCCTGAAAAACTCTTCTTGCTTCGCAAGTGCCTTGTCCAAAGAGTCGGTAGTATCTCTAAGTTTTTTGTCAAGTTCTGTCATAGTTAGGTCAGAAACGATATCTCCCCAACTTGCATCATATTTTGACAGCTCTGTCAACATTGCAATAGTTGCGGCCTTTGTTAATCCCATTGCATTTGCAAGGTCGTCAACGCTCTTTATACTACTATCAAGAGTAAATGTGCCGTCCGCATTTTCAATAAAAGCACTAGCTTCTTTCGCGTCGGCAATAAATGCTTCTATGTTCTTTAAGCCTATTGAAAAATTTCCATCATCATCAATAGTGAAATAGTCTGCAAACTTTGAGTTTTCAAAATAATCATCAATGGCGTCAAGACGTTCTTCAAAAGTTTTACAGTTTGCAATAACGCTCGGAGGAACTAATGCCTCACATGCCGCCTTAAATGCTTCCGTCCCAACTTTGCCACTCAACAATCCATCGCTAATGGTCTCAAGCATTTCGACCATTGAGTCGCCATACGCCACTTCCGAATCTCTGTTTTTAGCATCCTCGAATTCATCATACGCATTGGTAACATCTGATAATTTCAACTCTAAAATTGAATATTCTTTAACTGCATTCTTGAGTGCTTGTATCTGACTACGCAACGCGCTAATATTATCATAAGTTGCTTTTGTAACATATCCATACGCTTTGTAATCCGCATACATTGCCTTAACAGCCTGTTGTAGTTGTTTTACAACTTTTGTATACTGCGACTGACTTTGTGCTTTCGCCGCACTTACTGTTGCCTTTTGTTCTTTTTTCTTCTGTGCAATTAATGCTCTTAATAGACGTGTATTCTTAACGACCTTGCCATTCGTAGTATCAATTGCGTCACCGAAGCTCTCTTCGCCAACAGTTACATCTCCAAGATACTCTTGGAGTGCAGTATAATAATCGTCAGAAATCGCTTGCCCGTCAAATGTTATGTCATTAACTGTCTGTAACACTGACGCATACGAATCATAAGCAGAAGTAAGGCTTGCTATGTCGCTAACAGCCACAGAAGTGGCTTCACTAGTCTGTTGCATAGCACCGCTAATGTTCAAGAAATATCTTGCAACATCTTCTGCACTAATTCCAAGAGAGTCTAATTGTACTTTAAGCTGTGGATTTTCAGCAATTAAGCTCTCAACCTCTCCAGTGACTCCTTCAATAGCAGATTCGTAATCTCCGAATTTATCAACGTCAACATTGATCTCTCCAGATTCAATTTTCGCGTTAAATGCTTCTTGGAATGCTTGTCCTGCCTCAGAACCACGCTCGCCGAATAAGCGGTCAAGAGCAGACTCTTTTGCTCCAGCAGAACCAAACATGATTTCTGCTCGATCATTGTAATTTTGCATCGAGCTAAGAAGACCATTTACTGCCTTTTGTGCCTCTGTTAAATTGTCACCATCAAACCATTCCAAGTCGCTGACGCCATATTCTTCTTCTTTGCCTTTCATAAACTCGTCCCAATTGGACTGTGCGTCGGCATAATCTTCTTGCGCAGACTCTAAATTCTTTTCTAGTTTTTGGAACTTTTTGCTATTGGTGTCCATACCAGAGTCTAAGGAATCCTGTACTTCTGCTTCCGCTTTGTCTAGTTTATCTTTGGCGTTTTTTACTTTACCTAATTCGTCTTCAAAATTGTTTGTATCTTTAAGATTAAGCGTGCCAGTAGGTCGCGTCTTGAAATCTTGATCGGTATCCAATGCGCCCTTTACAGCTTCTGCTTGCTTGTTTTTAGCACGTTCTTCTCTTGCTTCTTCCAAGCGAATTTGACGTTCAAGTTCGGCATTTTGCTCTTTTAATTTGTCAAGCTCTTCTTGCTCCGTAAGAGTTAATGTGCCTTTAGATTCGAGTTCTTCTATACGGCTCTTCGTAGTCTCTAGTTCGGAATTTAAGGAATCGAGATTAGATCGGATGTTTTTTAAATTCTCAGTTTCTTCTTCTAATTTTTTAATGAAATTTTTATGAGTGGGGCCCCATGCCACATAAGCAGCAATAAGAGCGCCTACAGCTACTGTAACTGCTGCAATTATAAGCCCAACAGGGCCTAATGCTACATAAATTTTTGCTATTGCACTTAGAACTGCTGTTTCTAGGCTCTTAACTGCCATTTTTAACACGCCAGTTGCTCCGGCAGCAGCATATTCTGTCGCAACTGCTTCGATTATCCTTGCAATAAATTTGGCAAATGCAGTGTCTGCAAGACCTAAAGTCTTAATTAAATTATTAATTGAATCGCCAATATTAGAAATGGAGAATCCCCTAATGGCCGTGACAATTTTCCCAATACGTTCTGCCAACGACATGCCTTCCGTGGCTTTTAAAAATGCTTTTAGTGGGGCAACTACGCCCAACAATATAAGGATAGTGCTTTTTAGTACGCCAACTTTATCTACAACGCTTACCAAACCAGTTCCAACATCTACAAGGAATTTAGTAACATCAGCATTTATAAAATTCATCCACATGGTTTGAACAGCATTCGTAAACTGATCAATCTTTCCTTGAATACTATCCAAGTATTTTTCATTTTCGGCCATTGCACTGCCAGCAGAATCTGCAGATGTTTGCATCGCATCTTCTACTAAGTCAAAATTCTTAATAACGGCGGATAAAACATTTGCTTGTCTTTTCCCGCCTAGCAATTCTAGTGCGGCTGCTCGATTTACGTCCGTCATGTCGTCCCATACTTGAGACATTTCACGTAAAATTTCTGTAGTGTTCTTGAATGTATTCTCATCGAGCATATTGTCAACTTTACCGCCTGTTAAAGCTAACAATTTTTTCTGCAGTTCTGAGACGCTATTGGCCATGCCATCAACGTCCTCACCTGCATCTTCTAATTCTACCTTGGCTCCGCGAATACGAAGCGATAAGGTTTTCATTGCTGTCGATCTATTACTTTCCCACGAAAACCAAATGGTACTGACCGATTATGTAATCGGCGGCAAGGTCTTTCGGCCTTGCTCTACGATTTTATTTTTAGATTATTGTCGTAGTCTAGACTGGATCTTCACCCTCATTCCCGTCATTATACGGAGTAGGGGAACAGCGGAACCTGTTATGTTACCATAAAAGGTCTTACAGTCGTTACGGATACTTTGCACACTGCAAAGTCTTTCCTCGGTCTTGACCATCTCTGGCTTTTAACCGATATAGCTGTTTTCTTTCAATATATTACTATATTGTTAGGCTATTATGTTAACCTACAGATTCTGGATTTTGCACAACGCTATTGGCGGCTGTAATTAACCCAATAGACTCATCAAGTGTATTGCCAGCCTCTGCCATAGCACTAGCAGAACGCAATAGCGCTTGTCCAATACCTGATGAACTGATTGCAAAGTGGTTTCCCACCTCGTTGAATTTATCTACGATTCCCATAGCATTAGACGCTTCAATACCAAATCCGTGCATTGTAGAAATGATACTGTCAGAAGCCTCACCAATATCGGCTAGGTCATCACCAACGTTATAATAAACGGAAGCGGCCTTTGCCAAGTCAGATGCTTGCTCAATGTTATATCCTCACTTTGTTACTATTTCCACTAAAGGAAATGGGTAGGTCATTTCTGCCTACCTCTGCAATTTCATTATTAGATTATAGTTGCAGGTCAGATCATCTCTTCATCTTAATAAGATGTCCACCATACGCATAACCGTTACCGATTACGCTGTGATCGTTACAGGACTTAAAACATTTAATATAATATTCTCAACTTCATTTGGCCTAGATGTATATGGGATATATAAAATGCCAATATTCTTGCTATGGCAATATTCTTTTTTAATTTTGTCTCTGTATACTCTATTCTCATAAGCCTCTTCGCCACCAAAAAAATCAATTGGCTCAAAATGCTGTTTTCCTTGATATTCTATTACCATATGATAATCTGGCAAATAAAAATCAAATGGAAGTGGCAAAATATTTCTGCAGTCATCCCATGTAAATTCTCGCTCAAATTTGATATTATATTTTTTTAGAATGGTTTCTACTAAAATTTCCCCCGAGCTAGATGACTGACACCCACAGCTAATAGTGCATCCCCCAACTAAATCTGAAACAGACGCCAATACTTCATTTCCACAATCACATTCACATCTCCATAGTCGTTTATAATTACCCGGACTACCTTTCCGTTTTACATATTCTTTTGCCACCAACATGCCAAATCTTTGATTTGTTAAATTATAAGCTATAGAATCATAATATTGCTTAACTAAACATCCACAACTAGAAACTCTTCCTCTAATAAGATCTCCGGAAGAACATTTTATATTTCCTCCACACTCACATTCGCAATACCACATAATACAACCATTAGATGCTCTTTTGTCCAATTTGTATTTAACAATAAGTTTGCCAAATTGTTTCCCAGCCAAATCTTTTTCTTTTCCTTTATTTAATGAACCACTCGCCGTTTTTGTGCTACCGTTTCTTAATGCATCTAATCGAACTACTACTACAACACCATTTTCATTTATACATTCGCAATATGTGTGTTTTCCTCCATTATATCCATACAACATTTTTGTTACCACTAGTTCTCCATATTGTTCTCCAACAATATTTATTCGTCTTGGCATTTTATCACCTCCTATTCATATAATTTATATTAAATGTTTTACATTACCCACGGGATTGTCCATCTCTGGAGTTTCCCCGTTTTAAGATGGATGTTTACCTATATGTCGCCATACAGGGGGCCTATTAATTAAGCCTTGCGAAATCTGCTGTAGCATTAGTAAAATCTTTAACGGTAGAGCCGATCTGCCCAGCAGTTTTAGACGCATCTTGTAAGAATCTCTTATAAGTTTCATCAGTTTCATCGGTAACTTTCTTTAATTCTGTTAACGCTGCGTCAATTTCTCTTACATATGTAATACCTTGCTTAATTTGAGCAACAGTTTTATACACCATATTTGCGCCAGTAAAGTATGTAAGAATTTCACCAGACTTTTTCTTAACATTGCTAAAGAAAGAGCCAAGCGTACTACTTGCTTTGCCCATATTCTTAGCGGAAGCATTAATAGCATTTCCCGCTTGATTAAACGATGCAGTTAGTTTTTCTACTTCGCCATTGCCATTCTTTATTGTAAAAGTAACCTTGGAATAGTTGTCAGCGAATTGAATAGATTTTTTATCTAGCCCATCAAAAGAATTAGCAAATGCTTCTAATTCACTTCTTCTGCTTGCTTCGTCGCCAATATCAAAGCCATCAGAGACCGAACGAGTGATATTACCAACTTTGTTTTTCATCTCTTCGGACTTCTTAATGATATTTTCAATTGCTTTGCCATATTTATTAAATGACTCAACTGCACTATCAAACTCTGCGGCCTTTTGCTTACCCAAATCTGAAGTGATGTCTATGTTTGCAAGCTCTTTTTGCAGTGTAATTATTCTTTGATATGCTTGCTCGTATTGCTGTAATTGAGTAGTAAGCCCGGAGGCATTGGCATAGCCTTTGCTATTAACGCTATTAATTAACCCAGTATGCTTTGTTTCGACTTGTCCGACAACATCTGCCCCATATGAGGTATTGCTTTGCTTTGCTGAGTCCTTCTTTACCTTTGCGTACTGTTCAAAATCGCTCATGAGCTGCTTTGTCGCAGCACTCAACCTTTGCATATCATCTTCTGACACTTTACCAAAGGCTTCTTCAGACTTTGTTAACTCTTGAATCTCCTTTGACAGAGCTTCATATCTACTCTTTAACTGTCCAAGATCACTATTTTTATCTACGAAGACTTCCGTATCAATTTTCCTAAAAGCAGAAGATAGCTTTTGATTTGCATCTATTAATGTCTTATAATTATCTAATTCTTTGTAACCGCCGCCAGAGTTTTCAGAACTGCCAGTTGAAGACGTTTTCTTCTTCGACTCTTTCTTTGCAACTGTTCCATTTCCAAGTGATTCAGCAGTTTTATCCGCGCTATCTTTTACATTTTGGTTCGCATTAGCAAAATCATTTTTAGCTTGAGTGGCGGATGCAAAAGCTTCACTAGCCTCTCTAGCCTTTTCTATTTCTTTTTCTATAGCAACCGCAGAAGCTTCCGCACTTTCCTTAACTCTTGCATTAGCTTCAACAAATTGATTTTTTTGTTCCGTTGCAGCCGCAAATGATTCCTGTACACCACTATCACTAGTTACTTCTGGTGCGATTGCTGCAGGTTCTCCTGTGCTTTGACCACTAGCAACCTCCTCAGTTGCTGCCTTCGAAATCTTCGACACATCGCTCTGATTTTGTTTTTCTTTTTCTTTTGTAATTTGCTGTTGTATTGCCAATTGCTGTTTTGTTTCTTCATTTTGCTGCTTCTCTACTGTTAGCTCTTGCTCTGCAGCCTCTGTCCCTTTTTGCTTCGTTTCTGTCGCACTGCCTAATTCTGCTTTTGCTTCAGCAAGCTTGGTTTTTAATTCATCAATTACAGAAGACAAATTTTCAATTTTTGCTCTATATTCATCTACGACATCATTTGAAGTCATATTATCGACTTCGCTCATCGGGACAGAATTATCTAGAGCATTTTGGATGTCGTAATAACCATTCTTCCACGAATCTAAAGCACCTTCCATACGAAGGATTTCTTCTTCCAATTCTTGTACTTGTTTTTGTGCCGCGTCAAGCTCGGAAGCGTCAACAGGATTTGTCGGAATAGCATTTAGTTTTTCTTTAAGAGCGGCAATTTCTTGCATAAGCTCTTTTTCTTTTTCAAGCTGCGCGGTTTGATTGTCTGTTTGATTAGACTGAGTTGAAGGTTGCCCAGACTGAATCTGATTAAGCTTTTCTTGCGCGGTAGTCTCTTCGTTGATAGCCTCAGTAGTTTTTTGATGAGACTCTGCTGCTTGCGCCTCGATTTCCTTAATTCTAGCTACGCTTTGATTCCAAGCATTAGTAGAATCAATTTCTCCACTCTCGAACGAGCTAAAAATATCTTTAAACTTGTCCCAATCGGCGGTGTGCGATGGATTCAATGTTGCCAATAAACTTTTTAATTTTTCAATTGGTGCAACAGAATTTTCTCCATTCTTTTGTATTTCGGCCAAATAAGATGACAGCTCTGGTAGCTGTTCCATTGTATATGTCTTAACAGTCGAAGCCAACCCATTGTCTGTAAACGCCTTATCTAATGCTTGATTAACTTTTTCGTTAAACGCAGCAATTAACTGTTCATACGAAATACCAGCTTGTGCCGCTTTTTCTTCTGCTCCTTTTATTAATCCAACTTCCCCGTCATTATATTCCATGAGAGGAAATTCTTTTGTAGCTGCTTTTAAATTTTGAGAGTAAGATTCTCCAATTTTGATGGCCATTTCTTTAGAAATGCCAGTAAAATCAATTGTTTTAACAACACCATCTGCAATGATACCATTGATTTTTGTACCTTGGTCATAAAACAACTTGGTAAATGAATTAATATCCGACGGCGTAAATGCACTCATTCCATCTGGGTGATTGTGCAAAGACATTACGATATTTTCTTTTAGATTATTGACAAGTTGTGATACTATCGCATCTGTATCTACCTGAAAATCCTTCCCGGAAAAAGAGCTTACTACTTTGTCCGCTCCAAAAAGCGTCATAGACTCTTTTGCGTCGCCGCTACCTTTTGAATAACCAACCTCTTGCCTAGACGCAAGATTTAATAATTCTTGCAGCTCTCCAGCTACACCGCCAACTTCCTTTGCACTTTTTTGCGCGGCCATAGGAATTTCAACATTAAGTAATTCACAGATTTTAGAAAGTGCCTCGTCTCCGGTAATATCTCCAAAGTCTAAATCCTCAAATATTTGGTCAATGGAAGCTCCAGCTTTTTTTGATGCCTGAGAAATTTCTTTAATCTCATCGACCAGTGCGATTAATTTATCAGCGTTTTGATTGTCTTCATCTACATCTGCGCTTGACGACAACGAAACATATTCCTTAACTCTTTTATTTAACTCGTCATATAAAGAAATCTTTTTTTCTTCCGAAGCAATCTCTTCATTTTCTACAAAAGTATTTGAATTACCAATATCTTTAAGATTGTTTATTTCAGAATTGATATCTGCGATTTTTTGTTGATACTCGCTCTTGATTTTGTCAAGCATAGCGCTATGACGTTTATAAACATATTCTAGGTCGTCGGCATACATATTGTTTATATTAGTGCCGATCCATGTCATTCCCGGTGATAATATCCCATTATTACGCGCATTTATTCCATTATTTATTGTATTCTTTAATTTTGTTGCAATCTCTAGATATTGCAATAAAGTATTTTTATATGATTCATCATCAGTCTTAATTGGGGAAATTTCATCTAATGTAGCCTTTAATTCTCTTGCTTGGCTCGCTAAAGATTTTAATTCATCATCTGCGGTTGCCTTTTTGAGCCCAGTTACTTTTAATTTACTTTTGTTCGGAAACAATAAATTTAAAGTGTTTTGATACTCTGTCTTTTTATCGTTAAGATCATCAATTTGCTGTTGTATCTCGGTGGAAATTTTGTTGCCAGTTTCTTTTATGTTATTAACAGCTTCATCTCCAGCAGACTTAATACTATCTCCAACTTTAGACAGATCAATCTCGCCAAATGCGATATTTAATTTACCATTTAGCTCGCTGGCATATTGGATTAATGCATCAAACTGTTCTTCAACACTTTTAGTGTTAAAAAGGTCTAAGTCAATTTGTTTATCAATGCCAACGTTCTTGAGAATGGTATTTAACTGCTCTGCGTAGCTCGATAATTCTTTTGTCGCACCTTTGTCCTTTAAATTAATACCGCTAAAACCTGTAAAAACATTTTTGGACAACTCTGAAATCTGAGACATCTGTTCAACCATTTTGTCAAAAGACTTCATATATCCGCTATTGAGCTTATCTCCAAGACCTGCTTTGACGGAATCCAAATCTTTCCTAAGTGCCTTAACAGCATCGTCCATAGCGACAAACTGCTTAATAAAGTTATTAAGATTGCCACGCTTGCCAATGTTTGCTAAAACTCCATCTACCTGCTCTGCTTGAGTCTTACACGCGACAAGACTGCTCATAAGATCATCAATACTATATTTAATTTTCGAAGTATAACTCGCTTCTGCCAAAAGAATCACCTCCTACTTTATAAATATACTTTTAGCAATTGAGCTATTATTTTTTGAAAATTATCTTCAAAATATCGACTGCCGTAATTGTTAATAAAATCTTTCAAAAATTCATCGGGAATTTCTCTGCCAACAGTTTCGCCATACATATATTCGCCATCTTTAAAATATGTCCATGGGTGTTCGCCTTGTAAGAAGTTCTCGAAGACATAATCGCCTTCAACTTGGCCACCACTTTCCCAAGAGCCACCGCCTTGGTGTTTACTTGAGTTACTATGGTATGCACCTTCCAACGGAGCAGAATTCATATCAATATTTGTTGTTAGAGTAAATGTTCTTCCTCTTTTCTTTAAATCAGAATTTACTTTATAAATATCATACAAATTATGTTGTCTCCCATACTTTGTATAAGCTCCATTTTTGTATTCATAATATTTGTCTACTGCTGTTTTTGCTGCGTCATTAAAATCTTTTTCTGCTTGCATTCTACATATGTTTCCTGCAATTTCACTAACAGTTTCGACATTATCTATTAGTTTTTGTATAGCATCGCCTAATGTTTTTTCTGCGGCCATATGCCATCAACTCCTATAAAATAATTATTTTAATTTATCAAGTGTACTTAAAAGCTCATCAATATCTGCACCTTCTGGAAGGATGCTATTGATATCGAAACCATCAACCTTCTTGGCAAGAGCATCTGCTAAAGTTGTCAGGCTTGAACTAATTCCATTAGCCATCTGTGCAAATGAAGCCTCAATTGAATTCTGACGCATTAATTTCTTTTCTTCATAATGCAGCACTTCCTCGACATGGTTATAATCCTTTCTGCACAGTTGCTCAACTGTATCTAAAATATCATTGCTGCACAGTATGTCATACTCCTTTAGCAGCGTTTCAAAATCTTCGCTAATCTCTACGCCTGTGTAGGCATTGAACGCAAACATAGAAAAATAAATATTTTTTTCAAAATCGTCCACATAGAAATAGCCATTATTGTTCGCAGAACATTTTTCTAAAGTACGTAATGCAATATCATGTTTAGTCTGAATTGGAATATACCAAACCTTAATCATATCTGCTGCATTGTTGAACTGTCCTTCTTTAACTTTTTTAACAAATGTATTAACCTTCATAATTGTTCCTCCATAATTTAAAAATTTTTATATATTAAATAATAATTTGTTATTAATTTTCATATTTAATCTTCGCCCCAAACTTCTTCGTTGGCGAAATTATAAATTTTATGCGCCGCAACTCCTATGCAAATTGCTTCACATTCATCTTCTGATAAATCAAGACCAAAATTTTCTTTTACATAATCAATACTCTGTTGCTTAAGCTCTTGGCGTTTTACTTTCGCCCCCTGAGAATATCCTAATGCTTTGCGCCATTGGCTTGGCAACAAAATATGCACATTGACATTATGAGCTTCCGCATAACCAATTATCATACCAGCCAATCTTGCCAAAATTATCATAGTCGCTGGGTTCGATTGTTGTTGCACATTTTCTAGAACAAGTTTCTCTGGTTTAGACTTTTTAATAACCTTCCAAAGTTCTTTCGCCATTTCAAAAGATCTTTTATCTGTTTCTAATTTGCTCTTGTTCATATCAACAACGCCAGATTCTATATATTGACCGTTTTCAAATATGGCATAACCAGAACGACGTGTGCTTTGATCAAAACTTATGACACGCATAACAATTCCTCCTTTCCGAGAGATTCATATTTGCACTAATTTTAAATATAAAAAGAAGAAACCATGTGGCTTCTCCTTTAAACTACGATATACAATTTTTTGTTATTACCTGTATAGAGCATCTACTCTGTTTTGTACTATTTGATAGTCATATCCCGCTGCTTCAAGGCGTGCTTGACGTTCTAAACCATTTCCCCATTCGCCTCGATATACCTCCAATACAATTTCATCTAATGTTTTACCTGAAGCAACAACTGATTCAGTATTTGGAACAAGAATCTTTTGTCCTATATAAATAACATTAGGATCAGAAATTCCATTGTAGGAAGCAAGTTGTTGATATGTAATGCCATATTTTGTGGCAATGTCAGAAAGAGTGTCACCAGATTTTACAGTATAAACTGTTTCTGTTTGACTTTGCGAAAAAGTTAATCCATTTTTACCAGCTTCTCTAATCAATGCAGGATAATCAAAATAAGAAATGTTCATATCAACGCATCCAGAAATACCATTGACAATTCCAGAACTAGAATACTGCCAAATTCCATAGTCCTTGTGATACTGACATTCAGAATTATATTGAGCAATCCATCTTGCCTTAGTGTCATACCAAGAATCAGTCAGATATGCCTCATTCCAATATAAATTGGCATAAATACCAACCCAATAACCAGCGTCTTCTAAAATGCCAACAAATTTTTTAGACATTTGAAGAATTAAATCTTGACTACATTTCCCAGTAGTATTAACGTCTTCTAAATCATAATAAACGGGATATTCAAGTTTACGACCTTTTATCAATCTAAGTACATGTGTTGCTTCCGAAGCAGCTTTTTCTACTGTATCTGCATAACTGTACAGATACACACCATAAGGTATACCAACTCTTTCGCATTCTAAAGCATTCCTTTTAAACCAAATATCATCTTGTTCTTCTAAGTTCATTCCATAGCCACAGCGAAGAATTGCAAAATCAATTTCATCCTTTTTTACTGCATCCCAATCAATTTGTCCTTGCCATTCGCTCACATCAACACCTTTTAATTTTTTCATATTATCCCTCCTTTTTATTCATAAAAAATGAGGGAGTGTATTGCTGCACTCCCTCGCCCATATAACTACTTCATATAGGCTATTTGTTTATAAAATTAATTCTCTTTATTGTCCGTACTATGATTAGAATCAAACATTCTCTGACAGACAACCAACATGCGCAGCATATCATATGATATATCTAGTTTGCCATTACCAGTGCCAGCAATTGCACCAATGTCGATTAAATGCTGCACAGTATCACGCGCCCAAGATGGAATATCTTCAATTGTCTCATAATGCTTATTGCATGCATCAAACATATGCTTCATGACATACAGCATACGTATCATATCAGCAGACAAATCAAGATTGCCTCCACCAGTGCCAGAAATTAAACCTTCATCAATCATTTCGCTAATAGTTCCTCTTGCCCAGCTAGGAATATCATCAATAGTATTGTATCTCATTACGTCTTCCTCCTCTTCATCATTTCCATTATTTTTGTTCATGGCCTCATATACATCCTGACGGAACCCGTCCATAGTGTAACCCATGCCATATGTATTCCACAGAAGTTCTGGATCCGCATGGTTGCTGGCCACACCTCTACGATGACCTTCTGCATGACCAATAATCACACCGTCTTCCAGTGGATTAAGCACATAAGTGTTGCAAAGCTGTGCGAATAATTCCACGGCTGTGTGATATGTCCCCGCAATCTGTTCAGCAGCTTCCGCATAACTCATTCCAGAGCTAGGTTCCGTCATTTCGATGCCGATATGGGTATTATTTGCAGCGCCACCGCAGTGCCATGCTCTCATCAACCAAGGCAATGTCTGATATACAGAGCCATCTGCCTGTATAAATGCATGTACGCAAACTGATTGACCACCCGGCTGATACTGGTTAAAGTTACGAGCAAACACCGCAGCACTAGGCTGTGGACATCCAACGCTATGCAACATCAAACCACTTGGAGTAAATGTTGAACCAATCTTATAACATTTATTTTGTGTCGCAAACGCTTCAATAATTTCCATTTAAATCACCTCAATATATTACTTTCCGCCTTTAACTCTTTCAATAATTTCGGAGACAGCAGAGCTGCCAGACATCAATGCAAGAGCAGTAATCACAGTGCCAATCGTAGAGCTTTCTTGCACAAGACCAAGTGCCAAAATAATATCAACGCCAAAACCAAATGCAATGGCGAATGCGAACACTGCAGAAACAGCCATAGTGATATACTTGCCATACTTTGTGCCTTCCCACATTTCCTTAAAGCGATCAATAATATACCACATAATAATTGATAAAGAGATAATTAGAGTTAACATTTCCATAATTTATTCCTCCTATAAATTTAAAATTTTTAATTGCCAAATAGTATTCCAATGATAAAGATATTAGCCACCGTCAGCTCCAGCTTCATACTCTTGATGAGTTACTCTTCTCCACATATAAACAGCCAAGTACGGCGGCATGTTATTATGCGCTCCGTCACCGCCAGCAGCGGATGTTTTTGAACCCGTTGCCCACCACGTTTTGTTGCTGGTGTAGGCGATGTTCGGCCAGCCACTATAACCGCTTGGTGCGCTGTCCGACCCGCCATCGTTGCCCAAGTATTCGTCGTGGTAGTGGCTAGGGATTTCAGACCTCGTTAACGTGTGCGTAGCCTCGCCACCCATTGTGCCAGCTTTATAGGTATCACCTGCACCAAGCAGGAATCTATTGTAAATCGGTAGCCAATATGTCCCAGTGAATCGAGACTGCGGATTTGTAGTATCCGTGCTCATATAAATAGATCCAATCGGATAAAACAAATCAACAAGAGTTGCCGTATCCACCCCGATATCGCTTTTTAGCTCAGCAAGTGTGCGAGAATACACCCACCCGGAACCATCCAGCACTGCAACCTTGCTCGGTGTGCTGCCAAGATCGGTCGCGTCCGTCGTTTGCAGCCATGTTCCAGTCAGATACTGACCTGTCAAATTACCGGTCAGCGTGCCGCCACTTGTATTTAATTTGCTGTCCAAAGCAGCCTTAACCGCCTTATTCTGCACCGGATTAGTCGAGGTCGTACTTAACGCAGAATCAACAGTCGTTTTATTTGCGCCAGTAGCGATCCCGTTGAGTTTTGTCTTATCAGACGCACTCATCAATCCATTAGCACTCGTAGTCGCAACAGAAGTGGAAGCCTTCCCAGATAAAGCAGTATTGATAACCTTGTTTTGAACTGGATTGGTAGAAGTGGTGCTTAGAGAAGAATCAATAATCGTTTTGTTGGCTCCATCGGCAATGCCATCTAATTTTGATTTGTCGCTAGAAGACATTAAACCATTAGCACTTGTCGTAGCAACAGCAGTACTTGCTTTGCCACTAAGAGCTGTATTAACCGCCTTGTTCTGAATCGCATTAGTTGAAGTGCTAGACAAAGACGAATCCACCGACGGGATCGCCACTGACTTAGCTGCGCTACCATCATAGCTACCAGTAACAGCACCAGTAAAAGTCAAAGCATGCGGATTCTTAAGCGCCGTAGTCGTGCTAGGCAAGGCTCCTACATCTGAAGCGGTCAGGCTGATATCTGAGCTTAGAGCTTTATTGTTAATCTTTCGTGTAGTTTTAACATAGTTTGCTAATGTAGCCGCATCTTGAAATGGAAGTTGAGAATATCTCTTTGTGCCATCTCCGACTTTGAATCTTGTTTCACCGCTAGTTGTGTCAACAATAGCAATCTCTCCATTTAGCAAAACAGGGTTTTTACTCGTCCAATTGGCCTCTGTATCTCTTTTATTTTTTACGCGCGTATTAAAAATCTTATTTGCCATCCGTTCAACCTCCTTTAATATATAACAAAGGCGCTGGAATAAACCAACGCCTTCTTTAGACTTTATTTTATTCATTTCACTTAGACACTCCCGCCATACACATAGTTGGTGGAGCTTCCACTCGACACATCATTAAACAGGCTTTCAACATCAGTTTGTTCAACCCATGCCCCAGATACTTTCTTGTAAACTTTTGTTGCGGATTTATATGACCCGTTGACCTTGAAATACAACATGTCGGATCTCCCAGTTGTTGATCGTGCTCGCGCATATAAAGTCAACTCTGACGTCGCTGCCTCGCCGTCCTGCGGGTCTGCAGAATCCTTATTAACAGAAGGAGTGGCGATAGATAATGGATTATTAGAGCTTATAAAAGTTGTACATCCTTCGTCAGAATACCAACCTTTGAATGTATATCCTTCTTTAACTATTGCCGTAAACATTGCATCCTTCCCCGCGAATGTGGGTGTAGTTGCATCAGCATATTCAATTCCACCTTTTGCAATAGCAGTACAAATGCACGCGCTATCTGAATAATAACAAAAATATTCTTTATCCTGTGTCGGAGTAAAAATATAATATGGCCAATATGTCAGCATACTCCTTTCGCCAAGACTAATGTCTCCGCTTTCCGCAAAACATGTTACTGGAGCATCTGAGAGTTGACACCATATAGCACACGTAGTATTGGCTGGAACTTGCAATGATGCTTTAACTGCTGCTATCGTGTCAGTTCCAGTTTTTGTTGCTTGCCCAAACACTTTAGATGATTCAATTTTATCAAATTCGCCAGTTTTAACATATTGCTTTTCATTATAAGTTAATTGATCGTAATATAACGCGGCAATTTTCAAAGTCCATGTACCTGATCGTCCCGCAACCCCTTTTAATCCACGTGTTAATTTAATTGTATACATTACAGCGCCTGATTTGGGGTATAATTTATAATCCGTTGTTGGTGTACAGGTATACGGATTATCTTCACTAACTAGCTGTGTTAACCCTTCATCTGCATACCAACCATACAATTTATAATCATCGCTCTCAGGGTTAAATGTAAATGTAGCATTGTCACCATAAGTAATAACAGAGGCATTAACACTTGCCGTTCCATGTTCTGCTTGTCCAACGCTAATATTCAATTTGCTTAAATGAGCCTTTGCATATAGCGTCGTATTCGCAGTAATAGTAACTACATATGGGTTCGTTGTACTCACCAGATGTGTACAGCTCTCATCTGAATACCATCCATCAAAAATGCATCCAGTATTAACTACCGCAGAGAAAGTACAACTGCTATTTGCGGGAATTGTTGAGTCGCTTGTACTAGCAGATGATATATTTGCACCGGCAACTGCCGCACATGTAAATAATTTTGTATCATGTGTATCTTTGGCATATAATGTTAAATCCGATATTGGACTAACTGAATAAATTCGGTCTGTGCTTACAAGATTCGTGCAAGCGACGTCACTATACCATCCTTCAAATGTTTCTCCATCTGCTACTGTAGCCGTAAAAGTTACAATGTCGCCATCATAGGCTTCAACTTTATCAACAGTAGCAGTTACATTGCTACTAACAGATTTTGCAACGCAAGCATACTGAATGAAATACAGTGATAAATCAATCTTCTGAAGTGTTACTGCATTTACTGTATTATTTGCATGTAAGTGGAAACGAATAACACTATTTTTAGATGATTGCAAGATAGCTTCATCCTTGAGACCTTTAACATCTGTGTAGACACCTTTCGAAGTCGGGACTTCTGAAGCTACTTGTGAATCGTCAAACAACAGACTAACATAGCAATTTTTATTATCTGTCAACACAGATGTGAAAAAATTTGCGTCTGCCTCTACTGGATGTGCTTTGTCATTTGGGTACAAAATGGATCTTGATTTTTCATTTAATATGGCGTATCCATTTTTTGAACCATTCATATAGAGTCTAGCCAATATATAATTACCGAAAGAAGTAATGCCGAGGCTGAGACCATCTGCTTCTAAGTATGTTTTAGCAGTATCTTTGTTAGTTACAAGCAGTGTTCTTTTTACTTTAGTTGGCATTTAATTACTCACCACCATATGTGACAGTAGAAACACTCCCGTCTGAATTTGAAAAATAAATAGTAAGGCTATTAACCCCGTCTTCAAATGCAACGACTAAATGATACACAGCCCCATCGTAATACCACATCGGTGCATCATTAAGAATAAATCCGATAATATCATCAATAGTTGTTCTCTTATCAAGAATTTGGATGCCGTTAACAACTTGTGCCGTAGAAAGATGGTGAAAAATAAGCTCATTATAAGTTAGATTAGCATTTTCACTCATTTGTTACCCCTCCGTTTGTAAATATAAGTCACCATCTGCTCCAAGAGTGTTAACCGGATCAGCCATGCCAGTGTAATATGTTGCAGTTGTGACGGATAGAGTGCCGTCATCGGAAATGGACAGGCCGTTTCCGACTTTGATTGCGCCAACAGAAGTTGTAGTGGCAGTGGAAAGATATTTGGAGTCAAGTTTAACCACATTTTCAGGAAATACTAATTCAGAAGTATAAGTTGTTGCGTTAGACCTTTTTACGAGAGTAAAATATATGCCTTTATTTTTACATATAAGTGCATTTTCATCGGTCGTCTTACGAATGATAAGAATATATATATCATTAGACGCATCTCCAAATTGAATTGAGATATCATCTTCACTCTCGCTAATATTACTGCTGGTACAAATCACTTCATCACCGGAGCTAAGAACTATTTTTGCTCCAATAAGCGCACTACTTGAGATAACCTCATTAGATACCAACACATAGTCTGTAGAGCCTGCCATCTCTTCTACATGCTGAGATTCTTTATTCCCGATTACGCCATCCCATATAATATCTTCAAAAGCTTTTTTATTATAGAATGGTCTATTCTTAATATAATCACTTGCAGTTTCATCATTCTGATTCCAATCGCTCTGAACCGGTGTACCAGTTCCGCCATCAGGAATATTAAGTGTCACGTCACCAGTTTGTCCATTAACTGATGTTACAATAGGAGTTACAATTTGTAATTTTTTTGTTGACATTTTTTACATCACCCTCCTTATTTTTTAATATTTGAAAGGTGCAGAGTGGTTAGCTCTGCACCTCATGTGTTTAATTTATTTAATCTTAACTGCAGACAAGCGGATTGCCTCGGCCTTAGTTGCTGCAGTGTACTGATGATAAGTTTCATATTTAATGGTAGTTTGTTCTGTCAATTCTACTATTGTAGCAACAACAGCACCACCACCGCCAATCATATCACTTCTCACAATACAATAAACAACACTATCATCAGATTTAGTTAATCTAGAAATATACATACATCCAGTGCCATTTACTGCCCATTGATGATTGCCAACAATAGCATAAGTACCTGCTGGCAACGTTAAAGATGCAATCGTTGTCATCTCCATTTTTGCGACAGATTTACTGTTTGGCGTAGCAGAATACACTTTCCCAATATTGCCAATATTAGTTAATATGCCATTAACAGTACTTGCCCCAGTACCACCTTTAGATATTGGTAAGATTCCACTTGTGATATCTAACGCAGAATGCTTATGAGATGTGGTAGCATAATCAGAATGAGTATGACTTATCGGTGCGTACTCAGTATGCACATGACTTAAATTTGCTTTGCCTGTTTGTAAAGATGAAATGTCCGATTCAATATCTTCCAAATTATTAGTCAAACAGGAATTCATATCAGTATCTATCCAAATATTGTTACTCGAATACATAGGATCAAATGTTCCATCCATGTTGCATACCTCCTAACGTTACTTCCATCTACCTATGGCATAGACATAAATTCCATATCCAATATTAGAATCTCCATCCGTACCAAGAGCTTCCCATCTAAATTTTGTCGTAGTTGATAATCCACCTCTAGCAGCAATAGCATATCCTGAGCCAATATAACAATTATAAATAGCTGTAGGATTTGTAATAAACAAACCAGTAGGCCAATCTGCACTGCCTGAAAATGCATTGAATCCATTCCACGTGCTATAATGAGTAATCGTTCCAGTGATCTGCCGCCAACACTCAGAAATTCCACTATTCCATTTTCTGTATGTCCACTTTCCAGAAGGGCCAGAAGCTACAACATAATCAGACGGTTCAATTAACCCAGAAATTTGAGACTTATTGTGAGTATGAGAACTCACGGCGAAATTACTTGCATGTTTGCCATCTAACGTATCTGCATTACCACCATTCGCTGGAAGAGAAGTTGGAATAACTGGTATAGATGGCTTGTCAGTTAAATCGTTATAGCTGTGAGTATGATTTACATCTGCTTTATTGGATTGCAGAGAAGAAACATCTCCCTCAATGCCCTCTAAATGAGTTGTAAGACATTCATTTAGATTTGTATCCATCCAAATCTGATTGGAGCTATATGTTGGATCAAATGTACCGTTCATTGGGATTCCTCCTTTAGATATAAAAAGGTTTCATCATTGGTTAAGTATGTTTATGTTAGGTATTTAATTCTGCAACTTCTTGCGTAAATGCTGCATCGTAATACCACTTGCCTTGGAAATCATCAAAACTAGTCACTGTTTCAGGGATTGGATGATAATATTTTAATGCATATGGTAAAGAATCATCCTCAATAGGAACATAGTAAGGACTTAAAATATAATTTGTTGTGTCTCTTGTCCCATCGCACATTCCATTTTCTCTAAGGGTCGCGTATTTAAATCCATAACGACGAGTTACCATCTTTTATTCCTCCTTATATGTGCTAAAATGTATGACACATGTAGCCCCTGTATCATTTACAATATTTAAATCAATTGATTTCGTAGATGCATTTTTTGTTACATCTGCCAGTTTCGTAGTTGAATTTACTGCATATACTGCATCATTGATTACAATCTTGTTTACAGATGTACTATCAGATATTGCCGTATTAAAACTAGAGATCATTGCACTAAATTTTGTATAATTATATTGATCATATTGTTCAAATGGAATAGAAAAACTCTCATTTGGCAAAATTGTACGAAAACCAATTTCAGTTCTATATGTTTTAGTATCAGTTCCTTCTTGAACGCCTTCATCAGATGCAAAAATTTTTCCAACTTTAACATCACTTTGAGTTGCTGTAAAGACAGTCTTTTCTCCAACCACTACTCCAGTAGCAATTTCATTCCCGTTTTCATCCTCAAGAAGTACAGTATTTAATGCCGATGGTGCCATTATTGGATTGCCATATAAACCACTCATACGACAACCACCTCCTGCACTTTAACCTGAATAGATATAGAGCCACTAGGTTTACCACCAGCCACATAAACTCGAACAGTTCCATTGCCGCTTTGAGTAGTAAATGCTAATCCGCTATCCTGCCAAGATGCAAGCTGTGCGGGAGTTGGCTGGAGGTCAACAACACTCGTTTCTGTAGCACAGCTAAGTGTCACGTCTTGATAATATGGACTTGCGGTTCCATTCCATCCCGACGCCAACGTAATTGTAGTAACTTTCGGAAGCATGTTCTGCAGCATAGCAATTGTTGCATAAGTGTCTGTAATAACATTACCAGATGCGTCTGCTGTAGCTTGAGGCACTGCACCATATACATCTGCACCAACTGGCTTAGGCATACCTTCTACAACCCACGCAGCTCCATCATACACAATTTGGAATGGCTTATTAATAGAAATCCAAGTATTACTATATCCAGATTGCAAACTTGTTGTAATCGCACTTAATCTACGTCTAATCTTTTTAGCTCCAAGTCTATTAACATCTATTGTTGGCTCTTTGCTTGCACTAGTTTTATCTGGAATCATAATAAAACTTGCTCCTGAGCTCAAAGACTCAATTCCCGGAACTGTCGCAGTATATGCCACACCATCAGAACTTGATGCAACAGCAGTATATACTCCTGCATCAATTGCTGCCTTATTATTGATTTCATTCTTTAAAACTTCATCTAAAAATGGCAATTGAGTATAGTTTTTTGCACCATCGCCAATTTTTACTCTAGTCTCCCCACTTGCTGTAGTAACAAATATTATTTCGCCATCTAAAATTAGTGGATCCTTTTTCTCCCAATTCGCTTCAGTATCTCGTTTGTTTCTCAAGCGTATATTAAATATTTTATTCGGCATAATATTCCCTCCATATGATTATTCACTATACAAAGAATATCAGCTTACACGTTGCCACATGTATACAGATAAGTATGGAGGCATATTATTGTGGGCTTGACCACCACCTGCTTCACTTGTTTTTGAACCTTTCGCCCAATATGTGTTTTTACTTGTATAAGCAATACTAGTAAATCCATAATATCCTTCTGGCACACTACCATCTCCGCCATCATTGCCAACATACTCATCATGATAATGAACAGGAATTTCTTTCTCCTTTAACACATGTTCTTCTTCGCCACCAATTTCTCCAGCTTTATGCAACGCACTGTTGGCGAAAAGGAATGCACCATGTATTTCATCCCAGTTTCCGCCAAACAAAGTTGCCGGACTTGTTGCATTCGTGCTGATGTAAATAGAACCAATTGGATATGCTTCCAAAACAGACAATGGGTCTCCCTTATCTCCCTTTGGGCCTCTTAATGCCTCAAGCTGTGCTGATGTAAAATCAGCATAAGTAAATGCGTCTCCCTTTGGGCCTTTTATATTAACACTTGCAGGATTGGTTTTGCCCTTGTCATTTGTCCAACTTAAAACGCCATCTGAAGAAACAGATGGAGTAAATGTAGCCCCATCTAGTGCGCCAAAACCACCAGAAGCAATAGCATCAACGACATACTTTTTATTGGCCGCATCGTCATCATTCACAGGAGCCCCAACTGCAATTCTTGCTAGATCACTTTCTGACTTGCCAACAATTTTTCCCGCATTCTCTCCTGTACATACAGCAGTAATCTCTTTTGAGACGTCTCCACGCTGATAAATTGTAACTCCATATTTTGCATAAAGCTTTTGATCTGCAGTCAAAGCACCAGTAACTTCTAAATCCCCAGAAACTTTGCCACCCGTTTTGTCTAACTTTTTATTGAGCTCAGTGGAAGTTTCCGTCTTGCTATTTGCAACAGCAGTATCAGCATATTCTTTTGCAGAAGAAAGAGATGCACTAGACTGGCTATCTGCGTATGTCTTTGCGCTGGATAATGTAGATGCATCGCCAGACCCCATGTCACCTCTTAGCGTTGTAATTTTCACGTCTAATTCAGTGTCCTTCTGTTCAGAACTATTGGTTAGCGTTGTAATCTTTCCATCAAGCTCTGTATCTTTTTCTTTCATATCTGCTGACAACTGTTTGATTTCATTTTCTAATGCTGTATCTTTTTCGTTTACAGAGCTTGTTAAATTAGAAATCTTCGTGTCGAGCTGATTGTCCTGCTCATTTAACATACGGCCCTGATTCGCCGAAAGTGGTTTGTTCGACTGATAACTATTCAGCTTATCCTCGACATCTCCTTGAAGCAAAAATACGCCATTCTGTTTTAGCTCTGGTAAATCAACAACATAATTCCCGTCTGTCAAATTTTCTAAATTGTATGTTGTTCCGTTAATGTCCACAGTATTTATGTAAGGCATCGTTTCACCTCCATTATTTTCCATTGTTATAACAGGGGCACTCTATATAGCAAGCACCCCTGTTATTAATTACAGTCTTAATTCAGACTTTAAAGCAATATAAACTTCCGACTGATATTTGCTTGGAATGCTACTGCCATAAGCAATTGCTGCAATTTTTGCCATGCTACGCAATGAACCAATGTACGTTTTTAACGAATTAAAGTACGCGACATGGTACGTTTTGAAAGCATTTGCCTTAGCAATAATCTTTTCCATATCTTCAGAAGTATAATATTTGCACAATTCCCCATCTGCATGATAGGGAATAGTTTCTGCTCCGTCTGCAACCATTTGAGACGAAGTAATTAAATTCAATTGGTCTTGTACCGTTAAAGAAAAATGATGCGACTGATTGTCACTTAGTTCAACATCAAAACCGTTTGTAATCATTTTGTTACATTCTGCTTTCATTTCTTTAACTTTTGCTTCTTTTACATAATCAATTGTGATATCATTGTCTTCATTATCTTTTGTCTCGTCTTGCTCAGGCTCGTCTTGTTCAATATCAATCTGTTGATTGGCCTTGATAGCATTGTATAAAGCCTCATATTCTTCCTGCGGAATCTCTGTAATCTGAATCACAGGGGCTTCTTTTGCATTGGAATCTGCTGGCAGCATCCAAGTAGCACGATAAATCGCACCATTGCATTGCATGTATTGAGCTTCAGACTCGTCGCATACAAGAAAAATGCCATGCTTCCTTTGAAATCTACGCATGTCTAGCGACGTTCCGATACCAACAAATTCATTGTTATTAATTAGTTTATAATATCTCATATGTCGTCGCCTCCATTAAATAGAAATACATGGGCAAATACCATGAGATCTGTTAGATGGCATATAACTACTCATATCACCCTGAATGCCAACCGCTCTAAAGTAAGAATTGTACGACACTTCTGGCGAACGTAGATAATAGATACTCGCCGTATCACCAATCGACTTAACTCTGTCCGCAGACGAGCTAAAGAATTCAATTGCCTTGCCCTCAGAACTATATGGCGCTTCGGATGTGTTAAACATTTCCACATACGATGGTAGATATACATAGTCTTTTGAATAAACAATATCAGATGCCATATTACCAGCAGTTGCAGGAATCTGAACTTGCTTAATAATTGACTTCCACTCTGTCGGGAACGCCGCATAAACTCTACTATTACAGAACGCTCTCATCTTAGAGTCATTCCAACCACCAAGGTTGGTATTCGTAGAATTCATATTGTGAGTGAGAGATAGCAAATTCACTGGAATGAATGAAGCTCCAGTAATTTTACTAGAGTCCTGAGCACATCTATATCTCTTATCACCATAATATTCATAACGCCAAGTTTCATGCGGCCATGCAGCAAGTTGTCTAGCCGCAGTGTCTCCAATATCATCAAGCCATACTTTTGCCCAGTGAATTATTCCCTTACCTAGCGTTACGCTATCAATTGTTCCATTTGACAGGAACTTAAATCCACCAAGCATAATTGTCGCCTCAGTATTAGTTGTACGATTGCGCACAAGCTCTGTATAAGCCATTTCGTCAGCATAAACACCAGTTGTAGAAGCTCCAGAGTTAAACGAGTAGATATAAAGTTTACTTTCTCCCTTGCGGTGACGAAGCACAACGATATCTCTTTGGCCTCCTTTGCCTACTACTTTGCTAGTATTACCCCACTGGATTTCTGGATTTGTGCCATTATACTTTAGTCTAAATCCTTCAGAGCCATCATATTCAAAGCAAGACAGTAGTGTCGCATCGGCTACATTCTCTCCAAACTCAAAATCTATAGCCATTGTAAATGAACCAGAATCTGCGCCAAATAGCTTAACGCCAGAGTCCACAACCTTTGAGGCAGTTCCATCAAAAGTAATTTCATCTCCAAGCATATGCTCAGTTACATTCGAAAACGAAAAATCCTGTCCAACACGAACATCAAAATAGTCCTTTTGCTCGAAATAATCATTGGCTCTACCAGCCGTTGCAACAGCATAAATCTGCACTGGAGTCATATCTTTCAAATCAGTACCAGTTGCAGGAAGTCCATTTTGTGTCTCCCACTTGGCATAGACGTCAGTATCTCCGGTAATGTATCCAGTGCTCTTATCCCAGCCAGTGAATAGATTATAGATATAAGAATCCTCATTGTCGCTCATGGTTGGACAATCGCCTTCATATTCTGCTACTGCGCCATACTCTACACCAGTCTTCGTCGCAAGAACAACACCTGCTTGCTGGAACCAACGAACAGTATATGTCCTTACAGTTTCGCTATATTTTGCTGTCACAGTTACAGGAGCAGTAACATTTACATCAATGCCATCCCAACCTGAGAAGGTATAATTATACTGCGCGGTACTTGGGATTGTCGGAGTGTCAATTTCACCACTTGCGACAGGATCAGTAATCTTGCCACCTTGGTCAACATATTGAACATAATCATTGCCACTCTTGTCTTTAATAGCAGTACCATCGGAATTCATAAACGTCACTTTATACTGAGTAATAATACCATTATAAGTGACAGCTAAATCAGGCCATGCCGCCGCATAAGCATCGAGTTCTCTCTGTCTTGCTTGTCCAGCAATATGAACCTTACCAGCAAGTAAATTGTTATTCATCTTAAGAATGGCATTTAACAATTCGGTGCTTGTCACAGTCCAGTCAATGCCAGTTAAACGAAGTGTCTGCAACGTGTCAATTGCATCCGAAACGATTGTATAAGCATCAACTACGGAGTTCTCAACAGTTAGCGACTCTAGATTATCATATGTCGCCTGCAAATCAGTTAAGTAACTTAGATTCTTAAAGCTTAAGCTATTGATTGTACTTGGTAAGTGAGCAAGTGCAATCTTACCATTTGCCGCGAATAGCACACCTGTAACAGAAGTTCCTTCTGCATAAAGCTTCTCTAAGTTGCCACAGCTTGATAGGTTGATAGATCCAGTCAAATTAGGACAATTACGAATATCTAGTTCTTCAAGTAACGCATTGTTGCCAAGGTTTAGATTGGTTAAGAATGCATTAGAATAACCAGAAGTTTTATTGCCAATTACAAGCGTCTTCAGCTTTGAAGCCTTACTAAAATCATTATCATGGATATAACAAGCAGAAAGGTCATTCAATGCCTGAATACGAGAAGCACAATAAATTAGTACTGCCGTATCATCCATCTTGGTAAATGGACATTGAATTTCATAAGACTGTCCTGCCTTTGCACGAATCTGCTGTGCACTTGGAGAGTTGCCAAATAGCACAGACAGATACATATCTGAATAAGGCACAATATTTAGAGTGTAATTAGGTGCAACAACTACACCAGATGGCGTATTACATCTAAACATAATCTGATCTGCCTTAACAGTTGTAGACAGATACTTTGTTCCCATGTAAGCAGCTTGGTCACGTTCAAATTGTCTACGCTGATATTTCTTACGACCATTCATCATAGACTCTAAGAAACGAGGAGTTGGCTCTGGAGTTGCTCCAGCATTGAGTCCCCCACCTTGATAAGTACGATAATACTTACGTTCAATGTCCAATCTCCAAAGTTCTTCTGGGAATTGTGCTTGCCAATTATCAAATTCATTGATTAGAGAAATGTCGCCGAAGCACCCTTCTCCTTCAAGAGTTTGATACATTATTGCAAGATCATTGCGGAATAAATCACGAATTCTGCACCAAAACACGTTGTCTGCTGCGTTGAATACGTATCCTGAAGACTTATCGCCTTCAGTTCTATAGTCAGTGTCTTCTTTGCCATAAGTCATGGTAAGCTCGCCACTGTTATTTATTCCCAAACTCGTGTCATTATCATAGTCCCACAATTCAAAACGATACTTACCATCAGCACATTTAGCATAATGATAAAATGAATTTTTTGCGCGATTATCGATCATGGTATAACGTTCTGTGAACACATACCAATAAAGAGCAGAGTCCTTAATTACCCAATCTCCAAGCTGAGAAACAAATTCTTCATCAGTAGACGTAATTACCCATTCATAGAAATCACGCCACACTTGCTTGTTTAATGCTCTTTGTGCTTCTTGCTCTTCTGTGGTAGCAGTTGTCATACCGTCCTTAGTCTCTCCGCCCATTTCATAGCGGAATTCGAAGGAACCGTCCCAATCATTATAAAGAGCATCGTATGCGGTATTGCCAGCCTTCCACTGGTCTTTAGTGATAGGATAAACCATATTACCTTCACTGTCGGTTACACCAGTTTGGAAAGTGCTATTAGGTAGAGTATTATCACTGACTTCAATTACAAACTCTTTTAGGTCAGAGACATCATTAACTCTCGTAGCGTCGGTCTTTTTTGAATCACCAATATTTCCCAGCCCGTAGAAGTGCCAATCATTGTCCTTAAATTCCATATGCTTGGAAACATCAGGATCGGTTTCCTTGATAAACACTACACAATTCTGAAACTCCATACTATTCTTGCATTTTGGATCGTTCTCCATAGCGACAGTTTTATATGGGAGGTAATCGTTATAACGCTTCTGCAACAATGCATTATTCGCATTTTCAGAACTTGCGATATTCAGTTTGATGTTCCACCAGTTGTTTGGCACAGAATTCCTAGTCAAACTTACTTTACCAGAGCCATCAGAATACTTTGTTCCATCTCCAAGAATGAGCTCCGTTACATAGCTCGTGTCTAAAGGAATCTTACTAATAATCTGCTTCTTGCCATCAGCGCAAGCAATAATGTCTATATTTCTACCAGCGTAACCATATTCGTTAGAAGTCGTTCCCTGTCCAGAAAGATAAGTGTTCATGAACTTCCAGTTATCTAGCACCGGGTCTCCACCCTTATAGATGCACTCGACATTTACGCCTTTTACAAAATCTTTTTTGTCCTTAGTAAAACGAGGACACTCAATCTTAATAACCCTCAACTGAGGGCAAGCATTTGCCACAGATTCAGGAGTTAGCGCATTATTTTCATCATAAATCTGATTGCGATTATATCTTGCAATCATCTCGTCAGAGTCTCTTGCATCAGCAATGAAGTTTGACAAAATGTTAGAATCAGTCAGTGAAGCACTATAAGCTTTCATTCTATAGATATAGACATCACAGTCTGTAGAGCCAATAGTAATAGGCACTGGCTCGTACTGATATAGTCTATGCGTTGAGTCATAAATCATAGGTCTTAGACCAACACCATCTTCATAGCTCATAATGACTGCAGTCGCATCTGAATTGTCCTTATCAATTGTATTAATATTGAACTCAAATTCAATAATGTCTTCCTCGCTATAAGGAATATATAGACTCTTAATACTAGACTTCAAATACGCCTCATGAACATTCATTTGCAGGCCCATAACAGTAGAATCTGCTTGGCAAGTCAGGAATGTTGCATTTGCATTACTAACATTCGTAGTTTTAAAAACGCATTTAAATTCAGAGCCATAAACACTTGCATCTCTCTCGAAAAGCTTGTAATTGATAGTGGCAGTTGTGCCAGCCTTAACACAGAAATACTGATTGCCATCTTCGTCAATCTGATAGCCGCCATTACTCCAGTCGAAGTTATCTGAAACTGTCATTGCAACGTCAGTGTTTGCGTCTTTCCACAGTCTGTCTTCATCACTATTTGATAGGCCAGTTGGGTTAAAGTCAAATGCCAAATTCGCAGTAATTGGCTCGATAGTAATACCAAGCTCCTCAATATTCATAATGATTTTAACAGTTGTCCCTCTACAAGTAATGAGTAAAGTATGTTCGCCAACATCAGAAGATTTATATGCCCAAACATCTGAGCTACCACTCATGACCTGAGTAGCAATTACCTTACCGTCAACACTTCTTGTAACAGTCGGAGTTGCCGTCTTCGGATCATAAACATAGAACTGAATATTCGTTGAATTATATTGCTTTGCAGTTACTTTGCCATAATGGTCATATCTATAAACACATCCGATAACAGGAACATCACTATTCTCGTCATACCACATAATGTCCTTGAAAATATGCTCAGTTTCAATGCTCTTACTATTAATAGTTGCTGTAATATAGCACTCGAATAGATGTGCACCATGGGCCTGAGCTGGAATTGTATAAGACTGCAATGTACCAGAGGAACCAGTCGAAACAGTTCCAATTTCAACGCCATCAAGCACAAAATGCACAGTCTTATTTACTGCACCATATGGAGTGTATGTGAAATTGACCGCACTATTTGCTTGATATGTAATCTTGTCATTAAACGAAGATTCGAGTCTTACGTCTACCTTCTGCACAGTCCAAGACTTAACAGCAGTAGTGCCAGCGGCATCCACAACCGTCAAAGTAAACTTCTGAGTGCCAATGTTTGTATAATCAGACATGTCAAACGTATTCACGCCCTGAACCAACGCGCCAGTAGATAGAACGGTGCTGCCAGACTTCCAAGTGTAAGTGCCATCAACAGCTTCTCCATCACTATCCACTGAAGAATAATTGAAGCTAATCTCTACCTTGTCTGTTGTAGTAACAATAACCGGCGACTCAGTAATACGTTCAACTTTAAGAGTAGTGGTAACAGTAGAGCCCCCGCCACCACCAGTAATTACGAACTGGCTCTTTACTTCTTCTTTTTCGTCTTTAACTTCGTAAAGTGTAAAAACATTCTCTTTCTCTTCGCCAGTTGCTAGAGTAGCATTTCCATATGTAGCATAGTATGTATAACCTTCTGTGTCGATACCGTCAACGGTTTGTCTTAGCGTATCAATATTTCTACTTAGAGAAGCAATGTTAGTCGTGTTTGCTTCAATGTTTTGTGCGTTTGTGTCTACAGATGCCTTAAGTGTAGAAACCTTGCTGTCAATTTGAGACTTTGTATAATTGTCTCCCCCGATAATGCAGAACTTATCATTAATATAACGATAATGCACGTACAGCCCATCGCCATTTTTCACATAATAATCAGTAAACTCATTTCCCGTTTCAGGTAATGACTCTACTACATTCGCCATAGTTCCTGCAATCATTTGCCAAGAGTTATCAATCCATTTATAATAAAAACATCCTGCATCTGAATGTAGGATATAATCAGTTTCTACATCACCAGTTTGAGGCAGCTCAGTAACTACAAGAGTGGAGCTTCCTTTAAATTCATCCCACTTTTGATTGCCATCGTTATCCGTAATCCACCAATACTTTTCATAACCGCTACCAGACGCCTTTGGAACAAGATAGAATGTGTAGTCTTCGCCTGAATCTGGAAGCTCGTCAACGACTTCAATGCTATAAGAATGAAAATCAGCTAGTGCCGCATCAATATCAGATTTTGCTGATTTAGTATATAATTTGCCACCTGCATCAACACCAACCTCTTGCGTCATATTGTCTGCTTTTGGAATAGCTTTTACGCCGCCAAGCACGTTTTCTGAGGCAGTAGGCAGAGTGTAATTTTCTAAATTTTTAAGTTTATCCTTTTCTGCGTCTGTATAATCATTGGTAGACAATCCCTTGCCAGACACCTTGTCTACTTTATTGTTATTAATTTGATTTTGTCTGCTTTGAACAACAAATGTGTCGTTCTGAGTTAGAGACGGCAAACTGACAGTATAAGTGCCATTTGTAAGCGCCGAAACTTTTACTCCTTGCCCCAGCGTCTTTTCTGTCACGAATACATCATCGCCATTTAGAGTTGGAAGCTTAACAACATGCGAGCCATCTGTTAAGTTCTCTAAGTTATATGTTTTGCCTCTAACAGTAACCTTGTTTACGAAAGCCATTAATTTTGTTCCCCCTTTGTGTAGTCTTAAAAAAAATAGGAGAGGCGTTTTGCCTCTCCTATTAAATAAAACTACTTAATGTTAAGAGGCAATGCCACTCAGATAACGCTAGATGCAGACCCACAATCAAAAATGATATAAGTCTCCTGCTCTAGATCCTCAATCTTGTGATTGTGACCTAGTTTTGAATAAACAGTGTCATGGTTATGGCCAGCGGTTGCAAACTCTGCTGCGTCATGAGAAATAATATCGCCACAGTCAGAAGAATTAACCTTGCCATTAATCTTCGTCTTTAGTGTGGCAGCAAGATCTGCTTCAGCAACTTCGTTCTTATCAGCCAGAGCGCCAGTAGGTACAGTGATATCAACTGCCTTACCAGAAACTGCAAGTGCAGAGCCATTCACCTTAACGGACTCGATAACGTTGACCTGTGCGCCATCGGCAATACCTTCTAGCTTGGTCTTCTCGTCATTAGTATAGTCGTTAGTAGATAGACCCTTACCTGTTACCTTGTCAACCTTGCCATCAATATTGCCCTGAAGAGTAGCCTTGGCGGCGTCAACGGCGTCCTTAACAGTCTTTGCTACGGAACCGGCATCGGTATCTTTACCATTTAGTGTAGCGATAGCAGTAGTATTCTTCTGAACATCACCAGATAGAGTGCTGTATTCCCCTTTGTGAGTAGCGGCGTAGTCGATTAATTCTTTAAAAGTATTGACTGTACCATCTTCGCTGACCTTAGTAGAAAAGTCATTAATGGCATCCGCAATCTTCTTGTCAACAGAGCCAGTGACAGTAGAAGCGCCATTTAAAGTAGCAATGGCATCAGCATTAGACTTAATGGAAGCCTTAACAGCAGTATCATTATAAGTCGCGGCAGTCTGAGCATCAGCAATCATCTGAACAACAGTCTTGCCTTCAGTGACAGTGCCAACCTTATCAGACAGGGCGTCTACGGCAGACTGAGCATCAGTACCAGCCTTCTTTGCCGCAGCAATAGCAGAATCCTTGCCATCAGCATAAGACTTGGCAGAAGCTAGTGCTGTTTCAGCCGCACCAGACTCATCATAGGCATCTGCGGCAGTATAAGCGGCGGAGCCAAGACCATGAACCTTAACATCAGTGCCATTAAACTTTACAGTACCATTAGCAGTGCCCTCTACGAGAGTATAGACGGTCTCTGGAATTGTAATGGTGCTGACAGGAGTAGAGCCCCAAGAGCCGTTTAGTGGCTTAGAATATAGATAGAACTTATGACCATCGTCCGCGTCTGCCTCTAGTTTATATTGCGTATCGCTATCCTGAATTTCTCCAGAAATGTAATCAGAAAGGCCAGTAATTTCAGAAGCTTGGTACTTTGGCTTTGTTGACGCCTTTGCCCAACTATAAACGTCTGCTGCTTTAGCGCCAGTAAAGTCTAGCTGACTAAACTTTTTAGTGCCATCGCCAACTTTAAACAGAGTAACAGGCTCACCTTGCACAGCGCCAGTCTCAGCAGGAATGACGACAACAGCGATTTCACCATTTAGTAGCACAGGATCTTTCTCGACCCAATTTGCATAAGTATCAATCTTGTTTTTGATACGTGTATTAAAAGTCTTATTTGCCATATTCATCAATCTCCTTTAATTTGCAAACATAAATTAAGCATTGCCGCCATCCATGATAAGCGTGTCCGAACCCTGAACAAGCTTGTCAGTGGAAATAGCGTTAACACTAATTACACCATCTGTAGCAACAATACTCTCGCCATCAACCTTAACTAGACCAAGTGCCTCTGCAGTTGCAGCAGGAATAGCAATGTTAACGCTCTTGTCAGCAGCGGGAGCAATGGCCGCGCCATTAAGCTTAATAGACTCAATAACGTTGACTTGAGCAGCGTCCCAAGCACTAACTTTATCTTCGGTAATAGCATCAAGAACAGTCTTGTTGGCATGTTCATGGGCTTTAGCTTCTAGACCGTCAACAGTAGACTGTAGTGCCTCAACATCAGAAGCTGCGGCCTTGCCATCAAGAATAGCCTGAAGGCCAGTAACATTGGCAATTTCATGAGTATGAGATGCTAGTGCATACTTTTCTGCACCATCAACCTTGAGAGCGCCATCAATAGCGTCGCTAATTTGAGTAGCGACAGCGGTTTCACCAACAAGGCCCTGTAGAGCTGTAATTTTACCGTTTGCCGTAGATAGCTCGTCTGCCAGAGCGTACTTGTCGGACTCACCGTCCTTGAGCGCAGCAGCAATCTGGTCTGCAACGGACGTTTCGCCAACCTTTGTTTTAAGGCCAGCAATGTCGTCCTTATTGGTATTAATCTGGCTGTTCATGGTTGCAGCGTCAGTCTTGTGGGTGGTAATCCAATCAGCGATCTCCTTCAGAGTATCGAAGCTCTCATCGGCACCAGCGACAACCTGTGCAATCTGATATGCCACAGAGCCTTCTACAGTGCTTGCGCCATTAAGAGTATCAATTGCAGCCTTGTTGTCGGCAACCTGCTTAACTAGACCACTCTTGTCGTCGCCAACAGTAGTTTTTAGAGATTCAATAGCAGTAGAAAGACCCTCAACGGTAGTAGTATCCGGCTTAATCCAAGAAACTTTGCCGTCCTCAGTCTTAACTAGCTGGGCACCACCAACTGCGTCAGCAAAACCAAGCAGACTTAGCTTGCCATCCTCGCCCTTAACAAAGGCATTCTCGTCAATAAGGATATTGCCGCCAACCTCTTTTAGAGTCTTGTCAGGCTGAATTACATAAAGAGTAGCCTTGCCACTCTCAACAACAGCAATCTGTTGGCCATAGTAATATGTAGTTTCAGAGCTACCAGCCTCCTGCGCAGATGCAGCAGCGGCCTGAGCAGCTTCTAGGTTTTCAAAATAGCTTTTAGCGTCCAGAGGAAAAGCCGTCTGGCGATTAAAAGCAACAGCGAAATCAAGTGTACCAAAAGTCATTGCCATAATTGTCTTCCTCCTTCAATTAAATTTGCACAGTATAGGAGTTTGCCTTTGCTACAGGGTCAGCAAAATCCGTAGTATAAACTTTATACTCGATACCGGCATCAGCGCCCGCACCAGCAACAGTTAGAGTTGTCTTGGTGAAAGCACTCTTAATCTCTGCATTTAAGCCGTTAACGTCCTTAACAGAACTGACATCACGTAGAGTTGCGGGATAAGCAAAAATCACACGCTTCGCACCAACAGGAATACTAACCGTGAAAGAATTACCATTGGCAAGAGCCTTATTGGACTTAGTTAGCCCACGAATAATTGTGCTAGTTAGTTCGGCCTTCTCTGTCACAGAACCATAGAAAGTATTACGATAACCAGTAATAGCACCAGAAGTCTTTGTTGCAGAGCCTGCAGCAATCTTAATTACAGGACTAGAATCAGAGCCAAGGTTGTCCTTTGCAACAGCACCTTCACCATAAGTAGCCTTTGCAGTAATCTTATAGTTGGTGCCGTCAGCAACAACAACTTCAGCAAAGCTGCCAGAAGCAGTGGTTGCAGAGTTGCCAGCAGTATCAGTGACTTCCCAACTAGTGGCAGTGATACCAGTTGCAGGGCCATAGGTATAGGAACCAGCGCTTAGAGAAGCAGAATAAGTTGGAGTTACAGTAGAACCAACCTCATATGCCTTGGCCTGACCGAAAGTAAGAGTCACCGCAGGAGCAGTAGGAGTACCGGGCTGTAGACGCTTAGAGAAAATCTCAGTTAGTGCGTCGGAAACAGATTTCCCCTTTGTTGCGAAGGTAGCAGTACCATTCTGGGTCTTAGTCATATTACCAACCTGAGTATAGTTACCAGCCATGACAATATCGTTCTGTAGAATAACCTTATCTGCGCCAACATTGCCAGTCATTGCAGCCCACTGCTTGCCATCATACATAAATGCACTTTGCTCGTAAGTATCGCCTTCAACAGTAGTTGTAATTACAACAATATCGCCCTGTACAGCGGCATTAGAGCCTAGAGCTGCAGCAATGGCTGCGTCATCAGACTGGGAAGCGTCAGTACGAGTGTACTTATAAAGGCTATCTCTATTCTGCGCGATAATATTTTCAATTGCGGCTTCATCAGCGCCAGCATAATCAAGATCAGCCCACGCCTTGGTGCCATCGCCAATCTTAAATTTGTTCGTATCAGTTTCGACACCAAACTCGCCCTTGAGCAGAACTGGATTCTTTGTAGTCCAATTCTCTGCGGTGTCGTTTCTCATGACAATTCTTGTGCTTAGTGTTTTAGTTGCCATATTCAAAAAACCTCCTTCAAAAATTAGGCGTTTCCGCCATCAATAACAAGTTCATTGGTTTCTTCTTGTACAAGTTTGTCTATAGTAATTGAATTAACTTCCAACGTGCCGTCAGAAGAAATAGAAATCTTATTTTCATCTGTAGAATTCTTGATAATATCAGAAGCTTCAAGAACAACCGCCCCAGTCTTACCATTGACAGAGGTCACAGACAAAGACCCAGTGTTGCTTGGAGTTAAATCGCAAATAGACGAAAGTCTTACCGCATAAATAGAAGCATTCCCTTCTTCGTCTTTCAAAGGAATTGATTCAACTGTTGCTTCACAAAAATATGACCACACACCTTCTGCATCTTCTGCATTTGTAATTAAAAGATTCGCCTTTTCTCCAACAGACGCAACACGGCTAAAATCTTTTGCGTCTACATCATATGCCAACTCAGTTCCGGGGCGATTATGAAATTTTTGCGCAGCAATAAATAGTGGGTCTTTCCCAGAGGAAATATTGTTTACCTTCTCATTAAGGTTGGCAATGTCACTCTCCATTTTTGCTGCACCAGTAGTATCATTTTTAATCCAATCTGCAACTTCCTTTAGAGTGTCAAAATCTTCTGGTGCCCCATTAACAACCTCAGCAATTGCATTAGCTACAGTTTCTTTAACAGAGCCTTCTCCGTTTCCAGACAACGCCTCAATGGATTTTTCATTCGCAGAAATACGATTTTTGATATCTGTATCATCATACTTTTCAATTCCAGACTTTACTTTTTCTATCTCACTATCAACATAGTCAGTCGTAGCATAACCAGACAAGTCTGGAGTGTTTTGAATCTCTTCATATGTGTACATCGGTTTTTCTGCTTGCTTTGCCCATGCAGGAACGGTCGGATCTGTTTCTTCTGTTAAATAATCTCCAACTGGCTGATATACACCATCATGATTGTGATCTTTATCCGCCTTCTGCTCTAGCTTTGTGTCTATATAACTAGAATCTGGAATATCTAAATCATTCTCAAACTGACTAAGCTTTGTCGGCGCATTAACAATCTGTTCCCAATTAATATCTCCAGAAATGCCACCACTGCCTTCTGCATATGGAAGCTCATTCCACTTGCTTTTCCCATCACCAATTTTGTGCTTTTTTGCTGTAATGTCATATGCTGGCTCGCCTTCTCTTAAAATAGGGTTAACAATTTCCCATTCATCAGTCGTTGCCCTTCTGAACTGAAAAACAGTTTTTACAGTGGTTGTCTCCATTTGTTCACCCCCTTTTAATAACCATGAACACCGCCACCATCATATATAATCAAACGGTCAGGATCATCAGATCCACCCGGATTATCCGACCCGCCACTGGATCCTGAAAACACTCCTCCATAAGTGCCTTCACCAACATGAAATTCAAGTTTGTTCGTAGCCATACGAATAGTGTCATTAACACCATATAGCCCTACTTCAAATTCTCCGGGAGTGGCTAAAACTTCTGGCGGAATATCACATACTAGTCTTTCATTAAGACTTCTAACATAATAATTATTAAATACTGCTTTTAGGTCTTCACAAGCCAGCCAGTCATCTGTTCTTAGCGCAAATTCAATAAAAATAGAATTGCAATTTCCAGCAGCTAGTGGCTGATCTTTTACAAGAATTAATTGATTGTGATTTGCAGCTAATTTAATTCTCGCGTAAATATTAGACATTTTAGCACCTCACACTCCTTTCCTTGCTTATTCTCTATAAAATGGCCCGTTTACTATCTGAATTTATTTAATTAATAAGCACACGAGCTCACATATTATTTAATTATTCGTTCCGAATGAATATTTGCTAACGTGTCCTTCTCCACATATAGCAAGTGATATATGGTTGTAAATTGTTATGAGAGCTATTACCGCCACGGCTAAACCCTTGCATCACGAACTCGTTTCCTGAAATTAGTTTATATGGCCTATTATCATATTTTTCAAAACCATAATCCTTGGCGATATGAGAGTTTATGAAATAACTATTTGTATCTCCATTTCTTTCAACATACCCAGTGGTATTAGAATTATTGTACATATGGCCCTCGTGCGCTGGCATTTCACTTGCAGTTAATGCATGTGCCTTTTCTCCACCCGTTTTTCTTACTGAATTAAATTCTGTTTGAGAAGTGTCTACTCCAACCAAAGTTCTACCTTTCGCAAAAACTTCCCAAGTCCCACCAAGAAAGCTTGCAGGACTTATATTATTAACAGACATATAAATGGAGCCAACAGGATAAACTTTGCTTAGAATTACGTTAGAAATATCAGAAGAACTTACTGCGCCTATGCTGGAAGGAGTTATTGTACTAATTGCAGTAGATATTTGAGTTGCAACGCCAGTCTCTCCAACAAGAGTTTGTAATGCCGCAATATCCGTTTCAATCTCTTCAACATGTGTTGTTATACACTCATTTAAATTAGTATCATACCAAATGTTATTGCTGGAGTACATTGGATCGAACGTGCCATCCATATAAAAACCCCCTTAAACTATCACCATATAAAGTCATCATCTATAAAACAATCTATCGGAGCAGTGTCAATAATATGTTCTATTTCTTTTTCTCTCCACTTATCTAACAGTGGATTATAATATGAATAAAAATTTGGTTCAGGAAGATATAAATGCGAAGAAAGTTCATCATGCGCCTTGTCGTCTCTGTTGATACGAGGCTTATATTTGTTTATCAAATAGATCTCAAGCAAAAACATATCGGCTTCTGAATCGCATACCGTATACTCTATGCACGTCGTAGCAATAATGTCTAGCTTTTTTACCATTGGCTTACCAAAAAAATGCAGCCTCAAACGATCAATCAAGTCCTGTGAGGTTCTGCCTATGTACACAAGCTCATTCCCATAATAAATCTTATAAAGTATATAATTTTTACAGCTCATGATTATTCCATAGCTCGTATAAATGCTTTACCTTGCTCGACTTTTTAAATACAAAAACTAGACAATTGTTCCTAGTGTTTGTGTATAAAATATCCACCAAATCTTCTTCCGCACCGGCACATAAATATTTATATATCTGCTGAAAATTACTCAGATAAACAACTGAGCTGTTGTCAGGGTTGTATTGCTTCCCTGTAATTGTGCTCTTAACCATTTGTTTCTTTTCTCCTTTTATTCCAATATAAAAGCCACCAGATACATCCACGTGTCATGTACCTAGCGGCTAAAAAAAATAGGATATTAACATCTTTTTAAAGTAGTTAATATCCCATAGAATTGTATTTTGTTTTAACTACTTTATGTTTCAAGCCTGTGCCTTCTTGAACTGCTGCTGTGGAGCAACCTTCTCTTCTGGCTCGGCCATAATCTTTTTAATATCTTTCTTGACAATTTCATTGAAAGAGTCAAGCTCAGATAGATCGCATGCCTTTAGCTTTTTCTGGGCTTCTTCCTTAGAGATGTGCCCAAAATTAAATTCGTTTGCTGCGGAAAATGCATCGTGGCAATTCTCGCTGCAATAAAGTGAAAAATATGTTGGCTTATAGCGATCCTTGGCGCAGTTGCCACAGTAGCTATATTCTTTGCCGCAACAGATGCACTTACGAGCTTTATGCATTTATACCCACTCCTTCTCGGGATAAAAATAATTTTGTACTGCTATTATCTTGCGATATTTTGTGAACTGTTTCATCTATAATGGTTTTATAAGTATCGTCTCGAAACGCCCAATAAGGAATTGCAATATAAAAATACCCATTATCCAAGGCATATTGCTTCTTTAATTCATCTCTATATTGTTGACTTTGAAACGCTTCATCGACACTAATATTATAAGATTTTGCTGCTCTTTTGATTAAATCATTATCTTTGTCGTAATGTTGTTCTCCATTCACTTCAATAATAAGATGTGCATTCCCAATTGTCACATCATTGTCATACGGCATCTGATAATTTGTAATCGGATTCGTTGCAATAATAGCGCATTCACGTTCTCTTTTTACATCGTACCCATATGTATTTACAATATAATCATATGTTTTCTTTTGATATGAGCTTGTATCCGCTTCTTGTGCACACAATGGGCACCCAATGTCTCTAGTAATCAATCCTATAACCCGACGAAAAAAACTTGGGTGTTTCCCACAAGGGCATTTAATCCAAACTTCAGTTTTAGTACCATAGGCCAACTTCCACGGGTCTTCATTATTTTTCTCATAATCCCAATATGTTTCCAAAGCATTTTCTCCATACTTATCAATAAGTTTTTGGGCTATAGAATTACACGCTTTGCATATAGGCTTGACCCTGTTTTTCAGTCTTGTAATCGGCAAAATACTATGTTGTTCGCTTTCATGTTTTCCGCATGGACATTTAAAATAGTACTTGTCTGCAGTACATGACGACACTTCGTCAGGAGATTTGTTGTTCAGATCATAATCCCAAAGTCCTAATAGATCAGACTGATTCTTAACGCACCACTCTTCAAATGACTCCCAGTTAATTGAATTTGACCTGTTTTTCTTGCATCCGCATCCCTCAAAAACATGTCGATGAATTTCACTAATCACAATCTCATAAGGCGGCTTTGGACAAAATATGCATTTAACCATCGCTCTATAATTTTTGTCTCCATCTATTTTATAAGGGTCAGAAACTACCATAAGTCCATTGATTACATCTCCAACCTTCGTTTTGCACCCTTTGTTCATAAAATATTTCCTCCATAATAGCATTCTCCATAATTTAAAACACCACAAGAAGGATAGGTGTGGAGGCACCCATCCTTATCAGCAAGGCTCATGACTTCCTTCCCTATCTTGTGATTATATTATACCGCAATAATTTTGTATTGTCAATTAGACAAATTGCACAAAATTACTCGTCGCCGGGAATAATAATTTGGAACAATTTCTTCTCTTTGTCACAATAATCCTGCATAGCCTTACCACTAAAGCTGTGGGTAGAGTCGGTAGAGATCGTCCAATCAAAGTCCGGGCTCAGTTTAAAGTTGCTAAAGCAAACATAAGCAAAGACCATTTTAGTTTGATCACACACGTCACATCCAAGCACTTCGAGCACTAGCTCGCAAGCAGTTGGGAAGTTCACAGCAGAGTTAACAACAGCTACTGCCTGAGATGCTTCATACTCATAAATAACGAATAGCTGATCACCATTCTTTAGCCCAGTGGGAGGAGTAATAGCACTACCACTAATTGCAAAATTAGTAGCAGAAGCAGACGTGCTCTTTGTAAACACCGTACCAAGAGTGCCATCACCATTTAGAGCATAAATATTCTTAATCTCGTCCTTAGGTGCATGCTTTAGAGTATAAGTAGCAGAACCATCAATGTCAATTGTCTCAAAAGCAGGAGTAACAATCTTGTTCTGATCCGTAGCGACCTGCTTGGCAGTGCCAGACTGAGTGGCAAGAAGATTCATATCGAAAATTGCATTTTCCGCACTAAACTCAGCACTTTTAGCACGATAAAATGTAGCAATGGGCGTACCTAATGCGTCCACCGCGTCCGTCGATTCAGAGCTAACAGTCAGAGTGGGGTTAGTAACTTGATTTAGAGAAAAGAGCACAGAGCCATCAGTCTGTGAAAGAGCGACGCCCCTCATGACGCGATCAATGACAAAATTATTAAGATCAAATGCCATAATAAATTACCTCCATAAAATAATATTTTTAATTTTTAATATAATAAAAGAGCTAGTCTTTATCTAGCTCTCTCATCCAATTTAATTCTGATTTTTGAATTTTCTTTGTATCAATCATGCCTGAATACATGCCGCGCAATAATGCGTCAGCATTGTTAATCACGTTCAATCTTTGAACGTCATCAAAGAATTCAAACACCTGCATATTTCTAACATAATCTTTTGTATATCCCATACGACACTTTACAGACGAAACTAGGGGAGTTAGAAAAGATTTATAAGGTTTATTCTTGTTCGCTTCAATTCGCATCCTGTCTTCGTCAATAAGAATTTTTTTCGTATATTTATTGCCTGCGTGTTCCACTTTCTTTTTCAGTCCATGAACTTTACGCAAGTAATTCACAATACGCTCATAAATAAGCATATCAATAACCAGCCCAGTATCTTTGTCAGCAAGGACAATCTGGCCATTCTGATTATTTTTATACGGTCTTAATTTAGACAAGTCTATATTTCCTAAAATAATTCTAGTTGACTCGACATTAAGCGTTGGAGCTAACATCATGAATAATTGAAAATCTTCAACTTCCTCCCAATCAAGCCCCATATCCCATAATTGGCTCTTTAAGTCGCTAGGGATCGCCGTGATCGTGTGGATAAGACTGAAGTAGTTTTTTTCGCCGTATTTTGAGATATCACCGATAGTAGGCTGCAGGACAGAAACATTTTCGTTGATTACATACGGATCTCCAAAATAAAGACCCAATGTATCAAGCTCTAATAAATCCATGCTCATCTACCTCGTCGTTCATTCTTGGCTGAGGCATCAGTTTCCCACTATTAAGTCTCATATTAGGCTTAATAGCTTCAAATTTTAATGTACGACAATAATAGTCGTTGTCCATTATGCTTTCTCTATTATAGACAAGCTTAAGCTTCATACCAAGTAAATTGCTCCAGTTGAAGACGTCTCTTATGAAATATCCCAACAAATCGTGTCTAGGAATTCCTACTCCAGTATCAATATCATCACCATGACAGAAAACAACGAATTGAATATATTGCATCTTCATCACTTCATTGTAACGCATTGATTCTTGATCGTCCACAGAAAAACATATAAAATTCTTCACTTTATCTTGCGTTCCCGGAATTCTAATAAAAGGATAGATATTACAATTAAAATAATCTTCTGGCTCTGCGTCGGCCCTTTCTAATTCAAGATTGTGTAAATATTGAATTATGTCCAAATCCTTACAAAGCTTTTCCTTGATTTGGCGTTTTGCATACAAAATATCATCATCGAGATTTTGCAAATCACGTCCCATTTGAGTAATCATAGACCTTCCACCTCCACTGCCAAAATAGCAGACTGGGTGTTATCTACGAGGCTGCCACTAGCTTTAATAGTTATAATACCACCTAACATATTAAGCACTTGTAGACACTTCAACTTTAAGTTCATTGGCTTACTTGCGTCATACAAATACTGAATACCAAACAATTTTTCCTTTTCATCCATATAAATGATTTTGTTTTTGTCAACAATAAAATCATTATTACTATTGTCGCAAACAAGCTCATCATTCACATACATGAACTCAACATGGCAAATTATTGTATCATTCTTCGCATACTCCAAGCTCCAATATGGCTTACTAGAAGATAGTTGCCCATCCTTATATATGTTCGCAGTAAATGTCTTATAACTGCCACCAGTTTTCATAACTGGCGCTACACCAGTGTAAGAGATTACACTTTCGTCTATATTTTCCAAAGAGACAGGAGAGTGGATATCACTATCATTAGTCCTTGGCTTGTAATAATCATACTCTGCGCCAGTTGCACTATCGGAGAAGTTATTGCTTGCGAAATTGATCCAAGAAACATTATCTACTGGATCGTGCTCAAGCTCTTGTGTGAAAGTAAGTTTTGTAAGGCCAAAAGTCGTTGTATTCTCAACCTTTGAAACACGCCACACAACTCTTCTCAGAGGATTATCACTAATTGTAAAATTTTCGTCATATTTAATTGTATGGGTATCTTGGTTTGTTGGCACAATTGCTTTCAGTTGGTTCTCTACACTTTGAACATAATAGTCCATCCAGACGCCACTGTTGTACGAACTCTGCGTTCTTTGCACAGCCCACGAGACGTATGAACCAACATCAACGTGCCTTCCTTCAAAAGAAGGCCAATCTTTTTCACCAATTTCCCATTTTAACAAAAGATTACATTTCAAAATATAAAATTGTGGAAACTGTGGTCTATCATCACGAGCGACAATAAGCCACAGTTCGTAAATACCAAGATCATTTGGTACAAAAATGTACGATCCAACTCTTACATTTGGATTCCTGCCATGTTCTAATGGCCTGAATTGCAAGTAGTAATCTACTTGATCTGAGGAAATATTTACGTAGGTATGGATCTGATACTTGGCATCTATAGGCTCAAAGCCCATAAGTTTTTGTGGATTATATACTTCCTTGCCATTAAATACCGCTTTTGCTTTCTTATAGCCAGCGAGCGTTTGCTCTGGGAAAATAACATCTTTGTCTTGCAGATAACATTTACGATACGCCACATCATTTGTAAATGTAACATCCATAACTTTATCTGACTGACGTTTCAACGCTTCTCCCACATTGCGACCTTGGAGTTTCATCCGATTATTAAATAAATCATACACCTGAATCACACTCCTCAATCTCATTTACGAGTGAACACGCATCTAAAATATCCTTTCTATACTTAAGAAAATCAGTCTCATAACGAGCCGACTCTAAGATACTCATTAATGTTATAATTTTAGGCTGTTCCATAAACAGGCTATTCAGTCCGCTAATGCGCTGTAAAAGAGCTTGGAAATATGCGTCCAATAATTCATAGCCGTCCTCTTTATATGGAAGCAACTTATAAATTGCCCCTTGAAGACGGACTTTTTCTTCATGTATTTGGTTTTGAGGCAGTGCCCCGTATTTAAAGTTCATACGCAACACCACCCTTAACCAAAATAATCATTTGTCACATAACTATAGTCACGTGGTAGTTTTCTAGCTTCGGTAAACGTAGCGTCCCTGAGAGCTTTTAGTGTTTCTAGTTGATTTGCTTGGCTATAATCTGTTTTATTTCTTAATCACTTCGTTAATTTGATTAAGTAATTGATTCTGATAAATATTGTTCTTTGAAATATAAATATTTTTGATATTTTCTTTCCATATAAAAATCTGCATTGTCATACATCCAAGACAAAAACGCAAGACTAGATTTATTTCCACATGTCGAGACAATAAATGTATTTGGATTACATATCTTTGGATGTTTTATATTGTTTTTGCACCCAAACTCATGCAATATCTTGGATATATTGTCGCACATATCTCTTGTTCCAACTGTTTGCGTTTGACATTTGTTTCTTTTTGTATCATAATAAACGCACCCATCTCCATCAAAATACCCTCTTACAAATGATGAATACAAAGAACGATCCAACCACCTTGGAAATGTTAAAACTAAGCTTTTTGCATTAATAACACCTAATTCACATAATTTTTGCGATAAATACTCGCTATTAATACACAAAATATATTGATTTTTATGATTTGGGTTCTTCTTAGTTAATTCATTAAAACGTATTGGGCCACCATAATTTAATTCTTCCTTCATAAATTCAACTACGGACAAATCAGACTCTTGAAGGGTCAATGTCACACTATGATGTTCAATATGGTTGCAGCCATCAGCATACAGAAGTCCAAGTAAGTACGCCTTATTTTGGCAATCTATACTATCAAAATAGTGTTCGTCTAAAGAATATTTTCTATTGTTCTCGCTATATGAACGCTTTTGAATGCCATTTCGTTTTAATGTGTGGTTGATCCCAGTTTCCGTAACAATAAGGTCATTACAAATGCGCTTTAATGAAAATCCTTTTTGATACAGAAAGATAATTCGCTCGTAAAGTTCATGAGAGAAAAAATTATATCGTCTATCTACAGAGTTTTCCTTTAAAACAGTTCTAATATATCTCTCTTCGCAATGGAGCTCAGACATCATATCGTCAACACATATTCCATTCTTATACATGCGTATAATCTTGTATTCTTCATCATTTGTTATAATATTCATATTCAAAAAACCTCCTGTTAACTAAATTAAAAAGACAGTAATTGCGCAACAGGAGTATACTGCAAAACGGTGGCCAAACCGCTGTCCTGTCTTAATAATCAAAAACAATCATTTCTCTTACTTTCATAAGAGCATAGACTATATCATTCACCATGCCGCACAACGCGGTTTAGGGACTCTCACTTCGGGCACTTGCCCTACGAGCATTTCAGCTCTAGTCGTTGAGGGCAGACCTCGTCAGTCTTTCCCTGCTGATTGCCCAATATGTAAACTTTTTAAACTTTTACGTATAAGCATATCTCATCTTTCCGCTTTAGTATTACATCTCTAAGGGGATTCCAGCATATTCGAGAGTATACACTGCAACGTTTCCATATGCAGCGAACCGAATGTGAAAATCACTTCAATTTTTCTTCTTTACCGCCAATGAGTTGATTTGTAAGCAGTACACTATTAATCTTTTGATCTAGCCACGCACAAACCATATATAGCGACAAAGCCTCAACCTCATAGTTCGCCAAATCAGCATTAAAAGTCTGACTCTTGTCATCTCTATCAGACAAATCAGACTTACATCTAGTAAAATTTGCGATAGCGCTTGTTAACCAACCACACATCATCTCATCCAGATCTTCTTCTGGAAGAAGCGGAAGATCATAATCTGTAATACGATTAAGAAAGCGCTTAAAAACCACATCATAGGAAGTCATATTCCAACCTCCTTATGTATTATTGAATGAGCAGCTTAATGTCTGTCCCAAGAATTTCGTCCAGCGCATTAATCTTCGCAAGGCTATCCAAAGAACCATTGCGAACCATATCGCTTGCAATATTCTTTACAGAATCCTTAAATCCAACTGGGATTTCACGAAGTCTCTTCTTAAACTGATTAATAGGTAGGCTGAATAGATGATCTACATCAACCGCCGCCACCTTATCATACAGCGCCTTAAACTCAGGCCACTGATCAAGAAGCTCTTCGTCTTCAATCACAAAATATGGAGCATTTAGATATGCAGATCTCGTAGACCTTAGCGCCTGAAGGTCTTGGTATTCAACCTCAGTTGCATCTCCATAGTTTGCCCATGTATACAAAAGCTGAGACTTCTTGCCCGGAAGCAGAAGCTCACCATAAGTAACAGACTTGCAGAGGATTGGATCATCCATTGCAAATTTGCGAGGAGCCTTCTTTGGGGCTGCTTTTACTGCTTCATTTTCTGCAGTGGCTTCAACCTCTGCATTTTTAGTTCTTGTTGTATTTGCCATTTAAATTTCTCCTTTTATTCCTTAAATAATTTTGTATTGCTATAATTACTTAACAATCTTCCAGTAACCAAACTTAGCGTTAGTAACAACACCAATGCCAAGCTTCGTCTGAACCTCAGAATCATATGTCATATCCATATGAGTACCTGCGTCCTGAACCTGATACATACGAGTATCACCTTCATAGACAAGCTTTAGCATAGGATCAATGCCAACAGGCATGATGAATAGAACATCATTGGCAACTAGATACTGAGTGGTATCGTTTAGCTTGAAGCCCTGCTTTAGCTCCACAAGACGGATGCCTTCCCAATAACCAAAACGTCCAGTTGTGTACATCTCATTCTTCATGTCGCCAGATGCCCAAGAAACATCATTAAGAGCAAACACGCTTGCAAGCGCTGCACGAGTACCCATAATTACAACCTCAGAATCAGATGCCATGCCGACATCCATGCATAGAGTGCGTAGAGTCTCTTTAGTAGCCTCGCTAATAGCAGAAGACTTGTACCACTGAGCCCCAAGGGTGCTACCAATGCCAATTAGAGCCTCATAAAGAGCCTGATTGACATAACGATCAAAAGCTTCGGTAATCTTACCGACTAGAGTTGCAAAATCTTCAACGCCAGTAAGGAGTCTTTCAAATTCTGCGTAAACCTTTCGTTCAATGTTAGATATAGGACGCTACTCCTATATCGGCTTAAAGCCCTTTAGTTTTCACTAAAGACCAGACTATATCTTCATCCTTTCGGACGCGCACCACTTCGGATACCAAACACTTGTATCCTATGCCTAAAAGTTTAGGACTTATTAGTCGTTGAGCCTTGCCTTTCGGCCTTGGTTGCTGATTGTCCATTTTCATTAATACTTAGGCTTTAACCATATATCATCTAGTTAATTTTTTCTACTTTCGTAACATTCACACCTATGCCATTTGAGGCATTATGTTGTAGTTTAACTAGCTTTAGGATTTTCCAGCAATTCAATGCGTTATTTTATTCAGACAGCTTTCGCTGTCAGGCAGCTAAAGTTTTAACCGCATACCAGCTAGTCTCAATAGAGAAGACCTTGCCAGCACCGAGTCTCTGACGAATACCTTTCTGTTTAAATAGGACGCTACGCCTATTTGAGTTATCAACTCCTCTTTGTTTCCAAAGAGAGCAGACTATATCTCCACCCTCTGAATAGGGTGCCCACCACAGTCTCTGCCAATCACTTGCAGAGCACTTAGTCGTTGAACCTTCCTCTGTTCGAGGCTTGGCTGCTGATTATCCATTTTTACAGCATTTAGGATTTAACCATGTGCCATCTATCCGTTTCTTTCTACTTTCGTCACCATCGCACTTGTGCATTTCATCACTACGCTGTGGTACAGATAGCTTTAGGAACTTCCAGCAATTCAATGGGTTATTTAACATACAAATTACTTTGTACGGACACTAATCATTAGAAAAATGTCGTGGTGGTTGCCCGAAACCTTCATAACGCTTAGAACGCTATTATCGGGCACATAGAACTCATTCGCATCGCCTAGTGCGAGGTTACGAACATCAACATACTCTCTGAAGAAAGGATTCTGTTCCCAACCGCTAACTAGAGCGTCATCAATGGTCTCCTCAATAATATCAAAGAGAACGGCCTGATTTCTACGAATACCTCTACGGATCTCCGCCTTAGTGGAGTGCTCATCGCAACCAATCACATTGCGGAAAACTTCTACAATCTTGTCATTTGCTTCCTTAGCAGAATAATTCTCGACAGTGCCACGAGCAGCGTCGAGCATTAGCTTGTTGAAAGCAACATAGTCATTAACATCATCATTAAACGCATGCTGAACACGCGCATCAAAATTCATAAACTTAGACATATTATTTTCCTCCTTCCTCAATATTCAATTAGACACCTAGGCTTACGACATGAAGTCTGTAAGAAACACTATTGGTGTAGTTGACCTTCTCAATGATCTGAGCAACAAAGCCAGTCTGAGCAGCTTCGGCAGCTTCCTTGTAGAGACCACCATCAACGCTGACATAATTGCCAACGACAGGAGCAGTTGCTAGAGCAGTGATAGCATCAGCAGAGACAGTGAAGATGTCATCGACGTGTAGTTCATAGCAGCGAGCAATCTCACCAGTAGCATTATAGAAATACTGCTCATCCTGATAATATTTTCTGTCGGAATTATAGCCGATTGGGGTAGTAAGCACTAGATATGGCTTCTGGCCAGCAGCATAATCAGCAGTCTTAAAGACCTGCTCCTCAACAAAAGCACCTCTTGCAACGATAGAACCATTATCTAGATCCTTGTGGCACTGCATGCTTAGAATATGACCAACTTCTGTGGCCTTTAGGAGGCTTGACTCACAAACGACGTGGGCGACTCCCTTGACATTGTCAAAAACATTTGCCATAGTTAATTTCATCCTTTCATAGTTAAATTTTTTAAAATAAAAAAGACATCATCCCTGATTGTCTTGTTTTAACATAATATTTATCTTATTAGTCGTTGAATAGATTGCCATACGCCTTTTTCTTCGCTGGCTTATCGAAATTAACGCCAACCTTCTTGGTAGGTTTCTTTTCGTCCTTATGCTCTAGAGCAAACTGACCCTTCTGCATAACATAATCAGCAAAGATAACCTTCGCCTTCTCTTCAACCTCTTCAACAGAATACTTTTCTGCATTCTTCTTCAGTTCAGCAAAAGCTGTATCATCAGCAAGAACAGAATATTCCTCACGCTCAAAGATTGCGTCCTTCTTGGCATTCACCTCAGCGAGTTCAGCACTTTCCTTAAATTCCTTAAGCTTTGCGTAATCAGCCTTAAGTGCAGCAATAGCATCTTTCTCTTCCTGAGTTAGCCATTCACTAAACACTTCAACAATATCATCGCCAAGAGCGACATTATCACCATCGACAGAATAGCCACGCTTATAGAATCTGCCGTCTTCCCAGCTCTGATAAATAAAGCTATTGTCGTATGTATTTACGATCCATGGATATTCACCTTCGGCTGCCATGAGATTATATAGACTATTTCTAATATCCTCATGAGAAATCTGCCAAGTAAGAGTCATATCACCATTTTCGTCAATAGAATATTTCTTCTTGCCCTTAGAGTCATCGTCATCTGTTACAGGTTCTGGTTCATCTTCCTCTTTTGGGTCATCCTGCGGCTCGGGGTCTGTGGTTTCGGAGCCTTCACTCTCACTTGGATCAGTACCTGTTCCTGAACCAGTATCAGATGTATCAGTAGAACTAGTATCAGTACTACCATCGTCAGCCGCATCATCGCCTTCGTCAAACTGAGACTTACCAAAATGCTCCTCAAAAGCAGCAGTGAGTTCGTCGTCATCTAGACCATCGACCTCAAAATCAATGTCTTCCATAGTTACACTATATTCTTCCATCAGGGTTTCTAACTTGTTCATTTCTTCCTTCACTCCCTTCTGTTCAAAGTCCTTATTTTGAAACGCAGAAAGCGTAGTATTTAGCTTTTCTAACGTATCAAGCAATTTATTTTGATAGTCCTGAGTAAACATACTATTTTTCTCACTAAAGTCTTCAATAGTAATCTTTGACCCTTTCATGCCTTCTTCAATAGCAGTTTTTCCATCTTGCTCATATCCAAGGACAGTCACTCCACGAAAAGTAAATGAATCAATAGAGAGATAATTCTCATCAGCATTCCAACTCATTTCATCAACTGCAATTTCGACAGAACACTTACAAGTTTTATGCCTTTGCAAAATTTCTGCAGCCTTAGAATAGTCTTCGAAGATATGACCTTCAACCATCAAATATGTCTTATCATTCTCTTTATCATATTCTAGATATGGTTCTTTCACCTGACTAATAACACCAACCGGCTGTTCAATATATTCGACATTTCCTTCTTCGTCAATCTCCATATCATGCGAATGGAATTCATACTCCCCAGTATCTGCCTTAAAGATTGAACCAAGAATCGGACGTCCCTTAAACGAGCTCATATGTTTTTGCATCGTATCTTCAGAAATTGAGGACTGATTCCTATTAACCCCGACATGACAAGCTTTAAGTTTTACATCAAGCAGCCCATCGTGGCTATTATCTGCTTCAAAAGATTCAATAGATTGTAAAACTAGTGGTTGATTACCATGTTCTTTAGAACTAAACTTAGAAAAATTGTTCTCTTTACAGAACTTATACAAGTCATCTATTGTATAAAATGTACGCATATATTCTCCCTCCTTTCATTAAAATATCTATGTGAAGCTCGGAAGGAGCTTACATGCTTAAAATATTACTAAAGCAATACTTTCCTTTGTCCGTCTCTCTAAAACTAAAATGCTTTGGAGGCTGATTCAAAAATGTATAAGTATCCCCAATTTGAGACACAAGCTTAATCCCAGAAGCAATAAAAAACTCAGCGGTCGCTTTGTCTTTTGTTACAATAAATTTTTGATTATTCATTGACGTATACCTCCTTTAATTAGCTTTATCTCTCTTGTCAATACTAGCCTCTCCGTCATCAGTAAGGTCGCCAAGGGATTTTGTAGGAGCTCCTCCGGTATCAGAGCTACCAGTCTGAGTGTAAGTACTTTGCAGTGGAATCATCTTATCTTGAAGCTTCAAAATATCATTCTCAAGATATAGCATAGAATTCATATCTAAAGGACTCATGCCCATTAAAGAAGCAAGCTGAGTTTTCATTGGAAGCCCCAACGTGCAAGCCTCTTTAACGTTTTTAATAACTTCATCCTTCAAATATGGAGTAACTTGCATATATTTCACGCGCATTCCATTGTCAGGGAGTACATAATCCAAGAACATATTAACTCTCGCTTCAATCTGCCACAGCAAAGGCTTTTGGATAAAGAGCGCATCAAATCTCATTGCGGCAGTTACAGCAGTAGAACCAGTAAGCTTTGAATTGTCCATAATCTGACTGACGCCAGCAGACTCCCAAAGGTTCTTATTTGCCTTGGAAATACTATTCGTTTCATCGGTTGCGTCCTTATCGAATGTGATCGGTTCAATCTCCATAGGAGACAGAGCAAGTCCAATTTCTTCTGGAAGAATCTGATTAATTTTGTTATAAAAATCAACCGCAAGGTCAAGACTTACTTCAAAATCATCTGGACTACTAGTATTTGACAGCGTGTCAATCTTTGCGACTAGCAACTTATAAATTGAAAGCTGGTCTTTTACACTAGTAATTCCACGAAGGTCAATTAAGTCAATAACATCCTCAAATAAACTTGCAAACGGAGGAATAACCCTATCTAGCTGGTCATAATCCATTTTAAACACAACGGTTCTCTCAGGGTCAAGCTCGGCCCATCTCTGTTTGCTATCATTTTTATAGGCATTGTATCCTGTTGTGAATTCTTTATCCCAATAATCTAGATATACCTTATTTGAAGAGCCGTCGAAAAATGAAAAGTCAAATGCACAATTAAGCGTTCCATTATAGTTCACTGAGCTAATCTTGCAATAATCCGCATCCAACGGAATAATAATAAACGAATTTCTATCCTGTTCTTCGCCATCCTCGTAATAAATATACCCAAAGAAGCAATCTTCACGAAGACATGTGGTTAATATCCCATGGATTTGACCTTGTAGGTTCATCTTTTCGATCCACTTCAACGTTGACTCATAGTTCTGAAGTACTTTTTCATCATCATTATCTTCAGTCATTGAAATATTAGGAATAACATTATAAGCTGTCAAATCTATATGCGTCGCAAAATATGAAATAATTCTTCTATATTGTGCACTCAAAACATACAAATACTGACTCAGCTTCCTTAAGTTTTTCTGGTTGGTGTCCGAAAGTGGGTTCTTAAGATAAGTTCTTAAAGAATCCTTAGAATACACCGTATACGTTTTGCTTGGAATATTCTGCAGATCTAGTAGTTGAAGTGCCGCCTTAGCCGCCTGCTTAAACTGTTCAATCTGCTGCTGTTTTGCGGTGAAATCCGCAATCTCTTTTGTGGAATGAGCTGTTCCATGCTCAACTTTATTATCATTTTGTTTTATTGGCAATTATTTCACCGCCTTCCTTAGTTAAATAAGCCACCCGGTTTTTGAGGGGCTCTAATTTTGAATTGCTCTAACATATTCGCACTACTTGGGCGTTTTTTATTTACAAGATGATCTCTTCTAAGTTGCTGTAATAGATAGGCTCCCATTGCGCATACGTAGGCACGGTCATCGTTTAACTTTGAGCCAGACGGGAGATCAAATCTATCCCCGCCTGAAGCTTGTTTAAATCTATAAATATTAACGAGCTCTGTCTTCATTAGATCAATCTGTTTTAATGCGATTTCTTCATCCTGATCTAAATTATATATTTCTCGTACAATTTGAATCCCTTTCTTTTCTAACTCTTTAACTTCTTTATCAGTCGGTTCACTATATCTTGGAACCTTTTCTCCTGTTTTTGTATTCAAATCATACATAACATTGAGATATCCTCTATTGTCATATTCAACAGGCCATTCAATCAGATTCATATCCATCATTTCAATGAGTGCCCTAAACATTTCAACTTTGTACTTAGTTGGCTGAAGAAGCCTCATTTTATCAGGAATTGCATTTGGGTAAAGTCTTACTTCCTCTGGACTATACTCTTTGTCAATCATACCTCTATGCATAATTCCATTATCGTCTTCCCAATCTTCCCAAAAAAAGTCACTAATATTAACACCTGCTCCGCCTGAGCCTGCATCAATCCAAAACCCCAAAATATTTTCGTAATCTGCTACGCCTTCTCCATTATATGCCAGTAGAAGTCTCTTCACTTCTCTGATTTGATTTGGTGTAGTCATCGGCGTTTTGTGCTTTTTCATAGCATTTAATAAGTTTACGACATTCTGTATCTTCATTTTCCAACCGACTACTGGATCATTAATATATTCAGCACATAACACAACGGAGTTGTCCTTTGCTCTAGCGCTATCAAAAAGAAGCGCCCATTTACTATTTGGATCATCGCTTCTAAGCTTCGGTGGACGCGACACAGAGTTCCTAATAATAGTAGCTCTTTTTATTGCCTGTCCGTCTCCGCCTTCAGAAGTAAAAATATTTTTATATTCTCTCAAGGCTGCTTCTTTATCTTCTCGCATAGCTTGATCTACCTTTTCTTGTGTCAAAAGTGGAACCGGCCAAAGCTTTCCATGCATCGTCGCCCCAATAACTACATCACTAGAAATATCTGCACAGAAATACCTCTTATCTCCTGCAAACATTTTAATAGAGAATTCTCTATATTTCTTAAAGAAATACTGGTCTGTGCGTCCGGCCGACGAGCAATACAACAACTGGTTTGGAAACGGCGTTGGCTCCATCAACAAATCTTCTGCACTAAATCCTTTGCCTGCTTTGAATTCAGAGTTCTGAGTTGTGAATGGCTCAGATGTGTGAAACAGTTCGTCTGGGGCATTCATTGCTTCATCGTACACATTGAGATTGCTTCGCTTCGATCTGTTATTGTCAAAGTTTCCATTTAAAGTAAAACACTGAGAGCCGCCATAAGTCCTCACTGTATATGAAGCAGGATTGTGTATCCACCCATTTGAATTTGCTTGATTTTTTACCACATTGCTCTGGAATATATCATTTAAATTTGTAAATGAAGATATATTTTTAAGAGCAAACGCTTCCATTTTTAAAAACATTTCAATACTTTGAGAGCCGACACCTGCAAGAATATATGCTTTAAAATTAGGGATTAACATCATTTTGTCCATCACAAATAAAGAGGCCAAAATACTTTTACCGCCGTTTCTTGAGCATGCCCATACAGAAAATGGGGTAGTCCAAGTGGAGTCAAAACAATATCTTTGATAATCTAACAACTGAACATTAAAAATTTCCTCGCAAAATCTAGTTGGATTTCTCCGTCCCCATTGTAAAAATTCAGCGAGCTCAAATTTTTCATTATATTTTTTAGTTGTCATGTTATATAAGTTTGGACGAACAAATGGGTGATCATATCCATAATCTTCAATGATGTCATTAAAAGTTTTATAATCTTTAATCAAAGATTCATTATATGACAGGATGTCACTCATTGTCGACCACCTGCCCATTTTCATCAATAAACCCTTTTCCCTTTAAAAAGTCTTTTAAATCCTTATTTTCAACCAATAAAACTCTTGCTCTCTCTTGCGCCTTGTCTCTTTCTTTAGTTAAGCTATCAACCAATTCCCTTCTAATATTTCCAATTTCATTCATTACATTCTCATCAAATCCAATTTGGTCAATTTGCGCTTTCGCACTAATTTCAGCAACTTGTTGCATGCCTCTACAGTAATCAATGTCATAAGTATTAATCTTAGCGTTTCTAAATCCTATCAAATCTAATTCTTTCATCTTCCCAGTAAGAGTGTTCTGCCCTTTGCTTTTAGAATTGTTATAATTAATACTAATGCCATTATCCTTAGCTAACGCATTCGCGCCACTTAATAGTTTTGATATTGTGTCAGCATGTTGCTTGATAATACCATTATTATTGTTTAATTTTGAAATATTTGAAGATAACTTATCAATAGCGTCATTAATCTTTTGTATTTGATTAAACGCTTTAACTATCTGAATAACTGCGTTCATTTTCATTCCGTCATTTTTCGTTTCATCATCAATAAAACTAATCAACTGCGCATACAGAACTGGTTTGTCTTCCTCAATTGGATATTTTGCAAATGGGTCATATCCAATTATTCTAATTGCATCCTTCCTATTAATTGCATATTCTCGCTCAATTTCTTTCTTTCGATCTTCAGTAACAACATATGTATCAGAATCATCCGATGTCAAATTAACTCTTTTTCCTATATCTCCATCATGCCATCTTAAAGTTTTATATTGTTTCAATGAGCAAATATTTTTAATATAAGCTTCCCATGTGTCTCCGTGAAGAGCTCTATTGCTAGGGTCATTCCCTTCCACATAACTGGAATTAAACAGATTTTCGAAAAATGGCTTATCCAACCTTTCTAGGGCCTCAATAATTGATTCCTTTGTGCAATCTCCATATTGTCCAGTTTTTGGGTCATAGTTCCTTGCTATTTTCTTCGCGCAGTCCTTACACATGTTCGTAACCCCAGTCCTAACCAACGGATCTGTACTCACATAATATTCAGACCTTTTCTTCACTGTATTGCAATAAGGGCAAAGATAACTTGGCTCTTCAACTTTTGGTTTTGGCCTACCAGCTTTTTTTGCACCGGTTGGTTTTCTTCCGGGTTTTTTTGCAGTAGTTGGCATCTATTATCACTCCCTTTGTTCTTTTTAATAAATTTATTATTCTACTGCTTCTTTCTTTGTTTCCTTAATTTGCTGATCGATCTCAGCAATAGCTGCGTCAAATTTTGCATCCTTAACAAACACAAATACTGTTTTATCTTTTGGATTCTCCTTGGACGGCTTGATATCACAAATAGTGCAACCCATCTTAAGGAGTCTACGAGCACAGCCCGGATTAAAGATTAATTTTGTACTCTTTTGTTCCATTTTTTATTTCTCCTTCATAATTTCTTGTTCCTTAAAGTTTAATATTATAAGTGCAAATTTTCCCATCTTCTTTGTTAAAAATGCACAAAGTTTGAGCAGGATTTGCATATAATCTCTTATTATTGGCGTAGTCATCAGTTCCACACAAGGAGCTCACCATTACATTATCAATTCCATAAGAATCAATTGTCTCAGAGTGATGCTTATCCCCAGAAAACACATATTCAACATCGAGTCCATATTTCTTGCCAAACAGGGTGTGCATATCCACCCCAAGTTTATTGAAGCGTTCTAGGTCTCCATGAACTGCAACGATATCATGACCGAGTACATTAAAGAAAATAAACTCATTAATATTATTGTCGCGAACATGAACCTTGTAATTCTTAGCAAGTCTTTGTTTAATCCACCAAGGAATAATCTTCTCCATATTGTCTGAATGGATGCTATCATTCTTATTTTGTACTGTTCTCGCATGATTTCCATAAGTAGAATAAACATACACATCATTAACATTTTGTGACAGCCCATTAATAAGTTCCGCTAAAATTTCAGACACTTCCATCAACTGGTCACAAGTATCTTCTTCAGAGGCAACTCTTGCAGAAGTATGTATGCTTCCGTGTATAAAATCTCCAAGTAATACAACATGAAGAGTTCTTATCCAATGTAGCTTTAAATATTCGCTTGCTTTCTTGAATAAAGTGTTAACACGGGCTAGACACTCATTTGTATCATATTTATTCCAGATATTATCTGCAACCATGCCGAAATGCCAGTCTGTCAAGACAAGAACTGCTTCTTCATTAGAACCAACAGGCAAAATTTGATTCGTACTCAAAAACTTGTCTTTGCTTAAATTCTCAGCCGCTTCAATTAATTTTTCTGTCAAATGTTCGGCTCTCGCATCACTTGCAAGCAGCTTATTATATTCTCTTCTCTGGTCTTGAAACTGCTTTTTAACCTTATAAAGTTCTTCTCTCTCCGCTTGAATCTTTTTCAGATACTCGTCATCTGTAAAAACTTGCTTCTCGCAGCTCTTAAGACCATGCTGAAACATTTGATATTTTTTACGATAAGCGGACTCCCCGTAGTTTTGATCGAGAGCAGCATTAATAATGTCCGCAACTTGCTGCCACGTCATACCAGATGACTCTTTTAGCGAACAAATGCGGTAAATATACTGTTCTTCGCTCTCTTGCGCGGGATTAAAGTTAATTATCTCCATTCCTTTTGTCCTTTCTCGCATATAACAAAAAGACGAGGATTATTCCTCGCCTTTAATGTTCTCATTGCATGCTGCTCTAATTTTTAACTGATATGCCTGTGTAAACTTAGCCACCGGATAAATATGGTCATCACTAACCGTTCTCTCACCAGTTCTTGGCTTGAAAGTTTCCTTTCCCTTAAAAAACTTAGCATTAATATTAAGCCCTTCAAATAGCTTAATTGTTGCCAGATTGTCAGGTGCAGACTCCGATAGTAGCTGAGTAATTACAGCAAAAGTCGCATCATAAATGTCCTTCACTGCACCCTGATAATACCCAGATTCCTTTGCTACCATTTTAACTAGATCTTTCTGTTTATAAACCATTTCAATCTCCCTTTCTTGTTCCTTTTATATAATATTAATCAATACTTACGCAAGCTCTTCGCCATAAGCAATACTGAGCTTAACGTCTTTATCATTAAAATCCGCAAATAGACTAATTAGCGGAATATATTCGCCAGTGTCGTCGTTCTCAACAAACACCTGATTGTCTTGAATGTGAAGAATTCCATTTGCCTGAACTGTGTACTTGCTCTGAATTTTTGCTGCCATAATCTTTTCTCCTTTGTATTTTATAGTTCATCTGCCCACGAACTAACAATACCGCGATGGTTGATATTTAGCTCGCAAACTTGGGCATAATCTTTATCTTTAAAATGTTCAATATATTTAACGAATCCGCTATTCTCTGGATGATGGTACAGGTCGCATTGGCCGCTATGTCCGATAACTATAGTTTTCGATGTATCAGAAACTCTCGTAAGCACTTTTTTTAGTTCGTCTACATACATATTCTGAGTTTCCTCAACAATAACCACCTTGTTCTCTAAATTGCATCCACGCAAGTACACATGAGATACGCAATCAATATAGCCAGTACCATTCTTTTGGTTTTCTACACCTTCCTGAATAATAGCCGTATATGGATTAATACCAAGCTTTACTAGAGCGTCATATAAAGGAGCAGTATAAATAGAAATTTTTTCATCTGCGCTACCCGGCAAAAACCCTAATTTTTCTTCCTGCACAGGACTAACAATATAGACAATCCCGTCATACGCATTATGCTGAACCAAAAGGTTTGCTGCAGCAACTGCCATAAGTGTTTTGCCACTTCCTGCTTTGGAATTGGCGAACACAACCAGCTTGTCTGGGTTCAAAATAGCATTCACAAATTCTTTTTGGGATTCGTCCATTGCTAACCCATAAAATGGATGCCCTTCAATGTCTCTTGGTGCATCCCCATATTCATTAATGACTGTTTTCTTTTTAGTAGCCATATATGCCCTCCAGATTAGAATAGCTCGTCAATATCACTCACAACTTCGTCAATAATACCTTGCTCAAGCGCATCATCCTCATCAAGATACCAATCATAAGGAGCTCTCTTCTTGAACACCTTTGGATCTACATTTGTATGCGCAATGAAGAAATCAGTTACTTTCTTTACGAGTTTGTCACCGAACTTCTTCATTGACTCTGCCTGCTCCTGAGTGCCGCCATAGTAACAAGACCCAGAATGAATTAGCACAGAGCTACCCGGCATTGCATAACGCTTATGCCCTGCAGCGAGAATATCAGCGCCAGCAGAGTAAGCGCAGCATAGATTAATTGTCCAAACAGGCGTTTTACTAATCTCAATAAGCTTAATAAAGCTCCATGTTACAGATACATCACCGCCCGGAGTGTCAATGCAAATCTTAATTGGCACACGCTGTTCAACAGGAATATCTTTGTCCTCCTTGTTCCAGCGAATAATCTCCTTAGATAGTTCTAGAAGATTCTCATCAATCTGCTCATCAATATAAAGAATGCGATTCTCAATATCCTTATAATAATTTCTTAGCTCCGGGTTTGGGAGCTGCAGATTCGCGATAGACTCTGGAATGCTTACAAATAGTTCTTCTGACATATACGTTTTCCTCCGTTTCGTTCTTTTTCTTAGTAAAAATTCGTGTCAATGTATAGAATACAGCTTCATGTATACTATCCATTAGGAATTTTTCGACCCCTGATTTTTCGCATAGCCTCATGCAAATGCGTATGATTTTTGCATGAGGCTATAATTTTGTATTGTGTCAAAATGGGCGACCTACTGAATTTTATTCTTCCGTTTTTCATATGCACGTTTATTTTGTAACGATTTCAGCTTTTTATCGTGTTTTTCTTTACATGTCTGGCACCTGCAAGTCTCATTATCAAATTCGCTTACCTCAACTACTTCACCGCAATCAATGCACCATATTTGCAGTGGGGGAGAAGCTGCAAGAGAGCAGTCGGTACAGACGTTATCGCTTGCTTTGCGCTTCATTAGTTTACCACAGCGAGTGCATCTCTTAAATTCTTCTTTGCCTTTCCAATTCAGATATACATACGCTAATTCTTGACAGTCAACTTCATTCAAACGAAGTGCTTCTTTTCCGTCTTTCTCTATAAAATTGACCCACAAGCACTTTGTATCATTTCGCTTTGGGCAACTTATTAGTCCCTGAACGAGAATATAGTGCAGAATATATTCTCTATCATCTGCAGGAACGGATACTCTTGCAATTTTGCACAGCTCCGTAACAGTATATCTAACAAGACCACCTGTAAAATTAGACGATGTCCCATAAAAATCATTGATTTTTGCTTGCTGTTTTGCCATACATAGGAGTACAAACGTCATTTTTTCTGCTCTGATATTGTTTAAAGTTTCTATCTTTTTCAGCTCATTTTGAGTAATAACAATATCATCTAACTCATAAAGTGCTCGCTTTTTTGCTCCTTTAATTGCGTTTGAAATAACATTTGAATAACTTGCTTCATCAAAATTAATTTGATGTTTTGTCATCCATGCAACAGTGGAATTATAATTCTCGTTATCGTCTTTCCCCAATATTTGAGAATTATATCTAGTAATATAACCAATCTTCTTAATGGCCGACTTGACGTCCTGATTTTTACCAAGTAACAGATTCATTGCATATTTTTTCTCATTCAATACTATCATGTTCATCACCACCAAATTCTTTAGTATACAAGGAAAATGTTTTACCACAGAATTCTATGTCACCATTTTCATCTTTGATTGGAAATTGCATTTTATTTCCACTATTTCTTAATACATTTTTAAAAATTTGTTCGCCAGCAACATCCCAAGCAAAAGATTTATTCTTACTAGACGTATAACAAACATCGACAACAATATTAGCGAGTACTTCCTTATTCTCACACACAAAAGCGCATTCTTCAGAAAATGTATCCTTAAATTGAGACATTACAAGGTCTCTTTCTTCTTTGCCAACATCATTTTTCTTAACACCTTTTAAAAAGACTTGGATATTGCTGTTATACTCTTCATACAATGCTTGTACCGCATCAAATTCTTCCTGAGAATATTCCACATCGCTCTTTAAAATAGAAGCATCAAAATCCACGTTTGGCAGCACATCTGTCGTCTTAAACTCGTCCTCAATCTTCCAACAAATTCTGTTCATTGTGCCGGGAGCTCTACTAACAGGAAGATATTTTTCATAATTATAGATAAATGTTTCTTCTTCGTCAGTCAAGTATTCAGATGTACACAAATCTTCTAAGGTTTTGCCGAACCTTATTTTACAATTTGATCTTACAGATTTCATGTATTTATCAAGTTCTGATTTTAACTGAGAATACCTATAAATAAAAAACCATGGCTTTATATTTGCTGCTATTCTCGTATCAATTTCTTTATCATGCAATATTTCAGGCGTGTCGCCTGACTTTGGCTTGTGCATTCTTGTCTCTAGCCATTCTTTTGGCACTGGCCTAGCAACAACCCCCTTAATGCGATCGATGGCATTTTGTTGATAATTCATCATTGTGTTGATTCTATCAGTTAGTCGCCTATATTCTTCGCTATCTGGCTCAAACTTCTCTCTCAAAGAAATCATATTTGTTGCTTTGTTAGTTACACTTCCAATAGAATCTCCAAAGCCATTAATGTCTGAAGTAATAAAATCTTCTTCTACTGGAACCTTCTTTGGCATTTTATCTTGCACACACATTAATGTTGGCTTGTATTCAAACGCCTCAATAAGCACATGTGTATCACTTGTGAAGAAACTATCAGAATCGTAGTCAGCGCCGTTGCATCTGATAGCAGTAGTGTCCCAACTGTTAAGAATACAGCAAGTTTTGATATATCTATACCATTTTCTCATCTCTTGATTGGCAACAACATTAAGCTTACAAACATTTTCAATTGAAGTCATTGGTGCACGGAAGGCGACAATCTCATTGACATTTTTATCAATCCAAAAGCGATGATAGCATTCCCCTGCATGTAACAAGCCTGTAATATCTAACCCAAACATGCTCTGTAATAGTGAATATGGGTCATTTCCTATAATTGCATAATCTCCTTCAACATCTAGAACCCCTATTTTTGCAGTTTTAATGCGTTTTTGGATCATCCTACTAACCTTAGAACGCACATAAGGGTCTTTGATTAGCTCTGTATTTGCCATAATTGCTTTGCACATGGGCTCCATATGCTCAACATTATTTTCATCAAGCCCAGTCCCGCACATATAAAGAATTAACTTTCTCCAATCCAAGCCAAGACATTCTTTGATTTTTGTCACCGTTGGTGCAACCAACTCATCAATTTGCTCGTCTGTGAATTTGAAATCTTGCAAATACTGATAATTTGTTGTATGAACATTTCGCAGCTCACGAGGAGCACTCTTGGCTATGCAAAAATCATATTCATTCTCTTTACAATTGCGAACATAATCTTCACATCCTGCGTAAGAATCCCATAGCTTTAACATAGAAGTTGTCAGAATTAAATCTGCATCCCTTACGTCCCTTTTATCTCCCCACGCATCAGTTATTTCATACGTGTGTGCCACTTCTTCAGCGAACTGAACAAAAGGCACCGTGAATACCATGCCCTTTAAAAATGCGCATCTGGTATTATATCCAGAGAGCGGTTCAGTACCTTCTCCCAATAATTCTGCCCACTTGCCACTCATTTCTGGAGAAATAAAACCCATGCCATCAGAAACATTATAATCAATCATTTCTTCGTGTGGCTCGCTTACACTTGGCCAATCAGGATTTTTTTCATTCCCAGTATCTTTAACTATTCTTACAGGGTAGTTAAAATGCGTTTCTGCATCTTTTACTACAATGATACGTGGCCATGGTCTTTTCTCGTCAGTAAATGACCCTACTGTGATACTAGCGGAGCACTGCAGCGCAAAATATGCAGACAACTTTGCTGGAATAAACTTGTAATTGAGCTCCATCCCATTATAAGTTTTTACTGGCTCTAAAAGATTGTTATTCTCATCAACTTTTGGCCCGAGATAGCGCCCATTATTAATACGACTCATAATCTCGTCATGCAAGTTTTCGTTGATAAACATAATTGTGCTCTTTTTAATAGAACCTGCGGTTCCAAGTAAGCGAACATAAGTTACGGTTTGTGGCTCATTGCCGTCATCATAATCAATAGTAGCCTTAAATTTGTTCTTGCATACATATTTGTAATCTCCCGGAGAGTCCATAACAAGCATTACATAATCTTGCTGAAACTGCGTTTGATACAAATTATTGTACAATCTACGGATTTGCGCCTTATTTTCTGGCGTATTGTCCAATTTCTTCGTTTTTTGAATAGCTTCTTTAATTTTAGAAGCTGTTTTGTCATCTTCCTCTTTGTGTTGCAGCTCTGTCAACCATCTTAGCACTTGAGAAGAGCCCAAACTAACAACCATTTGCGGCTGCTTTCTGATTTCATTCAATTTTAGGGTTAAATGCCAATTGTGCTTTGCCAAGTAGCCACTATGAATTTTTAGTACATAAGTTTGATTCTTTTGCTGTTTTGCCAATAAATATCACCACCTACGACAATAATTTTGTATTGTCCTTTTGAACAAGCCTATTATACCACAAACTTCACAAATGTCAATGGCATTTAATCAATGAATGTATAAACAACTCTTACATCCTTGTAGCTTCCACCGTTTGGCACAAGACCGACAAGCAATGGAAGAGCATTATCGCAGAAAAAAGAGCAATATTCCTTATAGCTCTTTGGATCATACTCAACAATAACACAATAATTGATCCCTTCATCACGTGGGATACTTCCATCTAGAATGCCATCCATAACGAAAGAGGTAACTACTTGTTTGTCTTTACCAGAAATGTGTCTATCCCAACGAGTGGGGGCGACACCATCTCTCTTCCAATGCACATAAGCCTTCTCAGGAATACGACCAACATGAGAAATTGTTGCATCCCAATTATAATTAAGCATTTCATTAAGAGTTACATATGAAGCAAAGCCTCCAAAACGAAAATAATGATTACTCGAAATTGCATCAGATGCATCGTCTGGCAAGCCTCGCAATTCACTAATTGGATTAATTACTGTATAACCATTTAGTTGATTTGTGACCCAACCAAATAGCTCATATAAAAAAATATTTCTTTCATCACAAACCCTATCAGTTAATTTATCATTCATTTCAATAAATGCGCTTGGAAAAATATTACCAACCTTTTTCCATGCACCATTTTCTCTTACCTCAGCATACATTATCATTTGCATATATTTATCACATCCCATACATTTCTTTATACTTATACATTTCGTTTATAAGATCATTAAAACTTGGCATATCTTCTGGTTTAAGATATACAGATTCTGTTAAAGGCACATACGATTGCATCACACAAGCATATTGGCACTTATTTGAATCAATATGCATTTTACAACGCCTGTCTTCAGGGACATGCATATCTTTACCACACCCCGGACAATACGCAAAATCTACAACTGATAATGTACCACATTGTGGACACTCTAATAGTTGTGCATTGCCGCACAGAATATGAAAAAGTTTTCTTTCAACTGCTTTCCATTCACTCATTGTAACACCTCCCCAAATCAATACTTCTATTACTTATCCCATTGTAATCCCCTAACGACATATAATAATATGCGTTATCTTCATCTGTGACTTGAAATCCGTACTTGTCATAAACATGTTTTGCTATAATATTGCTTTTCTTTACGGCTAAATTTTTAGCACCACATCTTTTTGTAGCATAATCTAAAAGTTGATAGGATAATCCAAGTCCTCTATACTTTTCATTGATTTCGAGATCGCTAATATTTTTACCATCCCACCAATCCCAAATTTTAAATTCAGCAACACAATTACCATTTTTTGTATGCCATTTATATTGGATTGATGGAGTTTTCCCCAACATTACTTGTTTTGTTGTCATATTAAGATTTCTAAGTTCTTTGTATGTCAGACCAGTCATTGTTAATCATCTTTTGCAAATGGGTCATACTCACTAGGTTTTGCCTGATTTGCCCATTCAACCCAACTAACAACTTTTTCTCTTAATTCATCATCAAGTAAAAATGGCTCACGAACTAGAATAATTTTGCTATTTTTCTTCATAATATTAGCATTATCGACGATCTCTTCATAATCAACAGGATACAACAGCATCTTCGAGTAGACTCTATCGCCTCGACTTGAAATTCTTCTAGTGAAAGACGCTTCTCTAAATTTAAATCTTTCAGTCAGATGTGGATTGAGCTCCAAATCATATTCTTGAATATAACCAATCTTCATCATTAATGCCACTCCTTCGCAAGTTTTTTCTTTATCAGATCTTTACACACTTCATCAAACGTTTTATCATATGTCGCCATTGCTTCGCAATCATTTCCACAAACAAGATCGCATACTGTATCAGTGACATGTGCATTCAACCATATTGCAATCTCTTCATCACTCATGCTGCGAATTTTATCACCAATGGTAAAAGGAACTTCAATTTCACCAGTTCCATTACACTGTTCACAACGTTCACTCCAAACAGAGTAGCTACTAAACTTTGCCAAAAAACCAGACCCACCACACGCTGGACAATTAATTTTCTTCTTCATAATGCACCTCACCCAAATTGATATTCCACATGTCCGCACTTGTCGCATTGATATTGATATTGAGGAGGGTTACTTGCAAGAACCATAGTTTTATTCTTGCACATTCCACCGCCACATTTTGGACAAATATACTTTGGTTCTGACCATTTATATTGATAATCATATGGAACGCCAATAGATTTACGGTATTCATCTGCAGTCGGTAGATCAGTTGTTAGATCAGTTGTAAATACATCATTAATTTTTGCACCATTGCTATTCGTTTTACAACCTGTAGTAGTGGTTATATAAGTTTTATTGGTTACATGATCTGTTGTTTCACGAAGTGGCTGTACAATTGGAAATGTGCCATTAATCATAAAATAATTATTCGGACAATTCTCACAAGGATTAATAATGGATGCATATGCCCCATTGTATTGGCAATATTCACATGGGTTATTCATCTTTTCCATCCTCCTCTGTAATCAGATGTTTATTAAGTGCATCAAAATTCTCGCAATATTCTTTATAGACCTTATCAAGTACATCTTTATCAAATTCAAATTCATTACAAAGTAACGTAATAAAGAACATTCTGTCTCTGGTTTCATTGTAATTTAACTCTTTAATTCTTACTTTAACTAAATCCGCCATTTGTAGTATCATCTTCTTACAAATCTCATAAGATTCATTATCGTGCTCTGCCATTTCCTCTGTGAGCGCTTTTGTATATGGATGCAACATCACATTGCTCAGATACTCAATATCTTCTGCTGTCCAATTTAACATATTTATTCAATCTCCTTTGTTTAAATCATGGGCGGTAGACCACTCATATACGGCATTATTCATATAATCAAGTTTAGAAAAATCATCCATTGCAAGTGCATCATCCATCATGCATAGAAAATCTTTGTCATGCAACGGACAGCCAATACAATCGTGATAAGAATGGCACATTCTCGCAAAATCTTCCATTGTTGCCTTGCTGCTCATCGTATTATCTCCTCCAAATCAAAAAATGTATGATTTTTATCATATATATTTATGTTTTTTGATGTTGTAATGATCAAGTATAGTAACTATACATATTAAATCTCATCTTCAAAATTGTCGTCTAAATCTACGTTTTTTGCGCCAAAAAGCTTTGCCTTATGCTCTTCGCTCATTTCACGCTTCTTTGGAGTCTTAATGGTAATGCCGCGCTCCGATGCAACAAGTGTCATGCAGCAAACAGTACCATCCTCATATACTCCCTGTAAAATTGGTTCCCATCCAACTTTTATCGCCTTATTAAAATGCTTTGGAATGCTCGTTTCCATTGTCCATGTTTTATAAAATGGATCATACCAAAGGTGTGACTCTCTCTCTTCCGGCGTAATTCGCGTAGTTCTAACGAATGTTTTCATTTTAATTCCTCCTTAAGTTTAGATCCATAGGCTATGGAAATATTTTGTAAAATATTTAAAAAATGATTCGAGACACTGCTGACGATATTGATCAATTTCCTGCTGACGCTCCCACCACATTTCATCATCAAGTTTTGCTTCATGCCCATTTTTAATATCGCGGACATAATTTTCAGTAACTTCGTTTTTCTTTGAGCATGTATCTTCATTCATTTCTTGACATAGAAAAATCATTTTATCAAGAATCTGATCCCATTTTGCTCTATTTTCTTCATAGCTTGCGTCAATATCCAAAACTGGTGTGCTAACTTTACAATCACGCTGATATTGTAGCATTTGTGGAATTACTTCCATAAACCATGTGTCCATACTAAGAACATCATAATCCGCCCAGCCTCTAAATGCACGTTGGAACCGATACTTAATTGCAAGCGGCAAGTCTTTAAATTGATGTAGAGTGTGTGGAAACTTATAGTCCTTAAATGATTTAGTTAATTCAAACATAGTTCAAAATACCCCCTATAGTTTATAGAAACATAATTTCATATCCAAATATTTTTTTCTTCTTCCAAAATTTCCACCATGGCTTTGGCTCATAATATACACAAGATATAATTGCATTAAAATCTTTATATTTATCTCCTAGTTTATATGTATCTCCATCATAGCCTATCCATACTACATCGCCTGAACTGATCAAAGCGACTTTCGCATTTCCAATAATTTTCTCTGTATTAATTGGTTTATTAAAATCAATAGTTAAATCAGTGCAACCTATAGGATAATCTTTAGCAGAAATTTCTACCTTATAGACGTCTTTCATCATTAACTCTCCTTGTCCTTTTTTCTAAATATTAAATCAAATCCAAATAATACACTTATGACAATTAATAGTAGAATACTAACGAAAGCAAAACTGGGATAAACTATTAGACTTAATGTTGTTAAAATGACTGAACCAATCACATTATATGTAGAATTTGCTAGTTTAAAGACTTGAACAGGGTAACAAATACCATATTTAAATATGATTTTATACACGCCTATTGGCTTATCAGACTTGGAATCAAAATTCCAATAAAAACCTATATATCCTGAAGCAAATATTAATCCAATTACAAATATTAATCCAATCACACTTCTAAGCAATAATAATAACGTCATCATAACTTAATCCTCCTCCACATCATATCCAGCATAATATCCAAGAATTTCAAGCACTCTGTTCAAAAATTTTAGCCGTTGAATATTTGTCATATCATAATATTCATTGGAGAAATTACTAGACTGTAAATCATAAATAATTGCATCTGTATAACGTCCAAATTCATTGTCCATATTAACCTACTCCTAATTTACTGAAAATATTTCTCCCAAGCAGACGTGGGGCAGTCAAGATAATTAAGATCAATATCATCATTCCATTCAACTTGTGGGCCAGTCTGTTCATCTGCAAAATGGCAAGCACAATTTACAGAAACTCCATTCAACGCATCTTGATCAATTAAAGTTTTGATCTCATCCAAAGATAAACTGTTTTCTAAGTCACATACATATAGTGTCATCTTATAAAGTTGTGCCACAATTATCCCTCCTATAATTATGTATTGTTTACATCAAGCGCTTCTTGTGCCCCAAGAGTTAACAACTTGTTATAATATTTTTCACTTTCATTTGGATGTTTATATGATTTTATTGTTTTCTTACTGTCAGTTTTAATTTTCAATCATCTTCTTCCCAAGTTTTAAATCTTCTGGTTTATCCACGCCAATCCAGTCAATAAGTAGGTTTCGCATGCGCTTGCTAGGAATATAGAGCCAAATTTCTTTTCCATCACGAATTGCAGATCTAAAAATCCATTGGATTAGTTCTGATAGAGCATAGGCATCTTCCTCCACGCGCACTCCATTCTGTGTGAAGAAATTCTTTAGCACAGGACTAAAAAATCTATTAAGCAGATAAGCAACTGCATAGCATTCTCTATAGGTGTTAACCGCTCTTGCGTTACATGCTAGGAATCCACGCGAATATCCTGCGCCACTTAGCTTATTCTTATAATCAGAAAATGTTGTCCACAGATTTGCTTTTGACGGAGTGTTCATTCTTCTACGAAAAAAAGTATTAAGATTGTTCTTAATTTGCTTCATACAATCATTATTTCTATTTCTAAAATACCACGTTTTAGATAATGAATTGTCAGCAAATCCAATTCTATTCAGTTTATCATCATCAATAATATGAATTAAACTTTTGTAATCTGGAATAGAATAAATCACTTCTTCGTCTGTGAAGTGATATGTGTCCAAAGAATCTCCAGCAACATAAATATATTTATATTCAACATTATGATAATCATAATAATATCTTTGCAACTGCGCATCAAACATATAAGTCAAAATATAAATGTCATCAAATGCTTTAAATGCCTCAACAGGAAATAACCACAGAAGGACACAATCTCCATATATAGCCACCATGTTAAGCTCACAAAGCTTTTTGTATTTTTCAAATTCCCCTTTATATGTTTCTGCTGTCCAATGAAGCATATGTCCGTCTACAATTTCAACATACTTTTCTAGTAGTGTATCTAGGTCATCTTTTGTAATATCTAACTCCTGAACAACGTCAGCAACTTCGTCCATAATAAGTACATACCCATAGCTCCGTGCAATGTCAATAATCTCTTGATCAAATTTTAAAAATAGTGCATGTGTTGACACAATGTTATAACCCTTATTAAATAGCTGCTTGATATCATTTAGTTTTGATCCGTGCATTTCTGGTTGTTTAAATTTTTTCTCTGGACAAGAATTAATAATTCTTTGTACTTCATCTAAGAATGGTGTAATGTATAAAATTCTTATATCATCCGGTGTGCTGTTAATATAATTAATTGCTGCACTAGTTTTTCCTGCCCCCGGTAGGGCATCTACAATCTTGACTTCCATAAATTTACCTCCTTATGCCTTTTTACTTGTGTTTGATTGCTACTTGTACATGTATTTTTTAAAAAACTTGTACTTTTTTAAAAAATTGCCAATCTCTTATTCACATGCGTTTTACATTGGTTAGATTTTTTCGGGGCACCCCCCCGATGCTTCGCATCGAATTGTACAAACCGTAATGTCCATCCATGTGTTTTACATGTGTTTAAATGCCTCTCTTTTTTTAATAAAAAGGGTATAAAAACGTGTACAAAATCAGAAATGAGCTGAAATAGCAATGTAACGTATATTATATATTATTATATTATATATACTATAATTTTGTACTGTAGCTACTATATCATAAGATAACTAGTTTGTCAATACCTATAAATAAAAGAAAAAGAGTGCATGTTCTAATACTGGATTTTGTTAACGAGCGTAGCGAAGTTAGCAAAAGCCAACCGTGCGGTAGGAGCGAAGCGACGCATAGCACGGAATACAGGCTCCGCCGCGCAGCGGTGGATACAGTGCAATGGAGAGAAGATGTATATATTAGATATATTATATATTATATAGGATATTATTATATTTAATAATAGATAGTATTATATATTATAAATTATATATAACGTGCTACATAGCCGTCTTAGAAGCATAACACTATAGTGGGGAAGATTACCTTTCCACCAGCATTTCAACTTCTCGTTGCTACGCGCCTCTAAGTTGAAACGTTGCGATGGAAAGGTATCCCCCACACCCCCTTACCAAAGATCGCTAAACAACAACATGCATATATTTTGAGGTTTATAGCATGGAGAGTGATTATATTTATATATATTATTTATATTATATATTATATATTTACATAACTGATATACGTTTTTTTGAGCCCCTCTGCTGTTAAACGCCTATATAACTGTGTAAATCTGCCTGCCAACAATTCTCTATTTGTAGATTATCAATTCTAAGGGTTAAAAATGTGGCATATATGCATGATTTTAGAGGTTGTGATGCTAATAGAGTAAAACTACATAAGTAAATAGTTTTATGCTCCGAAAGTGGGCATTTATATGGGATTTTTGAGGTGAGAAATGGACTGTGAGGATGGAGTAACGCTTATATGGCTACATAGTTCTTAATATAGCACTCGAAGTACGCATATTATAAGGCAATAGTGCATTTATTACAATGTTACTGCAAAATTATTGCAAAAAAGTGCTATTTATTAAGTAATTGTTAAGCAGAAATAATGTACTGTTCGCATGTGAGTAGCTTGCTTAAATAGGTGATGGAGATAATTAACAAGTGTTAAATATATTTTGCGAAAATGTTACGTGGGCTTTTATTTGCGAGGAGAATTAGGGCAGTTTTAGATAGAAGTGGAATAAATGTGTAGCACTTGTGTGATATTTGTGTGGCTTATGTGGCGAGTTATGATATGGCAAACACATGTGAAATGTAGGTGAAAATATGATAAATTTAAGGTCATTTTCGAGTCAGTGTATAGGATAATCACCCTATGGTCTTCGGACAAAAAACACTATATCTTGTAGTTTTAAGTGCCCCCACACCACTATATATGGTATATTTTTAGGAAATTAGCAAAATATCTATTTTGTTGACTTTTCAGCTTGATAGCGGTATATTAAGAGTGCAAAGAGGAACACACAAAAACAAAACGGCGAACACGTTCGACGAATTCTGAACGACTTGAAAAAGTCAAAATTCTTGAACCTTTAACCGTCGTTTTGGTAAAGACTTGAAAAAGTCAAAAGTTACCATTGCAATTTGATCCTTGAAAATTCCATAACCTGCCACAAAAAGGCGAGTCAAGCCAAAACGGCGTTGTGTGAAATGGGCTTGTTATGCACATATGAGCATAATCATTAGTTACCTATTTTTAGGAGAATATGGTAACAACGTTCCCACATGGCAAGCAATATCCCACACACGGGGATAAAGTAGGGCTATTAGGATATTATATAATAGTGAGGCGATAGCGATATGTGGACAGTTATCTATAAATATAGGTGATATCTGACTATATTGTGATAGATTGATATGTATATGTTCATGGTGACAGCATGAACGGGTATTGTATAAATATTAGTGACAATATACATATTATACACCAATAGCACATAATACATTGTATTGTGTGCTACTATGTGGGGATAACTATCAATAGATTATTCCTAGATAGTAGCACATAGCTACAAAAATAATAGGTTGTGACTTACCACAAATTAGGAGGTTATTATGAAAAAAACTATTGCAAATGCACTCATGGACAACATGACCATCGCTAACTCTAGCAAGGCGAAACTCGATGCCGAAAAGGTCGGCGTGGATGAATTTTCCAGCTGGAAATTCGCCGAAACTGTAGCATATGAAGCACTCTATCGCTATGCTTCTGCACGCAACAACACTGCACACATGGGCGAAAATGCGAGTGTTGATGCAACGCTCACAAGCAACGCGATGAAGGCAATCCAGATGCTTCTTGACTGCATCGGTGAAGTCAACGGTCATGCTATCTGCAAGAATCAGTCTATGCTTGACGTGCTCGCAGATTGCGTCATTGCAACCAAAAAGCCCCTTGCCGGGGAAGCTCTTAAGCAGGACAGTATTGTCAAGAATTTCCGTAGCCAGCTCAAGGAAGTCAATGACGGTATGAGTGCCGAATACGTGGAAAAGCTGACTTCTGACTATGAAGCGGCAAAGATTAAGCTCGCAGAGCTTAAAAAGCTCGAGGACTCTTGCACCACTGTATGCACTCGTGTAACATTCAATTCTTTCCGTGCAAAGCTGGAGCTTGCTATGGGTGGTATCGTTGCCGAACAGGATGCTAAGACATGGGAAGAGCTGGAAGCAGAGAAAGAAGAGCGTCGCAAGGCTCGCCGTGCAAAGACTGCTGAGAAGAAGAAGGCGGCGAAAGAAGCTGAGAAGAAGGCTGCTGCTGTCGCTTAATTCCAACAGTACAAAATTATAGGGGGTTCATGCCCCCTTATGCTCACATGGTAACACCTCCACGTGGTGTGAGTGGATAGGTGTAAATGCACTGAACTAAGTTGCCAAAAGATGGGAGGGATGCTATGAAAAAGAATATCATGCGTGTGCTTGCCCTTGTGGTGGTATGCGTCTTGTTTGTAGCCTATGGCAAGTATGTCAAAGCACAAACTATTAAATCTGCTGAATTGGTAGAGTGCAATGACACAGAATATGTCATCTCTTTTGATGGGGATGAGCATATTTACACCAAATAAGCAACAACGCCGACTGTTGACGGCGAAAGAATATCAGCAGAGCAAAGAGTGAGAGCGGCTTAGGCTCTTAGGGCTTGCGTATGTGCAATAAACATACTCCATTCATTCACATGAAGAAGGAGGTATTTTAATGAACAAGTTCGAGCAAATTGGCGTAAACTTACAGTATGACGCCATGAACAAAGAGCAAGCACTCAGGGCTTTCAGATATTCCTGTGAGTGCTGTTGCACAAAAGGTATGTGGCTTAACTGTGAGCACTGTGCCATTTACTGCACACATCAGTTAGTCATGGCATGCTTTGACAGCAAGAAGAAATAACACAATAGGCACCCATGCTCCATGGGCAAGGGTGCCTTATTTATGCCCAAAAGGAGTTTTGCAAAAATGAAAGCATACTACCGCGAGAAGATCCGTTTGCTTGCCGCATTTGGGATTCCCATCACTGAACGGATTGAGAATCATCTCAAAAGCTGCACAAACGAAATCCAAATGGATAATTATTGCCATAGCCTTATTGCTAATTGGCTGGATAAATAAGCGAAAGGAGAAAGCGAAATGAAAAATCTGTGCCTCTGTATGGCTGCACTGAGTGCCGCCGTATTTCTGACATTGATGCTTGCGTGGAGGTGTGCCGCAATTACGACATTCTTTGCGATTCTCGGCATCATCATCTCGCTGTCCAACGCAATTGCAATGACGTATATTGCGGTTGAGCTTGAGAAGGGAGGTAAATAACATATGTTTCAGGTGAAAATCTTCACTGACAACGACGCATTCAGAAGCGAAAGCAAGGATGCGTTTATGGACAAGTACGCACTCGCAAGCGAGATTGAAAAAGTCTTGCGAACAATTCCTGCAAAAATCACTTGCGGCTATGAGCATGGTATGCTCTTTGACAGCAACGGAAACAACGTTGGCGAATGGAGAATTAAGTAAGCGAAACCTTTATCATGCCCACAACGGAAATTTGTTGTGGGTATCATTAAGGGCTTTGCTCAAATAAGAAAAAGGAGGTATAATAAAAGGGAAAAAGAAAAAAGGAGTTGAGGCAAATGTCAGTAAATCTAAAACAAGTTTATAATGCAATTCATGATCTCGGAAGGGAAATAGTCATGCTTGAGTCCCATGATGATGGAATTGGAATTGCTTTTGAAACTGACGGAGGCATAATTAGGTGTGAGTTTGACGGAGCCCGCAAATTGACTGGAATTTTTGTAGACAAAAATATGGATAACTACAAATTCATAAAGGGGTGATCACGATAGAGTCAGACGTAAGGGAAATGCTGGAAGCCATATTGCAAGGCATGGACAGCATTGAAAAGCGAATAACTTCCGAAACGGAGGCATTGCGTCAAGACATCAATAGAGTCAATCTCACAATGGAAAATGAAATTAAGCCAAACATTCAATTGTTGGCTGAAGGATTCGCAAGGCTTCCTGACTTTCATAAAATGGAAAGCGACGTTGAAAATATAAAACGAGATGTGAACACAATAAAAGACGTCGTTACCCAACAAAGCAAAGACATAAGTAAATTACAAATAATCAAATAAAATTTAAAGGCATTTTCTGCAAGGAAAGTGCCTTTATTTTGCGAAAAAATGGAGGAATGGAGATGAAACGTAAAAAAGCAACATACAAAGAACAGCTAAAAGAACTGCAAGATTTTGTTAACAATGATATGCCAAAAATCATTGAATCTCAAAGGAAAGCAATTCAAGAGTTTGAAAAACTCGTAAAGAGAAATAACTTTTCTAAGAAAAGTAAATAACACGACAACACAAAATTATTTTTGAAAGGAAAATGACATCATGAAAAAGATTATTGCCGCCATCCTTGCTGCTATGATCATCCTGACACTGGGTGCCTGTGGAGCAAAGGACGAATTCAACCGAGGGCGAGAGGACGCAAAGAACGGAAACGGATATAATCCGAAGGCAACTGCAATGCAAACGGTAAATGCAGAAAAGTAAGATTAAAAATGGAGCAGATATTACAGCACTTATGAAGTAAAGTATACACAACAATACAAGATTATCGCCTCATAAGGCAGAAAGGGAATTGACATTATGAAAAACATCATGGATAACCGGACAGTTTCTATTGAACGTGCAAAGTATGACGTGATTATTGAAAATGCAAAGGTTCATAAAGGCAAAGCAGTTTACTGCATCACAACTGGCGAGTATTTTCGTTCCGCAAGAGAAGCGGCAGAACACTGTGAAATTTCGTATGGCTCACTGGTTCAGTGTCTTAATGGGAATTCTAAAACCTGCGGAAGCGGCAAAGGAAACAATAATAAAGGGCTGCAGTTCTGCTACATTGCAGATCTTGCAACCGCACTTCCTGCAATTTCAAAGCAAACGATTGAAATGAAACAGAACGGCCTTTCTAAAGAAGATGTCGCAAGACTGAGAAAAGAGATCAATGATTTGAAAGAAGAAATCAAGGAAAAAGATAACAAAATTGCAGCTCAGGCTATTACTATCAATGATTACAAAGCAAAGCTTGACCTTATTTCTAATGCACTTGCTGGATAAGGAGGAAACAAAAATGGATGTAAGCGAAATCATTACAGAAGAAGAGAGATATGTGTTGCTCAATGACATGGAGCAGTTGCTTTCTGAGTATGACTACAAGTTCACAGGTTATGCACTGAACAAAATCATTGACACGTGGGCAACCAACAAGGCAGATCTGATTAAGGCATTCAAGCGTCATCCGAACTATCTCGAAGGCAAATTCATGATTGTATTCAGCCATGAATTTGAACGTAAAACTGACCAAAATGCATTTGAAAAATTCAAAATTTGGTTGCTTTTTTACGCATTCAATGCAGTAAGAGAATTTATGCCAGAGGACATGAAAGACGAAGTCGTATCCGGCGGCAAGAAATATCCAGATGCAGTTTATGAGTTTATTCTTGATTTGCCAAATATGACGAATCAGTATATTGATGACAATATTGTAGAAAAACTCAATGAAATCAATCCAAATCTTCATGCTCACAATGGACAGAAAATGAGCCGTGTTATTAACAAGTTTTGTTCATGGATTTGTTTTGACAAATTGCCTGATTACAATAGGGAATTTGCAAAATATGCGGATGCACTCAACCCGCTGACAATCACAAGGCATACTGTCCTTTCTGTGAATCCGCTCGACTATCTCACAATGTCATTCGGCAATTCGTGGGCAAGCTGCCACACAATTGACAAGAGAAACAAGCGTGGCATGCCAAATAGCTATGAAGGAATGTACTCGTCTGGCACTATTAGTTATATGCTTGATAGTCCGTCTATGGTATTTTACACTGTGGATGCATCTTATAATGGAAACGATTTCTGGAATGAACCGAAAATCAACCGTCAGATGTTCCATTGGGGCGAAGAGAAACTTGTTCAGGGACGCCTCTATCCACAAGATAATGACGGAGACAATTCTGTATACACTCCATATAGAGAAATCGTTCAAAAAGTCATGTCTGAGCTTTTTAGTTTGCCAAACTATTGGACAGTTAGCAAGGGAACTGATGCGGCAGGCAAATTCATTAATTCGGACGGTACACACTACAGAGACTATGACAACTATTCTAATTGCACTTTGAGCCGTCCAAAGGGAAGCGAAAACGACAGATATATCACTGTTGGGCATGATCCGATTTGCATTGAATGTGGAAGCGAGCATGATACCGAAGATTGCATCTCGTGTTGCAGCAGGCCAAGCGAATACTACTGTTCGGAATGCGGCGAGCCAATTGATGACGATGATGTGATTTGGATTAACGACGAACCGTATTGCCGTGATTGCGTGACTTGGTGTGAAGAATGCAAATCATATTTTGTTGGCGAAGGAACAAATGTCATTAGTAGATATGGATATACAATCACCGTATGTGATGATTGCCTTGATAGCTACACATACTGTGATTGTTGTGATAAATACCATCCAAGCGAAATGACTTACTGGATTGATGTAGATTGTGAAAGTGTATGTGGTGATTGCTTCTTTGAGAATTATGGAACTTGCGAATCTTGTGGAGAACATTATAAGCTTAAAGATCTTGAAGATCACAACGGAAATCTGCTTTGTCCATCATGTCTGGAAGATGCAATTGACAAAGAATCAGAAATGGAAGAAGCGGTTTAATAAGGAGGCAAATAATTATGAATAAAGATTTTGAAAAGATTTGTAAGATGTCTCAAGCAGGTCTTAAAAATTATGTAAAGCAAAAGTTGCAAAAGACGCATCACACAGTGCTTTCTAGAGATGGATATGTATATGCACAAGGGAAATTCCCTGTGCTGTTGGTTGCACATCTTGACACTGTGCATGAAAAGCTTCCTAATATGTTCATGTATAGCAAAAAGAACAATAGAGTTTCAAGCCCTAACGGAATCGGAGGCGACGATAGATGTGGCGTTTACATGATTTTCAAGATTCTTGAAAAGTTTAACTGCTCTGTTCTGTTCTGCGAGGACGAAGAGGTTGGTTGCGTAGGCTCAAGTAAGTTTGCAGACTCTGAGCTGGCAAGAAATCTTGAGTTCAATTACATCATTGAATTTGATCGTGCTAACGCAAATGATGCAGTGTTTTATTCCTGTGCAAACGATGAGTTTGAGGACTTTATTACCAAGGAATTTTATAAAACAGCGTATGGATCTTATTCTGATATCTGTGAAGTTGCTCCGGCACTTGGTTGTGCGGCAGTAAATCTGTCATGTGGCTATTACAAGCAGCACACAAAGGAAGAGTACGTTATCCTTTCTGAAATGGAAAGAAGCATCAAGGAAGCGTGCAAGATTCTTGAGCGCACAACGGAGGCCGACAAGTTTGAGTATGTAGAAGCGCCGAGTCGTTATGGAAGTTTGTACAGTTTCAACAATTATGCAGACAGTTATTCTTATGAAGATGTTAAATATGACTATGGGTATTATCTCATTGAGTATGTCAATGCAGACGGGGCAACAGAGTGGTATGACACAGACGCATTCACAAAGGAAGAAGCTGTTGGCAGATTCCTGATGTTGCATCCCGACATTTCATACGGAGATGTTGTTGACGTATGTGTTGACAAAGAATTGTATAGATATTGTTAAAATGCGAAGCAAGAGTTGAAGAAATAATATAATAATGATAAAATAAATAACGGACAATATATAAGAATTGAAAAATAGGAGGTAAATAAAATGATTGTTCTCTTGCTTATCGTTATTGCTTGCGTGCTACTATTCGGAAAGGAAGAAACTAAAAGCGGAATTATTAGCCTGATTGCAGTCCTATTTGTACTTGGGCTTATCGGAATGCTTGCTAACGCTTGCGGAATGCTTTAACTAAAAAACGCACATTTATAAGGCAAAAATAAAGCTAACTTTTCGGCAGTATAGTTTGCCCTGTAAAGGAAGTCACTATCAAAAAACACACATATAACAGGGCAAATTAATGCAAAAACAATAAACAATACAAAATTATAGAGGGAGTGATAAAATGGAAATATCAATGTTAGTTGAGTTCCGAATATTACAAAAGATAAATGGAAAATATATTCCAATTTCAAATAAGGAAGCGAAAGCTGTGTCAATTGGTGGATTTGGCTTTGAAATTAACGGAGCAGAAATTCCATTTGATTGGGATGCTTTCACTGGAACAGAGTGTAACAAAGTGTTCCAATTCCAAACAGGCAAGGGGTTCTTGTTTGATGATTATGAAATCTCAGATTGCTATGATGAAGAATTTGAAGAAATAGGAATCGCAAAAGAAGATATTACAGCAGAATTTCTTGCATCAACAACACATATTGATGAATTCCTTGTGGATTTTGAAGATGTAAATAAAAATGAACAGGCACTTGGAGGATGTGGACAGAATGGAGATGATGAAGAAGAATATAGAATTGAAATTTTGGAAATGAAATTCATAGACATGGGAACTGATGAAGAATATTACGTAAAACAAAATGTGCTTGATAATTATAATAAAGGGATTTAAGGGAGATAAAACAAATGATTGTAACATTACGCAAATTTCTTGAAATTGCGCCAGACATTATATGTCCTTATATATGCATCGTGTATCTTGAATATGAGCACGAAGATTGGGGGACAGATACAAAACAATTATTCAATCCATTAAAAAATATTAATAAACTTGATGATTATCTTGATTATGAAATTGTTGATTTTCATCAAGAATATTTTTATGGAGAGCTTGACGCACAGTATGTTACATTGAGGGAGGTAAAGTAAAATGAAAAAATTCGTAAATGGTTCTTTAAACTGCTCACTGGTTATGATCTGGTTGAGTATGAAGACGTCATGAAAGAATGGAAGGCAACACTCGACAGCGCAAAAAGAATTGCGGATATTAATGACTGCCTCATAAAGCATTCTGGTGAAGTTGTGGATTTGCTGAATAGCTATCTTAATGAGGAAGAAAAGTAAAATGAAAATGTTCACAGAGGAGGAACAAATTATGAACGTATCAAGAGAACTTAAAAAGAAAGAAGCAATTAAACGCATGGAAGCACTCGGACTCTTTGCTCCATGCATTAAGGCATTTAAAAACAGAGATGAAGTGCAGCTTACTGAGCCGACAGGAGGCTTGTACGAATTTAGCAGTAACAAAGAACTCACAGCAAAGGTACAGGAGTTTGAAAAGGAACATAATGCACTTGTGTATCATGTAATTCATACTCCTACAATGGAAATGGACATGTACAATTTCTTGTATGTGTCTGATTATGATGAAGAGTGGGAAATGGAAAATGAAGACATCAAAGATGGGTATGTGTTCGCCTATGTGTGGAACACAACAGTGGATTATTTCAGTGAGTTTGGCAGCATTGCAGTGCAAGGCAGATTTGGTGGACTTGTACGAATTGGCTAAAAGAAATTTATTAATAACGACATATTGAATTTTTCAAGACAGAGGTGATATAATAAGAATAAAGAAAAGGGAGTTGGTATAAATGGAAAACAAAGAATTGCAAGAAGTGGTAGACGCGATAATGCGTGGAATGAACGCATTAGAAGATAGCATGAATCAAAAATTTGCAGAAGTGAATAAGAAATTCGAGGCAATAGATGAGAGATTTGATGCTATTGATAAGAGATTCGACGCAATGGACAAAAGATTCGATACACTTGAAGAAAAAGTTGAAGACTTAGAGGAGGCTATTCTTGATATGGGCATTGTTAAGGCAACCGTAGATAAACATGACCATGATATCAAGAGATTGAAAAGAAATGCAACAATGTAAGAACGAGGGATTTTTGTCCCTTGTCTTATACAATACAAAATTATTGAAAAGAAAAGGAGGTATATAATGCTTTGCATGTATGGTGCAGAAAGCGATAATGTGTGTGCTTATTGCAAAAAACATAGAAAGGGAATGACGGTAAAGCAAGTCAAAACAAAAGAATGCTTGAAAAAAAACTGCTGGCACTTAGTAAAGTATGAAGACCATTCGTGGTGGAAACAGCGTGAGGTTATTAAGGCAAAAAGAAAAGTAAGAAAAACTATGTATTATTAAAGGAGATTAAAATTATGGCACATTGTATTGAAATGAACGATAGCCTCTTTTCAGTAAGAGAAAAACCATGGCATTACGCAACGACCAAAGATAGATGCAAAATCCTTGCGGATGCTCCCAACAGTGCAGAAGCGCTCAAACTGGCAGGGCTTGATTGGACTGTTGAACAGACCCCTGTCTTTATGGATGATGGAACGGAAATCAAGAACTACAAGGCAAACATCAGAAGTGATGATAAAACTGTGCTTGGCATTGTAACGAATAGATATAAAATTGTACAGAATGCAGACGCATTTTCCTTCACTGATGCAATTGTTGGTGAAACGGAAGATGGAATTGTTCGCTATGAAACCGCAGGTTCTCTCAACGGAGGTAAAAGAGTTTGGCTGCTTGCAAAGATGCCGACTAAGAAAGTGCTTGATGACGATGTGGAACCTTATATGGTGTTCTCTAATTCTCATGACGGAACTGGAGCAATCAAGATTTGCATGACTCCGATTCGAGTCGTTTGCAATAATACTCTCTCACTTGCACTTAACACCGCTCAGCGTTCTTGGAGCACAAAGCATGTTGGAAATCTCGATGAAAAGCTTGCAGAAGCGAGACATTGCCTTGGTATGGCAAATCTTTATATGGATGCACTTGACGAAGAGGCAGATAGACTTGCGAATATTAAACTTGATTTTGAACAAATCAATGAAATCCTCGATCAGATGTTCCCTGTAACGGACAATGATTCTGATCGTAAGAAAGCAAACATTCAGAAAGTAAAGGATAACTATTCTGTCTGCTACTTTATGCCTGATATTGCTAAGTTTAAAGGAACTGCATGGGGCGCTGTGAATGCGATGAGTGATATGATCGGGCATAGCGCTCCGAACAGGAACACTGCGAACTATGAAGAAAACCGATGGGGAAAAATCATGGACGGTCATGCATGGATGGACGAGTTCGTCAAGCTAGTTAACGCAAAGGTTGGGGTTGGAGCTTAATGCTCCAGCCCTTACAAGAAAGGAGTTAGCAAAAATGAGAGACCCCAAGAGAATTGACAAGTTCTGTGAGATACTTAAGGTATACTGGCACATGGTTCCCGATTGGAGATTTATGCAGTTGGTATGTAATCTTCAGGCACAGATTGGAAGTGACGGTTTCTATCTGGAAGACGATAAGGCAATGGAACTGATTGAGCAGATGCTGAAAGGAGAATAAAATGTTGATTAATCGCAACAATAATGAGACTAAACATGTAAACTTTGTTTCTTACACTGGGGAATGGCCAAACCTGTGTAGCGGTGTGCTTACACTTGAGATTGACGGAAAGGAAATTACATTTGGTTATGGTTTCAACTCTAAAGATGAATCGACATACAGTCCGTTTTGGAGCAGCGGTGGCGGTCTAATGCCAAATTATGATGGAGCATGGCAAGGTGAATGGCAAATTGATGTAGAGAGAATTCCAGAACAGTTCCGCAAATATGCAGCAGAAATTGATCAAGTGTTTAATGATAATGTTGAGTGGGGATGTTGTGGTGGATGTATTTAAAACGATACAAAATTAAAGGAGGATTTAAAAATGAAAATGACAGACATAGAGATTGAAAAGCTATGGGACGAGCTTGAAGATGTGCCTATCGACGAGGACGAACGTCTTGATGCTGATTGGCACGGTTAGAGTAAGGGAACTCACAGAGAAGAAATCTGGTATTGGTTTGACGAGCATCACAGCAAGGGTGTTGGTTGGCTAATGAATGAAAGAGAAACAGAGTATTAAGGAGGAATTAAATATGAAACAAAGTGAGTGTATATCTGTTATTAATGAACTATTTAAAAAACACATTAAGACAAATGAACAAATTTTTAAGAGTTACAATTATTGCGACCACAGAGCGTGTGATTTGATTATCAACTTTAAAAAAGAAGTTGAGAAGGCGGGGTTCAAATTCTCGAATTGCTATCATGCAAATGGAATTGGAAACAATAACGATTATACAATCTATCTTGAATCACATGACAATGATGGTTTTGTAATCAAAAAGGAAATTGCAAATTTCTATTACTGTTACGGGATTTACGGAGGATGCTCCGTATATGTAAAAGACTTGGCGACAGGAAATAGCATTGCAATTAATAATGCAAGATAAAAGGAGGATTTAAAATTGGGACTTGATATGTATCTTAACAGAATGCCTCGTTACAAGAATGCTACGGCAAGCGAGGTAAGTGCAATTGAAAATTATTTTGATTGGATGAAAGCAAAGAAAGAAGGAAGTAAATATGCAGACTGCACACTTAAGGAATGGTGCAATATTGATGAAAGCGAGCTTCTGAGCAAGGATGTAATTGAATTTTATAAACCTTTCTACAAGAAACGTTATTCTGCTTGGGACGCAGAGCATAAATATGGATACGATAGGATCATGGAGCAGGTTGGCTATTGGAGAAAAGCAAATCAGATTCATGCATTCTTCGTTGAAAACGTTCAGGATGGAGAGGATGATTGTGATTATCATCATGAGTGTACAAAGGAGATTCTTGAAAACCTTCTCGGTATCTGTAAAACAGTGCTTGATTCTTGCACAATGATGTATGGGCAGGTGCATAATGGAGATAAGGGGACTCCTAATGGTTGGGAGCCGATTTATGAAGATGGCAAAGTGGTAATTGACTCAAGTGTTGCAGAGGAGTTGCTTCCTTGTTGTGGTGGATTCTTTTTTGGAGGGTGTGATTACGACGAGTATTATGTAAACGACATTGTTGACTCCATTAAGATTCTTGAAAATGTTCTTGCCACCACTGACTTTGAAACGCAAGCTATTTATTACGTGAGTAGTTGGTAAACAATACAAAATTATTATTAAGGGGCTTGCATAAAGCCCCTGTTAATTAGAAAGGAGATAGTTAAATGGAAAATGCTACAAAGAATTATCAAAAGCGTGAAGAAATTATGCATGAACTAAAAGCAATCCATGTTGACGTTGACACTTACACGACCATTACAGCAATGGAACTTCTTGGTCAACTGGTAACAGATAAATTTTGCCCTCATTGTCATGGAAAGCTCTTGCTGAGTGACCTGAAACAATATGATTATGTTTGTCCAGAATGTGACGAGAACTTCTATAGCGTGGAATGTGGGGAGGAAATGAAATGAAAACAATTGAAAAGACAACTACTATTTATCAAGCACTTGACGGAAAGGAATTTGCAGACAAAATTGATTGTGCGAATTATGAGGCAGAAAAGTACAAGGACATTAATCTTTGGCATTTCGACTTTGCTGTTCCATATGGAGATGACGGTCTTTATTATTGGACTGCTTACAAGGTAAATTCAGAAAATGAATTTAATATGCTTATGGCATATCTCAAATACAACAACGATGATCTATATGGAATTGAGAAGTATGCAGGAGCTGGCTGGTACGCAGTACAGTTTCATGTAGATAGTGTGTGGGCTGATGTAAAAATGCTTAGTCAAGTCGTAAAGGATTTCACAAATATGCTTGCAGAACTCGCAGAAAAGACAATGGATTTTGAGGAGGAATAAATCATGGGAAACGAATTTCAATATCAAATGCTTGATCGTATGAGGTCAGACTGTGAATATTTTTTGGGATATGGAAACAGATGCACAAAAGATTTATGGGGTAAAAGTGTGGATAAGCACATTAAAGCAATGAGAAGAATCTGGAATGAACTTAAAGAGAAGCCTGAGTGGTTGAGCTTGGAACAAATTAACGAGTATGAAAGAAAAATGAAGGAGGAAAATTAAATGATAACAAGATATTGGGTAAATTGTTTTGAAAGAGAACTATGTATTGAATGGGACGATGCATACAAGCATCTTGAAAAGGAAATTCTTGATATGCTTGATGGTTACTATTTCGAATGGCATAGCGTAGAAGAAATTGAAGACCCTGAGTACAGAGCATATGTGGAAGACTCATGTTGTGAAGAATTTATGATGACTCGCCTAAGTGAAACCTACAACATGTGGGATTCGTGGTGGGTTGAAGGAGATGAAGACGAGAACGGGAATGAAATGCCGACGTACAAAACTCATAATCATGGCTATATTGCGTATAGCAGAGCACTTGAACTATTGAATAATACAATTAACTATTGTTCCGACAACGGAAATGTAGAACTTGCCGTTGTGCGTAGAGATTTGGATGCCATTGGGTTTACCAATGAAGAGCTTAAATGGCTTGGATATCATTGGCTTGTGGAGGATATGTAAAATGAAAGACTATGCTGTTGTATTTACCTATTCGTTCGATACTGACGTTGCCGTGTATCTGTTTGACACATTGTTGGAAGCAAGGGAATTTCTGTTCAAGTCGTACAAAGAGGAACTGCGTATTGATACAGAAGAAAATGGATGGAGCTCGGAAGGTTATATTCAGGAAGACGGAATGTATGCGAAGATTACCAATCATTTTCAGGATGAAGATGATGATGTAACGGAATTTCACATTGCAAATGTTTATTACTAATGGAGGTATATAAAATGAAGACTTGGAAAATCCCTGTATGCTGGACAATGATGGGGACTGTTGAAGTAGAGGCTAGTACATTGGATGAGGCAATTGAAATCGCAATAGATGACGATGGGGTTATTCCTATTCCAGATGATGGTACATTTCTTGACGGTTCTTGGGAAGTAGATTGCTTTGACGAGGATTATCTGCGTGAATGGTATAACGGAAATCAGGCGGATGAGGAGGTAAAGTAATGGTACATTTCATGGGATGTGACAAGGACAATGATGTTTATGATGAACTAAACAAAGGCGATAAGCAACAAATGGAATCACTTGCGAAAAGAGTTGCAGAAAAACATAAAGTCACAGAACTCAGAAGCAGTTGTGGAGATCCATATGATTGGTTTGAGTTGTGGGACGATGAAGATGAAGATTATATTAAATATCTATAAGGGAGCCATGTGGCTCCTTTTTACTTGACACAATACAAAATTATTGATATAATAGAAAAGGAGAAATATTATGACAAAAGAAAAGAAATTCTTGACTAAAGAAGAGTATGTTGATTATCTTGCCAACAAGTCAAATGAAGTGCATCTGAGTACATCAAACAGAAAGACCGGTGGATGCTGCAACGACTTGGCTTTTCCAACTTGTACGTGTCGTGAGGACGCACCTTGTAAACATGGCGGTTGCTATTGTATGAAGGGAACGCAGCAAATGAGTTCTGTTTTGGCAGCATATGCAAGAAATCTCAGACTGTACAACACGGATCCACAGGATTTTTGGGAACAGGTTGCGTTCAAGGTGAAGCATAATCCGCTTCCACTATTTAGATTCTTTGATGCTGGGGATGTACCCGATTATGATTTCTTCTGTGGAATGGTCGAACTTGCAAGGCAATTTCCTGATATTAAGTTCATGTCGTTCACGAAAAAATATAGCATTGTGAACAAGTGGCTTACTGAGAACGGAGATCTGCCAGACAATCTCAATATTATTTTCTCTGCATGGCATATTGGATGGAAGGTAGAGAATCCGTTTGGTCTTCCTGTTGCATATGTGGATTTTAAAGACAAAACTCTGAATCCTGAATTCCCAAAAGAAATTACTAGTTGTCCGAATCAAAAGGATAAGACAATTACGTGCAGTAGCTGCCGCAAATGTTGGGACAAGAGAATTGAAGCGGTTAAATTTATTCAGCACTAACAATACAAAATTATTTTAAGGGTGTGGTATTAGTGATTATTTGTAGAAAATGTCATAAAGCAAATGACACATACAAGGAAGCAGAATTTGATTATTGGCAATGGTTTGACGCAACAGAGAATTTTGACGATCCACATGGCCGCTTCTGTGATGTATGTGGAAAAGAGTTTGAAGATGGTGAGGCAGTAATTCTAGTTAACGAATAACAGAAAGGAAATGACATAATTTATGACAGTCGATATTTACAACACTGGGAATAAGTACAAAACCATTTATATGGATCCACCTTGGGCAGAGCAGGGTGGCGGCAAAATCAAACGTGGTGCAGATAGACACTATCCACTTATGAAGACAAAAGATATTGCACAGCTCCCAATAAAAGAATTGGCAGACCCAGATGGTTGTCATGTTTATATGTGGGTAACTAATAATTTCCTCAAAGACGGACTGTGGCTACTTGAACAATGGGGATTTGAATATATAACTATGATTACATGGGTTAAAGATAGGCAAGGGCTTGGGCAGTATTACAGAGGGTTGTCTGAGTCTTGTTTATTCGCCACAACAAAAAAGCGTTTGCCATATAAGTTAGATGAAAACGGAAAGCGTTGTCAGGGAGTTACGGCATTTTTTGAACCGAAACGAGAGCATAGTCGTAAGCCTATAAAAATGAGAGAAATGATTGAAAATGTAAGCCATTCCCCCAGAATCGAACTTTTTGCCAGAGAATCTTTTGATGGTTGGGATAATTGGGGGAATGAAATTAAGGAGGAAAATGAATGAACAAATATCAATATTATGTAAATGGAAAGCCAGTATCAAGAAAGGAAATGATGGTAGAACTTAAGAACAAGTGCTATAAAATTCTACACACTGAATACATTGGCGACATTGGAATCAATACAACAGAAACAGATGAAAAGAAGTTCAATAGTTTTATGAGAAAGATTGAGCAAGGGCACATTGTGCTGATTGATAATAAAACTTTCCGAAGAAAGAAAATTTAAGAAGGAAGAAGAAAAAATGATTTATGTAAGTGCTGATTTTCAATGTCCTGTTACTGGAGTGCCGGTTATCCTTATATGGAATGAAGATACTTGTGTTGTAACAGCAAAGATTTGTGATTTCGTATGGACAACATGGAAAGAAGATAATCCGCTAGACAGCAATGAAGATTTAGAAAAGGAAACAAATAAATGGTGCCAGCGATTTTATGGATACGCAACCTCTTTTGAGGAAGCAAATGATATCGCAGAAAAGTATGATTGCTGGTTTTAGTAGAGGTGGAGGATGGAATATTATATTAAACAAATTGACAAAGCAAAGGACATTGATGAACTAATAGAAATTGTCGAAGAACATGCAGCATTTGACGATGGAATCACTAACAAAGAATATTGCGAGATTGTTGAGTACGCCAATATGAAAATTAAAGCTTGGAGGTATGGAAAATGAAATTTAATTGGAACGGATTTACCGAAGAAGATTTCGTTGATTACTGTGCAAAAATGGAAAATAATCAAGTCTGTGACGGTGATTTTATCGGATGCGTAACTGTTGGTGATTTATGTTTCGACCTTATCGTAAGAGAAAACGGCAACGAACTTATGCTTGATTATGATTTGTACATCGGGGGAGTCGACGATGGGTATGGATACGGAAAAGACAATTATCCTTATACCGAAGGTGGTGGCGGCAGTTTCGAGGAATCAATGATTGGCTACACATACGAGACTTTTATGAAAATAGCCGAATCTAAATTTGAAGATTTTATTATGAATAGCCATTTCTCAAGTAAATATAATCTTGTAGAAAAGGCAAATAACCCGCTTCATATTTGGTAAGGAGACTTTAAAATGAAAACATTTGTATTTGCAATTTACTTGAACAACAGCGATTTGGTAGAAATTAAACTTACTGCGGAAAATTATGGATATGCAGTGTCAAAGGTTAAACAAATTCTTCATAATTATGTGGACACAAAAGTTACTGGTTTATATCTTAATGATGAATATTAAGAGATTTTTGGAAAATAAGGAGGATAAATGATTACTAAAATTATTAAGATGGCTCCTAAGAGATACTATATTATTGATGGGGTTGAATTCCCGGCTAACAGTCTCTTTTGTACTCTAGAAACTATTATAGAAGGAGATCCTGAAGACTTAGAATATTACTTTTATGATGTTGCTGAAAAATTGGCCAACCTTGGTTATCTTGTAGAGAAGTCTGGTTATCATGAGGATATTGTATATTACGATACAGAAGATAAAAAGGCAGAAGCACTTTTCAAGGAAATTTTAAAAATGTAAGCAAGAGGCTCGTGAACAACGAGTCTCTTTTTAATTAGAAAGGAAATTAATTATGAAAAACTGGTGGCGCATCCCGGCAACACAAGATGCAGAGTATGATGAATACGATTACTATTATACGGAACTTCCGAAAAATGAAGCGAAATGGGAGTGGTATTACAAAAAATGCGATAGTTGTGGAAAGTATCATCGGTTGAATTTCTACTCTAATCAGTGGTTTTATACTATGGATGGTGGAGATTCGCTTGATTATACAAGCTGCTGGAAATGTGAGCTTGGTGATATGATTTGGGGTGTTAAGAATAAAATTAAAAAGGAAATTGAGGCACATAAACTTGCATTTTCTCTGCTGAATAGAAAGCATTCTATTAAGAGAAATATTGAACATTATAAACTTGGGCTTAAGATTGCTAGGAGTTGAGGCTCGTAAATAACGGGCCTCTTTTTTTATTGAAAGGAGATTAATATGGAAATACACTATGTAGGTAAAAAAGCTTTTCGACAACGACTTGCAGAATTTACTTATGACGACAAAGAAGAAGATAGATTCTTCGCGATTGCAAATGCAATGGAAGTGAAAGGATGGAATATTGATGTAGGAGTGCAAAATTGGGCTGCAATTGAAGTTGTTGATCGTAATGAATATGAAGAAGTAAAGTCAGATTGGATAGATTTAAAAAAAGCAATTAAATAAATTAACAGAATATTATTTATACACAAAATATATTTTGATGAACAGTCTTGACAAAACAAAATTATAGCGTTATAATCATAATAACAAATGAATGATTATAGTTTTTGAATGGAGGTATTCCTTATGAACAACCAACGCAGAAAAAAAATAGAAATTCTATCCACGGAAATTGAAAAACTTAGTAATCGTATCCAAGATATTTGTGATGAGGAACAAGAATGCTTGGATAATATGCCAGAAAATCTACAAGGAACTGACAGGTATAGCAAGGCAGAAGAATGCTGTGAACAGCTTGAAGAATGTATTGATTTGCTTAGTGAAGTGATTGACATCATGGAGGAGGTCGTAACGTAAATGAATAATGGCATCATGTGTGATTATTTTGACTATGACGGAATTAGATATTATGCTGGTTCAAAATTTAAATGTAACAATTTTGTAAAGACAAACGTTCAACTTTTTCCAGAAATTGAAGTCACATTTGTCAAGTATAATAAGAAGTCTAATATTTGCCGCATTCGCAGTAATGTTGCTATGTGTGAATTTGAGTTCGCGCTTAGTACTTTTACAGACAATATTATTTGCGTCACTTGTCCTAAGACAAAAGAAGTTGTAAATAAAACAAATGAAAAATATGAAAATGACAAACAATATTATCACTGGGTCGAAGACGGAGAAGACTGTTATAAGGCAAAGCCAGATGCCATTGGACTAGGTTGGGTGTGGTACATTTCTCTTATGGTAGTTGCGACGATCTTCAAGGGAGCTCTTGGTCTCTGGGCTCTTATTACGTTTGTTTTTGTAAGATGGAGAAAAAAGAAAATTAAGGAGGGATAAAAAATGACAGGCAGGACTGAAAAGGAAATTGCGTCAACTAAAAAAATGCAAGAAAAACTGAAAGAACTTCCTAAAATCTTTTCTGAATTTTATTATTATATGTGTTCAACAAAATCTTATACAACAGTTGAAAGATATATTGCATATGTAAGGGAATTTGCAGAATTCTTGAATGATGGGGACATTCCAAATAACTTTTACAAGAGAGTTACTCCGCTAGATATTAACAAATATTTTGCGGCAATGAAGAATAAAGAAAGCGCACATGGGCATTATAATACGAGTGACAGTATTCGTGCGACAAAATGGTCTGCGCTGAATACTTTCTTTGGATTTCTTAAGAGTAATAACTATATTGCAAATAATCCAATGGAGAGAACGGAGCGTCCAAAAGTTCAGGATAGACCAGATGTCGCCTATTTGACAGAAGAAGAGATGCAAGCAATTCTAGACAATGTAAACAAACTTGCAAGCACAAAGATGAAAAACAGAGATTTGGCAATTATTATGCTTGGACTTACAACTGGACTTCGTGTATCAGCACTTACGCAAATTGATATTAGCGATATTGATTTTGAGAATAATACTATCAAGGTTATTGAAAAGCGAGGAAAAACATGTAATATTCTTATTGGAGATAAGGTAAAGGAACAGCTCGAATTGTGGTTACAAGATAGAAAAAAATATTTTAGCATGACAGATTCCGATGCGCTGTTTATTTCTAGTTTTAAGAAAAGAATTACTAGAGATGGAATCAGGGTGATTCTAGAGAAATATAGCAAAGATGTTACAAATAAGCATGTTACTCCACATGTACTAAGGCATTCTTGCGCAACAAATCTATATGAGAAGACAGGAGATATTTATCTTTGTGCAACAGTGCTAAATCATAAAAATATTGCTACTACCATGAGATATGCAAGTATGTCTAAAGATAAAAAACAGAAAGCAGCAAATATTTTGAACGACATGATTTAATAACATTTGACAGGGATAATTTTGTACTGTACAATATAAAAGAAATGAAAAACTCACAAGGAGTGTGATTATGTGTTCTATAATGAGGAGGTTAAAATACAATTCATAAACGATTATAAGAGAAGTAGAGTCGTTAATGAAACTTCATTAACTGGAATGTTTAACAAGATATATAAATATGAAATACAAAATAAAAAAGATTGCAATAATTTTGCAATTGAAGAAATACTGGCCATGTATCGTTGCTTCAAAGCGAAATCTGTGCACGTGCTTGAGAATTACAATGTGTATTTAAAAAGCTATGCAGCGTTTTGTATGCATTATGGTTTTGGCATGGAAAACAATTACGCAAATATTAGTAAGGCCATGCTGCAAGAATGTCTTGATGAAAATATAATTAAACAAAAGTTCTTGACAAGGGAACAGTTTGACGAGGTAGAAGACGAATTATACAACTATACAGACAAGGCGTTGCTGGAGTTACTATGGGAAGGCATTAGTGGAAAAAGCATGGAAGATATTGTTTCGTTAAAGAGAAGTATGATAAGTGAAGACAAACAATATATTTGTTTTGAAGACGGACGAAAAGTAAAGTTATCTGCAAAATTGTATAATTATTTAGACAAGGCATTTGCAGAAAAAGAATATATGTGCTATGGGGTAACTGTTAGAGTTAAACAACTAATTGGAGATGATTGTTTATACAAGGAAATGGATAATGCGTATACAGTAGACTCTGATGACAAGTTTTTCCGTTGGGTATATAGAAGAATTCAGACATATAGGAAGCACGTAGGATTGCCATTGCTTACTATGAAGACAATTGCGGCGTCAGGGCTTTTATATAAAATTAAACAAGCAATGGAAAAGAATAATCTTGGGCTAAGAGAATTTTTATATACAGAGGAAGGCAAAGCATTGGCACAGCAATATGGATACAAGTTAAATTCATATGTTGATGTTATTGCCAACAAGTTTGCAAGTCTGGTGTAGGCCGTATTATTGCGGTCTATAATTTTCTTTTGTTCAACAATACAAAATTATAATTAAAAAATAGTTGCCGAACATATGTTTTTGTTGTATAATTTTTGTATAATATATAAACAAAGGTAAATTATTTTACATTACAAAAGGGGAGACATAATTTTATGGAAAAGAAAATTGTAAATGACTTACATAATCTAAATGGTAAGAATGGGGAAATAACAATACATCATGATTGGTATGGAAATCAAAAAATTAGGGGAATTTTCCATATTATTGATGATGGAGAAAGGATTGGTGTTAAATTGAAAGATAATGAAATCTTTTTATGGAACAATGAAATTACAAACATTGAGGTAAGTGGAAATTACGCAATGATCAAAGGGGAGTCCATGCAAATTAAAATCGAAATATAAAATTTTTCGCTCTCTGATAAAAAAGCTTGACAAGACACAATTATTATGGTATAATGCAATCGTAATGAAAAGTAATACAAAATTATAGTCTTTTCAATTGTCAAGAAAGGGGGATGAATAATGAATGAAATCAGAGAGCGTCAATGTTCAATGCCAGAAATGTGGAACAATTTTTCAGGTTGATGAACGAAATAATTATATTGAGTATTTATATATACAAGCGAAATGTCCATGCTGTGAGCACGAAAATGATATGTTGAATATAGGGAAAGACATTTTAGATAAATACACATATTATAATGTGGTCATGGATGAAAGATATTATAGGTATTAATTTTTATTTTATTAAACAATACAAAATTATAGGAAAAGGAGACTAATAAGACATGGCAAACAAACTTTTTGAACTTCCACAAACCAAGGGAACCTTTCAGGTTAGAGGAATTGTAAGCGGAGTAGAGAAGGATAACTTCTATACAGAAAAGAAGACCAAGACAGGCAAGGATTTCCGTATGGTTAACTTTGGCGTAGAATATGAAGACAAGAAGACAATTTATCCTTCGCTTAATGGTATGCCGCGCGATAAGGTATATTTTAGTAAGAAGGATGAAGATGGCAAGACAGAAGTAAAGGCAATTGCTTGGAAGGATAGAATTAAGAATGCACCAGAGGGATATCGTATGATTGGTGTACTGACTGGGCTTAAGAAAGTTCCGGGAGAGAATGGAAAGCTCAAGAATGACAATCATTATAGAACAGAATATGATGCATGTGAATATATTAATGAAAATCTTAATGATGGTGATTCTGTTTTTGTTAAAGGAAATCTAGAATTTGGCAGTTATACTAACAAAGATGGGGAAGTCTCTCGTACCACAAAGTTTGTTCCAACACAGGTTTCTCTATGTCAGAAGGATGTTGACTTTGAGGCGGAAGATTATGCTCCCGCTCATGATTTTACGCAGACGATTATTTTTGTTGGTATTGATCAGGAAAGAGAAAACGACAAGCCAACTGGTCGATTTGTAGTTGATGCAAAGATTGTGAATTATAACTCTATTGAGTCTGCTGAATTTATTATTGAAGATGCAAAGCTCGCAAAGCAGATGCGCAGTGGGCTAAAGCCTTATAATTCCATTCAGGTTCATGGGCACATCAATGTTGTTAATAATGTTGAAGACATGAATGATGAGGAAGATGATGATTGCTGGGGCGAATCTAATGATATGGACAATAAGAGAGTTTTTGCACCGACTCATCGAGAACTTATTATTACAGGTGCAAAGCCATCAACTATTGACAAAGACACATATACTGAAAAGGCAATTGATGAGGCAATTAAGAAGGTAAATGCAGCAAAGAAAGCAGAACAGGATTTCACTGGTAAGGCAGAGTCAACATCCAATGTAGATGATGATTGGGGCGACGATGCATCTGACGATGAAGATGAGCCATGGTAAGAATTCATAAGTCTAGGGAAGAATTAAATCTTCCCTAGACAATACTAAATTATAGACAGCGAAGTGATGACAGATGGAAGAATTAAAAGAAATGAATTCTTCCGTTGATGGGCTACAAGATACAATATATACGGAAGTAAAAGATCCATATGGATTCATTTATATCACAACGAATTTGATTGATGGCAAAAGATATTTAGGCCAAAGAAAATTCTATGGAAATTGGCAAGAATATCTTGGTAGTGGTGCAGCATTTAAACAAGCAATTGACAAATATGGAAAAGAAAATTTTGTAAGAAATGTAATTGATATTGCTTATTCTGCAGAAGAATTAAATGAAAAGGAATACCATTATAGTGTTTTCTTTAATGCTGTTGAATCTAACAATTGGTATAATCTTGTTTATGGTGGAGGAACAACGCAAGGATGGACTCCAAGTAAAGAAACAAGAAAAAAGATATCAAAAGCTGCAAAAGAAAGACTTTCAGATCCAAATAATCATCCAATGTATGGAAGAGTAGGATTAGTAGGCGAGAATAATCCCCAGTTTAAAGTTTCTCCAAAAGAACGCATGGATGAAGAAACATATAAACAATGGTATGAAAAACATAAATTATATTGGGCAAATCCAACAACTAAAGGCAAACATATATGGATAGGAAAACAACATCCCAGTTTAGGTAAAAAATTGTCAGATGAACAAAAATTGAATCTATCAGAAAAAGCAAAAGAAAGATTTATAAATTCAAGCAATCATCCAATGTACGGAAAACATCACACAGAAGAAGCAAAGCAAAAGATGAGTGATTCTCGTAAAGGGAGTAATTGGTGGAAGTGTAGAAGAATATATTGTATAGAATTAAATCAAATTTTTTGGGGAGCAAAAGAAGTACAAAATTTATATGGATTTGATCCAAGCTCTATTACAAAGTGCTGTAGAGGTAAACAAAATTATACGTATAAACATCCACAAACAGGCGAGGCATTGCATTGGTTGTATGCGGAAGATGCAATTGAAAAAGGATATATCACACAAGAAGAGTTAGATAGATATATAAATAGTTTAAAAGGTAAAGGAGACTGATATTATTATGGCTTTATGGAAGAAAAATGAGGTAACAGTAGATATTACTAACTATCGCCACTATTGGAGAGCACCAAAAAAATGGGGCAAAACTACATTGTTTGCAAATTTAATTAAAGAACTATATGGCGACATGAGTCATGGCCTATTGATTAGCTGTGGAAATGAGAGAGGTTATCTTGCTCTTGACAATCTAATGGTTGCTGATTGCCCAGATTGGTCTACACTAATGGAAGTCGTTGACGAACTAGTAGAAAATAAGGACGAAAATTCGTTTTCTATTATTGCATTTGATACCGTTGACGAATGGATTTCTATGGCTCAAAAGGAAATTGTGCGTCTTGACTATAAGAAGTCTGGCACCAAGCATGAATTTAATGCGTGTTTTGGAGGTTATGGAGCTGGGCGTAGAAAAGTGGATGAGCTAATTAATTCCGTTATTACCAGACTAGAATCTAGTGGGTACTGTCTAGTGTTTATTGGGCACACTAAGATTAAGGATATTAAAGAGAAAAATGGCGATGAATACCAGATGCTTACATCTAATCTTTCAACAGATTATGATTCGATTTTTGCTAACAAGGCAGATATTTGTATGATGGGTGTTATTGAAAGAGAAATTACTGATGGGCATGTAGATGGTGTTAGCAGATGGATGTACTTTCGTGGAAATGGATATATTGATGCAGGTGGTAGATTTGAAGATATTGCTGACAGAGTAGAAGTTTCTGCAAAGAATTATATTGCTACTGTCAAGGATGCAATTAAGAATTCTATTAAGTCTCATGACGCAACAGACGAATATATTGAGAGCAAATCAAAGCAGGAGAAAAAAGAAAAGGAAGACTATTATAATTCACATAAAGAGGATCTAATGGAAACAGACGAGTTGGATGTGGAAATTAGAAAAGACGAAGAATGCAAGAACCTTAAGGCAGAAATTAAGGGAGTTCTGTTATCTCTTTCTCCTGAAGACAAGAAAGCCAAACGTGCTGCCCTAAAGGAAGCAGGTCTTCCAGACCAGTTCGCCAAGGTTACAGACATTGCTATTCTAAACCAGATTCTTGAAGTAGTTTCACAGTAAGGAGACATAACAAATGAGCGCCACTTTAATTAGAAAATGCGCGTTCTGTGGGGAAGATATTGTTTTAACAAAGAATGATATGCATATGGTTTCTTATAAACAGAAAAGCTATCATACTGAATGTTTTAAAACAATGTGTAATGGGCGAGTACTAAAAAACAACAGGTACTCGTCCATTTATTCAGATGCCTTACAGAATTTAGATCAACTAGAATCAGAAGCAAAAAAGAAATTAATGCATCGTTTTGTGCAAGACGAATTCAATGAGTATTTGATTGTACATTATGATGTTGGGGCATTAAGTCGTCGTTTTTGGTCAATTATTGCAGACGTTCAATCTGGAAAATATAATGGAAGACGGTGCAAGCCAATTGAATTAGAAACATTGTTTGATATGTGGAAGGACTATCAGAAAGAACTAGACAAAACAAATGCATGGAACAAGCGTCATGGCAAGGTGATTGATGGAGAGGTAAGAGTTAACTATGATCTTGCTATTTTAATGAGTAATTATGTAAAATATTCAAAAGCCAAGGAAAAAGCAAAGAAAGAAGCAGAAGAGAAAGAGAAACAAAGTCGCGTTAAAAAGAGTGTAAACATTGATTATAGCAAAATTAAAGCAGTTGAACAGAATGATGGATTAGGGGATATTAGCGATCTTTTGGAAGACTTAATTTGATAGGAAGTGAAAATATGGAACTTGAATTAACTAATAGCCAGTCCGAAATGCTGGTAGTTGGATCGTTTTATAAAGAGCCAACATTATATCTAACATATGGAACCTCAATTGTCCCAAAATATGATTTTTCGGACAAGGCATGTGAGTTTTTTTATCAGTTATTTTCTGATTATTATGTTTCATATTCTGAAGATTTTACCGAATTGAAAATTAATACGTTCTGCAGCATGTCTAAAGAGCGTTTTAAACAATATAGACAGTATGGTGGATATAAGACAATTAAAGAATTAATGGCAATGAGCGACCCTCATGATATTAAGAATTATCTTTCAATATTTAAGAAGTTTTCATTGCTAAGAGCTTTTAATGAGACTGGATATGATGTATCAAAAATTTTGGCAATTAAGAATTTCAATGCATTAACGCCAGATGATATTTGTAGAATTGTTCGTGGCCGAATTGATAAGGTAGCTAATAAAGTACAAGCAATTGATGAACCTGTTGTTCTTACAGAAAACGCAGTTTCATGTATTGATCAATTCCTATGCATGCCATCTATGGGCGTTGCTGGGCCATGGCCATATCTTCAGAAGTATTATAGAGGATTGCTTCCCGGAAACGTTTTGATGACAGGAGCTTTGAGCAATAGCGGTAAGGGCAGAAATCTCGTTTATCTTATTGCGTATTTAGTTCTTGTTCAAAAGCAAAAAATTCTATTGCTTGCAAACGAAATGTCGGCAGAGAGCATTAAATTGAACTTTTTAGTTACATGTATTAATTCTCCAGAGATTCAAGAACTACATGGAATTAAAGATGTTTATAAACCAGAAAGAGAAATTGCACTCGGATCATATAAAGATGATAACGGAAAGTACATTTATAGACAAATGGATGATAATGGAGTGTATACAGAAGATGAAGAGTCTTATAAAAAGAGAATTTATGAAACCTCTTCCGAATATCGTAAGGTGCAACGAATTATGCAATGGGTTGAATCTGAAAGTAGTGGAAAATTCTTGTTTAAGAATATCGGCTCTTGCTATGAAGATGAAGTACTTGAAATGGAAATTAAAAAAGCCAACACAATTTACAAATGTGATGGTGTAGCATACGATACACTTAAATGTTCTGGACTTGAGGACTTTGCAAAGCTGGCCGCAACTGCTACAAAAATTACAGAGTGGATTCATGAAACAAAAATGTATTGTATTTGCACCTTCCAGCTTACAGATTCTGCGCATGATATCCCTATTGAAGACTTAAATTCTCAGGAGATTGCATGTTCAAAGAGAATGATGCATGTTACTGACCAAATGCAAATGTGGAAGCATTTATCAGCAGATGATAAGCAAAACTATGTATATTTCTGTGAAGATGATACTTGGGGAGAACCAATAGAACATGATTTAAGATATGATAAAAATTATGTTGGATTAAGAATTGTAAAGAACAGAGTTGGTTCTAAGAATGATTTGATCTGCTTTGAAGTAGATATGGACGGAAATGTTTGGAAAGAAATTGGTGTGCTTAAGAAGAAAATGTAAAGATTCATTGGATAAATTTTAATATTATGGCTTGACAAATTTAAAATTATATGATAATTTACAGGCAGTTCAAGATAACGGTTTATAAGAGAGATGCGCCAGATGGAGGGTGTTATTAAAATGAGTTTTGATAATCGGGTTGTGATTGTAAGTAATTATGCAACTGAAGCACTTAATAATGAACTGAGCTATTGGGGTGATCGTGGATTCAGGCTAGTTTCTACTGAAATGGCAGCGAATACATGTGGCGTTACAGTTATGTATCTATTTTTTACAAAAGAGGCATAAGATAAATGGATAGATGCGGAACATGCAAGCATTATATTGGTTGTGGAGATTGGAATTTATGCTGTGATATTCCACATCCGACCCCTAAAGAAAAAGAAATGGGGATGACTTTTATATTTGGGCATTTGTGTTATGAGGACACAAGTGCTTGTGACATGTACGAGCCGAAAGGAGCAAACTATGTTAATGAAAATTGCACATCATAATGATGGAAAGGAAAAGTTTCAATCACATACTTGTTATTTATTTAATGATTCTGATAGATATCATAATTTTGACTTAACAAATATTTATGGATATGGCGAAACAAAAGAAGAAGCTATAGAAAACTTAAAGAAAAAACTTGCATATTATTTTGACGAGCTTCATGCGCTAGAAGAGATGCTTTATGAAACAGATGTGCTCGACAACGATATTGTTGAAGTTGATTGTTTAGGAAGAAAGATTTAGTGTATGTGGTGGCAAGATGGAGATTGTATTTGTAACACGGTAGTAAAATTACTTGGATTACTTGCGAATAGTATGGCATATTTAAAAAGTGCCACTTGACAAACAGCAATTCTTGTGATATAATCCAAGCATAGTTAAAAGAAGTCAATATGTGATTCAAAAAAACGAAAAAAGCTATTGACAAACAGAAAAACATATGGTATAATTCAAGCATAAGTCAAAAGACAATACAAAATTATTTAAAAAAGAAAGGACAAAAGAAAAAATGGCTATTCAGTATTATAGCAACCCAAACACGAAGGAAACGTTCGCCGTTCTAAGAGGAACTGAGCTTGATGCAATTAATAAGATTGATAAGTTTCTCAATGAGTTTGACTGTTATATGATTCGTGAGAAGTACATGATGCCTAAGCAGTTTAAGGTTAAGGTCAAGCTTGCGAAAGGTGATGTGTACGACGAGGAGAAGGGCAAGATGCTTGCAAAGGAAAAGCTTATGAAGAAGTATTATAGTGCTTTTGATAAGCGAATTGATATGTTTAGAGCAGATCTGATTGCACTAAACAGTCGTGTATTTGAAACTCCAGTAGAAATTCTTGAAAATACCCCTTGACAATATGAAATTATTGTGGTATAATCCAGAATGTAGTCAAGAGAGAGCCAACTTGATTGATTGAGCCGCTTGAATACATAAAAAGAAAAACCACAAGATGTACTTGACATATGACAAGTAGTGTGGTAATATGTAAGCACGCTAGACAGTACAAAATTATAGTTAATAATTAAAAATCACTAAAAGGAGATTATGAATTATGGCAACGAAGGAACAGATGACGGTACATCGTGCGCTTGCAGAACTTAAGGTTATTGATTCACGCATCAATAATGCAATTTGTTCTGGTACGTTTGTGATTGCGAATAAGCATTCTAATGAAAAGATCCATGGAGTGACTATTAATGAGTTCAAGAACAGCATGAAGTCAGATTTCCAGAAGGTGTCTGATCTGATTGCAAGACGTAATGCAATCAAGAATGCGGTTGTTGCATCTAATGCAGTAACGAAGGTTAAGGTTGGTGACAACGAATACACAGTTGCTACTGCAATTGAGATGAAGAACCATGGGATGGAGTTTAAGAACACATTCAAGAAGTGTCTTGAAGCTCAGTATGCTGTAGCAAAGAATGAGCTTGATAAGAACAGCGGTGATCCTCTTGAGAAGAGAGCAGAGAATTATGTTCTTAGTGTCATTCAGGCACAGCCGAAGGATTCTAAGATGGCTGTTGATTCGGAAGCGATGAAGAATCTTCGTGCTCAGTACATCAAGGATAACACTTATGACATCATTGATCCTATTGGTGTCAAGGATGCCATTGAGCAGCTTGACAACGAGATTTCTAGTTTCATTACTGAAGTTGATGCGGCACTTTCGGTTAGTAACGCACTGACTGTGCTTGATATCGAGTATTAAGCAGCTAACTTGCTGCCATTCGAAAACCTAGAACGGACTTGCTTCGATGGTTTTGACCGATACATTGATGTGAAATAATAAAAAAATTGGTCTTCAACAATATTTTTACTAATGCTAATAATACAGTAAAAAAGATCTAATATATGACTTGACTTAAAATTGATTAAAATTAAGATGTACATATATTTTCTAACTGTAAAGCTTAAAGTTTAAATATCAATGTTCAGAGATCAATGTTCAAAGATTATTTTTTCGTCAAAGTTTAAGTCTTAAAGTTGTAAAGAGGGCTTTTAGATAATTATTAATTAAAATTGTGTGCCCACAAAGTTTTACAAAATCCTTGAGCAATGGTTTGGTTTCAAGTTCAATGGCCATAGGTTATCCACAAGGCTGAATGGTAGCAATACTTGTACGAAAATAGGCTAATGTGAAATAGACAGAATTTTGAGTACTAGCAGAGCTGGGCATCTCTGAAAACTGCCCATTGATATGCAGGTGTGCTGGAATTGGAATACAGAACAGACTTAAAATCTGTCGCCCAGATGGGATTGAGGGATCGTGACCCTTCACCTGCACCACGCGAACAAATGGAATGCGTCAAGTAATGTGTGGCTGGCTGACCTAAGAACCATTGACCTTGGCAAGTCATTAAACTACCATCTATATGGGGGTGTGGCGTAACTAGCAGCCGCGCAAGTCTCAAAAACTTGTGGAGAAATCCGTCCGGGCGCACATCCCGGCACCCCTACCATATCCTCCTTTAGTGTAATGGTAGCACGGCGCACGCAAGGCGCTAGAGCGGTTCAACTCCGTAATGTGTTAGAGCGGTTCGATTCCGCAAGGAGGTCGTCTGGCACGGACGAAGTGCGCTGTGGTCATACAGTAAAATGACAAAGCTCATGGCCGATATGGATGGCGACAAATATGAGCGAGGCAGAACAATTAAATCTTGGGTCTGCAAGTAAGCCTGTCGGCAACAGAGGAGAGCCTTATGCTTGCTAGGTGTTCTAGATGCCTTTCTCCTCATAAATGGGAACTTGGTCAAGTTGCTAAGACACTGGCGGGGACAGAATAGTGCAAACATTAAGAGCACACTGCCGGAGACACGAGTTCGAATCTCGTAGTTCCCAACTTAATATGGGTCAGTAGCGAATCGGCAAACGCAGCAGACTGTAAATCTGCCTCCTTCGGGAATAGGTGGATCGACACCACCCTGACCCACCAAATGATAGTGAGTAGTGCAAATAGAAAAGATAAGAACGAAATAGTACCTTGTATGGTGGATAAACCTATTAATCACTTATTGATTTTATTGGAGTCATGCACGGCTCCGCTTGCTATCATTACCATAGGTCTTTGTGGCAACTGTACGACCTTATAAACTACTAAAGTTGCAATATTATGCTCCGGTAGTTTAATTGGTCAAAACGTGCGACTTATAATCGCTTGTTGGGGGATCGTGGCCCTCTCGGAGCACCACATTAAATTTTACACTGAAGAAGTGATGACATTTGAGTAATGACGTAATAGGAACTAGAATTGGCATTTACGATATTTTATATGAATGTAATTTTAAATCAAATGATGGACATAAATTGTACCATGTCAAATGTTGCGAATGCGGATATGAAACTAATATGCAACTAAGACATATTGGTGATGCAAAAAAATGTACCCATATCAATAAAAATGGGACAATAAAAATGTTTAGCGCTTATACTTGGGAGAACAAAAGAATAGGCGGAATATTCCAAGGCATGATCCAAAGATGCTACAACGAGCATGATAAAAGTTATCGTTGGTATGGGGCTAAAGGAATTCAAGTCTATGATGAATGGATTAACAATCCAAAGTCCTTTGAATATTGGGCTTTAGAGAATGGTTATGCAGACGATTTAACGATTGATAGAATTAAAGAAGATGATAATTATTGCCCTGAAAATTGTAGATGGGTTACTGGATCGAATAATGCAAAGTATAAATCCACCACAAAAATGACTACGGTAGATGGTATATCCCATACTGGAAGAGAATGGGCAGATATTCTTCATGTTGGAACAAATGTTATAAATACAATGTTAAGAAGGTTTCCAGAAGAACAAGTAAAGGAATTCATTAAAAAGCGAAAATTAGATCCGTCAAAGCATCCAACTAGTCATCAAACTTGGTTCCAAGTTTATGAGATTTCATAATTCCCAGATCAAAGTCAACAACAAAGATTGCTGACCTGTCGTGTGGCAGCATATAAATGAGCGACTTAATACATTTTCCATATAGCTCCTTAAAAATTGCTTTAAGCAAAGCGTAAATGCTTATCGCTACTAATCATTAGCGGTTGTTGAAACATAAATGAAACACTGAGGTCGGAAAGGCTCCCGACGCTCCTCTTATGAGGAACCTGAGATGCAGGATACGCCGCCCTGCCAGTGTTTAAAATTATATTATCGTATAGCTTAATGGGAAAGCGCCCTCACTATCAGAGGGAGATACTTGTTCGATTCAAGTTGCGTTAGAAAAATGTGGATGCTATGCACGTCGCGCGCCGCCACTAAACAAAGCGTAGCTGGCGCTGTGGAAAGACACAGAGATCTGCAGGAGTCCCATAGTGGTCGATTGGAGCGGTTTTGTAAGCCGCCAGCTTTGCTCACGTCGGTTCGAATCCGACCTCCTGCTCCACATTGCCAGCTATCGCTGCTTGTAGTTAGTGAGTTGTTTTAGAAGCAGTAAACCCACAAGTATGGTGGGCGGCACACCAGTAGTCGTTAAGGGCGAGATCAAGATGAACTGGTACATTATATGCAAGTAAGGAAGAATTGGTCTTCTCTCATTTAACAAAGCTGAGATACAAAAAGATCGCTACTTTGGAAACGTTCGCTTTGGGGAAATGTGTGTTCGAATCACACTACTTGCTCCAGCGAGGTAACGTCACTTCCATCACGTAGCACAGCGGATAGCAAATAATGAAAGAGATATGTGCACCTAGGCTCTTGTTTGAATTATTTGGTTATGATAAAGAAGGATTGGAAACCTCGCTTTATGAGAGCGTAACTCAGTTGGTAGAGTTTTATAGCGTGAAGGGATATGCTATTGAATACCCTTAGTCGCCAGTTCGAGTCTGGCCGCTCTCATTAAAATATATATTAGGAGAAATAGTTATGGCAATTAAAATAATTAGTAAAGGAAAAGATTTTGATAATCCTATATTTACCCAGCGATGCCCTAAATGCGATTGCGTATTTACCTATCAGAATGAAGATGCTCACAGGGAGCCTACTGGCAGGTATTACAAAGATTTTGAAGATTATTTTATTAAAATGGACGATTGCGACAGACAAGAAATTGCAGTATCTGTTGAATGTCCTTGGTGTCATAAAAAGATTCATATAAAGGATGAATATAAAAAGATATGAAAGATTACAGTGTAATTGCTCAATTTTAATGGAGTATTATGAATTGGCATGCAATAAAATTTATGGATGAATGTTATCGTCCGACAAGTTAATGGGTTCTTGTCGAAGATAAAAACCCTTATTTGATATAACTAGTATGGGTCTGTAATTCAATAGTAGAATATACGCCTTTTAAGCGTACTACGGACGGAGCGTAACCGCCCAGACCCACCATTTATTCTCTTCAGTTTTGCGTCATGAAGATCTATGTACAATCTTCTGCTCTGTTACCTGTTTATGCAGGTTAGATGAATAAAGGCAGAGCTATTTATGGCTGGCGGGAGGTTGGCATCTCAACTTGGCTCATAATCAAGCTCAATTCAGTTCGATTCTGAAGCTCAGCAACCAAATAGCGGATTAGTGTAATAGTAGCACGACAGACTTTGGATCTGTAGGTAGGGGGGCAGAACCTCTATCCGCTGCCATATAAAACAATAAACTAGGAGGAACAAACAATGAATACAAGAACCAAACTACATTACGAGAACCGCATTGCAAAGCTTAAGGCCAAGGGCGAAGTGATGAATGACAAGCTTATCAAGAAGGCACAGCGGCAGATGAACAAGCTGTAACAAAAGTCAATCCCAATTTAAATAGGAACAAAGAGCGCCGTTGGTAGGCATACGGCATATAAACCGCCTACTTGCAACAATTGGTGACGGCCTCACCTAAAACAGCCGGTCGCTACTGCTCAATTGCGGCTCCTATAAATATGCGGGTATAATGTAGTGGTAACATATGACCCCTCCAAGGTCAGATGGCGAGTTCAAATCTCGTTGCCCGCTCCAAAAGACGCCGATTGGGAAGCCTGCTTTATTGTTAAGTGGAAGGATGATAAAAACCTTCCCGCTAACTTGCACACCCAATGCAAGGAATGTGCTTGAGTCTTGGTGCATTGAAAGTCGGATATGGTGCACAATTACAAACTGGCGTTGACTGCATTGCAGCAGCGACCACGAGATGTGGGAGCCTAGCAAAAACTAGGCTCCTTTTTTGTACATATTGTATACTTGACAAATGGCAAGGATGTGATATTATATACTCGTAAAACGACAGTACAAAATTATAGGAGAGAGAAAATAACGTGGACAGAATTAAGAAACTATTGATTATTCTAACATTAGTTACTCTAATCTTGCTATCAATACCCGTCAATAAAGAGAGTAACGATGCTATTCCAGCAGCTCCTGAAGCAACGGAAATTGTTGATGAAGAGACGCTAGAAGAAATATTTATTATGGAACCAGAAGATGAGATTGTTACGACAGAGGAAGAGCAATCCGCCGTAGTTGATGAGGTTGTTGAAGAACAGCCAGAACTGCTTTCTGCTCCGCAACCGCAATATTCAGATAACGATTTAATGCTTCTGGCAAAAGTGATTTACGCCGAGGCAGGTAGTGAGTTCCTTTCTGATGAGTGGAAGATGTGTGTTGGTGAAGTTGTGTTGAACCGTGTAGCTTCACCAGAATTCCCGAATACAATTTACGATGTTGTTTATCAGCAAGGACAGTATCAAGGAGCTAGAAGTGGCTACATTGCAAGGTTAACGCCGAGTGAACGATGCATTGATATTGCGAGACGACTGCTAGACGGAGAAAGGCTTATGGAACCCTCTGTTGTGTTTCAGGCTAATTTTAAACAAGGCAGCGGAGTCTGCAAGGCTTTATATGATAGCCATCTTGGATGGACATATTTTTGCTATTCTAGTAATATGAGTTTGTATTAAGGGGAAGGTTAAATGAGATACATAAAAATGAGTGTATTAGCTGATAAGCTGAATGCACGTGGCGGAGAACAAATTAGCAAAAATCTAGTTAATTACTGGTTTAGCACACTAGGTTACGATGTTAATCTAGAGCAAGCGGAAGATAACAAAAATACAAATAACAACAAAGGAGAAGAAAAACAATGAACAACAATGACATGTCAACAGCTCTACGCAATCAGATTGAGACTATTCGCCGCAAGAGATGGTGCTCCGAAAATGAATGTAGAAAATGCAAGAATTCCTTTTGGTGCAATATGTGTCGGCTACTAGCTTCTGCGGCAAACCATATTGATGATATGAATGAGCAGCTTCGTGCACAGGAGCAAATGGCAAAGGATACTTGTGATCTACTTACACGTCAGCTATTGGAAGCAACAAATACGGCAGATGCCATGCGAGAAGACGTTGTTGATCTGGCTAATGATCTTCAGCTCGGACACGTTTGCGAGACTTGTATCCGGAGAGAAAATTGTCTCAAGAACAAGACGGGTTGGATGACAAACAAGCAGTGCGTTGATTGGGAATATAAGAAGTTTGCTATTGGTGTGGTGAACAATTGTTGTGGACAAGTGAGATGGATGAGCTAAAACCCTGCCCTTTTTGTGGGAGTAGTCCGAATATGCGAATTACTGGATATGGAGCAGTATATGTGAGATGTATCAACTGTGGAGTTGAAACACCTTATTATCAGAATGCTGAACTCGCAACAATGAAATGGAATATGAGGACTGAGTGTTGACAACACAAAATTATAGTGTTACAATTGCTTATGATAAAACAAGTAAGGAGTTGTAACACTATGAAAATGAAAAAATACATAATTATATACAAGGATAGAGGAAAACACAAATGGGCTGAATCAGACAGCTTAGAGATACTACAAAGCATTTTTAGTAAATGTAGTTGGATTAAAGAATACAAAATTATTGACACATCAAATTTTAAGGAGGCAATGGATGAAAGATGGATTACAACAATCTAGATAAGCAGTCCTATGAAAAGGGCTATAAAGATGGTAAGCAAGATGCAGCATACGAGATTATTACTCAAATGAGATATATTAATGGCAATATTATTGGCTCACTTGGATATGAAAAAGTAGAGGATTATCCTGATTATTTGACGGCGTTTCTTGACGGCATTGCAAAGGAATATAATGTAGAAGAAGACGAGGTGCATTAATTATGATTTACCTAGATAACGCCGCTACATCTCCAATTTGTGAAGCCGCAAAGAATATTATCCTTGACAATCTTGATGAATATTACAATCCAAACAGTTCATATGAGAATGCTCGTGAAGTAAAGATTAAGGTCGAGGAAGCACGTGAAAAGATTGCGGCACTAATTGGAGCACAACCTGACGAGATTTACTTTACTTCTGGTGGATCTGAAGCAAATTCATGGGTTTTAAATCATGATTTTACACTAGCATCTAACATTGAGCATCATTCTATTGATCCAGACTATAAATTTAAGGTTGATTATAGAGGAATGGTTGACACAGAGAAATTTGAAAAAAGAGTGAGTGAATTGCAGAATAATTATTTCGGTATTAGTCCGGGTATTGCTTCATGTATGATGGTAAATAATGAACTTGGAGTTATTGAGCCAATTAAAGAGCTAGCAAAGATTGCTCATGACAATCATATGTTGTTCCATACAGATGCAGTTCAGGCATTCCCTCATATGAAAATTAATGTAGAAGAGCTTGGCGTAGATATGCTATCATGCTCTGCTCATAAGTTTGGCGGGGTTAAAGGATGCGGCTTCCTTTATATCAAAGATGGTATTAATATTCATCCTTTAATTAATGGTGGAAGCCAAGAAAGAGGAATTAGAGGTGGCACAACTAATGTCCTTGGTGTCTTGGCTATGGCTGCTGCGCTAGAAGATACAGCAACTCACATGAATGGAAATAATGCAAAAATTGCACGTTTATCCAAGAAGATTAAGGATAATTTATTGAATGTAAAAGGTGTAACAATTAATGGGGCAACAGATAAAAAGCAGCATTTAGACAGTATTTTGAACTTTAGAATTGATGGTGTGCATGGTTCAGATGTTGTTGCGATGGCTGACGAATTTGGGATTGCCATTAGTGCTGGTTCAGCTTGCAATGAAGGCAATGCCGTCCCATCTCATGTGCTAAAAGCAATTGGTTTGTCTGACGAAGAGGCATTAAGTAGCATTCGTGTATCTCTTGGAAGATACAATACAGAAGAAGAAATTGATTATGCTTGTGTAATCCTTCCAAAGGTCATTGAAAGATTGAGATCACTTAATTGATAGTACAAAATTATAGAAAGGATTTAATAAAATGAGTGAACATTGTGGTTATGTTGTAAGAGTAGAGAAGCTTCGTCCACATACTAATGCGGACAAGCTCCAGATTGCAACATTTTTTGGTAATGATACATGTGTAAACCTTGAAACTACGCTTGGAGATGTCGGTATTTATTTTCCTTCAGATCTTCAGCTTAGTGAAGAGTTTTGCGTAGAGAATCATATGTGTAGAAAGAAGCCTGATGGCACACCTGACACTGGATATCTTGAGCCTGACAAACGCAATATTAAGGCGATTAAGCTTCGTGGTGAAAAATCTGATGGTGTTTTCATGCCCCTTAGTTGCCTTGCTTATACTGGAGTAAATCTTGATGACATTAATGTCGGAGACATCATCACTGTAGTTAATGGGCATGAGATTTGTAAAAAGTATATTCCTCGTGGTCGTAACAGCAATAATTACGCAAAGGGCAAGGGCAATAAGACTCGCAAAAAGCATGTACCCGTGGCTCCGCTCTTTACCGAACATGCTGATACCGAGCAGCTTGCATATAATCTTGGTGCTTTTAAGCCCGGTGATGAGATTGAGATCACTTTGAAGATGCATGGCACCTCACAGCGGACTGCACATTTGCCCATCCTAAAGGGTTATAAGCGAACCATCTGGGATAAGTTATTTGGTCGTGAGGGCACTCCTGTCTATGATTGGGATTATGTGTCTGGTACTCGTAGAACTGTCCTAGATGATTGGGATGGCGGTTTCTACGGCAGTAATGCATTCCGTAAACAGCATCATGATAAATTTGTTGGTAAGCTCCATAAAGGCGAGGAAGTATATTATGAAGTAGTCGGGTTCACCGATAATGGCACTCCCATTATGGGCAAGGGCAATAATAAAAAGCTTGATAAAGATTTTGTAAAGCAGTATGGTGAAACTACAACGTTTTCCTACGGATGTGATTGCGCAGAACAAGCGTGGAGAGAAGATAGAGGACAAGATCCTGACAAGCCTCACTCCGATCTATATGTGTATCGCATGACCATGACTAACGAAGATGGCGATGTTGTAGAATATTCGCCTGATTTCATGCGTTATCGCTGTGAGCAAATGGGAGTGAAATGCGTGCCTGAGTTCGTCCATGTAGTTTTGCCAGATGCTTCGTATTTTGATGAGAATCATCCGGTTGGTGAATATGTTAAAGAAATGGCAGAACAATATTATGATGGTCCTGACCCCATTGGTAAGACCCATGTGCGTGAAGGTGTAGTAGTTCGTATTATTAATCGCCCCAAGTTCTGTGCCTACAAGCATAAGAATTATTCATTTAAAATGCTAGAGGGGCTGATTAAGGAAACTGCTGAAGCTCCAGACATGGAAGAAGCGCAAGACGCAGCAAATGATTGCGATGAATAACAATGAACTATCATTCAGATAAATACATAATGAACGGTGTTCGAGAGCATTATAACGAAGCTCTCGAATACTTTCCAGAGGATAGAATTGTTGGAATATTCTATCAAGGTAGTGGCAATTATGGCTTGGATACGCTCACGTCGGACATCGACACTAAGCTTATTATTACTCCAACGTTTGAGGATATTGCAATGAACCGCCGACCTATTAGCACTACACATATAAGAGCAGACGACTCACATACTGACTGGAAGGATATCCGTCTTATGTTACAAACGTTTCGTAAGTGCAATCTTAATTTTTTGGAGATCTTATTTTCTCCATACTGCATTATAAATCATTTATATGCAGAAGAGTGGAACAGATTAATTGAAAATAATGAATTGATTGCGAATTATGATCCTTGTAGAGCTGTTAAAACTATGTGTGGGTTGGCTCGTAGAAAATATGAGCAAATGGAGCATGAATCGCCTTCACACCACGGTGATATTGAGGAATTTGGTTACTCGCCAAAAGAATTTCATCATTTACTGCGCATAGAAGAGTATATTGAAAGATATATTAATGGCGTTTCTTATCAAGATTGTTTGATTTCTGAAAAGGCGGACTATCTCATCAGTGTTAAGCGTGGATGTTATGCATTAGGTGATGCTAGATTGATTGCAAAAGCAGCAATTGACCATATTGAAAGAATGTGCAATAAATTCTTGGAAGACGAATGGCCTACTAATAAAGATGTTGACACATTATTAGATGGCGTACAGTACGAGATTATGAAGATTGCAATTAAGAAAGAGATCGGTGATGAAAATGAATAGACCAACTTTGATATTACTTGTCGGGCCACCCGGCGCAGGAAAAACTACATATGCTGAGAAATATATCTCACAGAATGATAATACAGTTTATTTAAGCTCAGATGAAATCCGCAAAGAAATGTGGGGAAATGAAGCTATTCAGGGGAATAATAATGAAATATTTGGTAGAATGCAGGCTATGGCAGTTGATGGTTTGAATTTCGGTTATGATGTCATTTATGACGCAACAAATATGACACGCAAGGATAGAGCAGGAATTATTTCAGTTTGTCCAAAGGTTGCTAAGATCGAATGTCATATCATCTGGGCAACAATTGAAACTTGTATTGAAAGAGATTCTGCAAGAAAGCGTACAGTTGGTAAAGAAGTTATTGACAGAATGCTAAAGCGTTTTCACGCTCCTTATTATGACGAGGGGATTGACGAAATTAAGGTGATTTTGCCAAACGATTTTAATCAGCAAAAATACATAGACGATTCTATGAATGCAATGAAGATCCCACATGACAATCCACATCATACTTTAGACATTTACAATCATTGTGAGTCTGCATATAAGTATACTGTAAATAACGATATGTGTGATAATACTCTTGCACTTGCAGCATCATTTCACGATATTGGTAAACCATATGTCAAAACATTCATGAATGCAAAAGGTGAGCCGAGTGATACTGCACACTACTATGGTCATCAATGCGTTGGAGCATGGATGGCATATGGTCTTGTTGTAGATAACATTAGAGTAGATATTGCTTGGCTTGTAAGTACTCATATGGCACCATTCCTTAATGAAAAGTATTATAGGAATTTGCCATCATATTTAAAAGCGTCTATAGATTTACTTCATGAGGCAGACATAGCGGCGCATTGATAAAATATTAAATTAACCTCTTGACAATACAAAATTATTGACATATAATGTCCACATAGAAAGGAGAGTGAATACTTGTGGATGTACAATCTTTAAAAGAATATATATTAGACAATGAAAAATTGCCAGAGATTCTTCAGGAGATTGGATGCCACAGTATTCACGATCATGGTGGATATATTACATGCGGAAACAAAACTGGAGACAACAAATCAGCAATTGTTATTTATTTAAATGAAAATTTAACTGTTGTAAATTACACTCGTACAATGACGAGCAGTAAAAGAACAACAGATATCTTTGATTTGATTTGTTATAACGAAGACTATTCTTTTCCTGAAGCTCTTAAGTTCTGTTGCAATTTATTTGGGCTAGATTATTATCAAGAGCCAGAAGAAGTTCCAGAATCTCTTCAAATACTTAAAATGTTACAGCAAATGGCGACAGAAGAAGATGACTTTGATGACACTCCGCTAAAACCTATTCCAGAAAAAATTCTATCTTATTATCTCCCATACGGCAATAAACTATGGGAGGATGATGGGATTAGTCTAAGCACTCAAAAGCTATTTGAAGTTTCTTTTGATCCAATGACAAACTCAATTGCGATTCCAATTAGAGATGAAATTGGGACATTGGTTGGGATTAAAGCAAGAAGAATGGAATATGACCCGGATAGTGGAATGTCTAAATATTTTTTTCTCGAACCATGTGCAAAGTCAAGAATCTTGTATGGTCTATTTCAAAATATAAAATTAATTCAACATACAGGGACAGTATGGGTCGGTGAAAGTGAAAAATTTGTGCAGCAATTGTACGATATGGGGTATTATGGTGTAAGTACTGGTGGAACAAAGATTTCAAAAAATCAAGTTGAGATGTTAACAAGATTAAATGCCAAGATTGTTTTTTGTTATGATGAAGATGTTGATGAAGAACAATTAAAAAACATTTCAAATATGTTCTTAAATGGGATCCCAGTATATGCAATTATTGATAAAGATCATATTCTTGACAATAAAGAATCTCCTAGCGACAATCCCGAAAAATTTAAATATCTAATTAAAAATAATATATATAGTTTGCGTGAGGATAATGACGAATAAACAGAGAAAATTTTTTAAACATGCAAAAGCCGCTTCTGAAATGAGCAGTTTTCCAAGAGTACATATTGGTGCAATTGTCACATGTGGCAATAAAGTTGTAGGTGTAGGTTTCAATAGCAGAAAGAGTTCACCGATTCAAAAGAAATATAATAAATATAGAAATTTTGATTGTTCTGCAACCAATACAGAGCCTCTTCATTTGACACATGCAGAAGTTGCTGCACTTGGGCAGTTGAAATATATGGATATTGATGTTAGCAAATGTGAAGTATGGACATATAGAGAGAATCTAAATCATGAGCTTTCCCCATCTCGTCCATGCGCTGCATGCATGAATTATCTCAAAGACCTTGGTATTAAAAAGATACATTATACAACTGATGGCGGATACGCCGATGAAGAAATTGTGATTAAGGAGAGTTAAAAGTGTATAAGAGAAATTGTGTTGAAGTTAGTGAGGATCTCTGTAAAAAATGTTTTATTAAGATCGCCAAGCCAAGCAAAAAAGAGATTAAGCATATTGTACTAACAGACTATAATGCGACATGTGACAATTGTGGGCGAAAAGGGCCAATTGTTGATTATATTAATGATGAAGATTATTAATTTGGAGGAAATGAAATAATGACAAACGATCAGAAAGAATTGGTTCAGCCGATTTTAAATACGATTACGAACTCAGATATTAAAGAATTTGCCATGGTGCTACTTGGAGATATGCCAGATTACATATGGCACATTGGTGCTTCAAGTACCGGAAAATATCATCCCACTTATAGTCTTGGAGAAGGCGGGCTTATGCGTCATCAAATTGCGGTTGTAAGATTCTTAAATTTCTTTTTTGAACTTGAGCAGTATAACAGTAAGCTTACTACGAGACAGATGGATTTAATGCGTGTAGCTGGATTGTTGCACGATGGTCGCAAAAGTGGTTCTCAGCAAGATTATGAAGCGTCTAAATATACAAGATTTAATCATCCACTACTGATGGCAAATGAAATTAGAAAATATGATGGGAAATACTTAGATCATGAGGAAATTGAATTTATCGCTGATGTAGTCTCTAAGCACATGGGGCAGTGGTCAGAGGATAGGAAAAGCAATGTTGTTCTTCCAAAACCTAACGATAGATTCTCTAGGATGCTACATGTTGCCGATTACCTTGCAAGTCGCAAATGTCTTACAATGGATTTTACAGGATATATTGAACCAACAAGTACAACTATTAACCCAGAAGAATATGTGTTACCATTCGGCAAATATAGTGGGCAGAAGCTCATAGACATCTATAAAGCACATCCTGATTATTGTGATTGGATGGAAAATAATATTCATAAGCGTGATGTTCTAGCTGTTCTAAAAATGGTAAAGGAGAAATGTAAAAATGAAGATTGAGATCCTTGCTGGTGGTAATATTGAAAAAGCATTTAAAGAACTGAATGTAGATTTTACTACAACATATTCTGGTGATCAATATAAAGTATGTGAAATTGATAAGAAGGACATGAAGCGCATGGAAGATTATGAAGGAGAATGGCCTGACGATTGGGGCTGGTGGAGCTTTACTAAAGGATCAAACATGGGAACTCCTTATAATTTTGTTAAGATTAATGGCCGTGATATTATTTGTTGGGAGGGCGATGGTCATTGTAACGATGAATACAATACTCTTCTAGACTATATGAGTAAAGCAATTGGGGCGTCACAGTCAAGAAATGTATGTGCTCTGGCGGTTGATCTTGCTCGTGCGAATGGCATGTCTATGTCAGAACTGTTTAAAATCTATCAAAGATAATGTATTGCATAGAAAAACACAATAGTATATCAAAAAAATATGGCTCCTAGGCAACTGGGAGCCTTTTTGTTACTTGACAATACAAAATTATTGTGATATAGTGGTATCACAAAGAAAGGGTGCATGCATTTGAAATATAAATTAACAGGCAATAATGATACTACAAATATTTTAAAAACAGTATTAAATAATAGAGGAATTGAAAATTATAATGAATACCTAGCGTTGTGTGACAATTGTTCCGACAATTGGGATAATTTAAATTCTATAGATGAAGCAGTAAATTGCTTTGATTATCATTTTTGGAATAAGCATAAAATGGCAATTTTGTCTGACACTGATGTTGATGGAATCACAAGTGCAACAATGATGTATCAATATATTAAAATCATGGACGTAGACTATCCAGTATCAATTATTGTGCATAAGAAGAACAAGTCACATGGTCTAGCATCTTGGGACTTTGATATTCCAGACAATACAAAGTTGTTGATTATTCCAGATGCAGGGAGTAATGATGTGGATGAATGTAAAAAGTTAATAAACGATGGTATTGAAGTAATTGTTCTTGATCACCATCAAGTGTCCACAGATAAATTAAATCCTGCTATTGTAGTAAACAACCAAGCGTCTGATGAGTATCCAAATAAGGAAGCGTGTGGCGCTCATGTTACATATAATTTCCTACAAGCATTAGATGAGTGCTATTGGAATGATATTTGTGAAGATCATTTTACTGACTTAGTGGCATTAGCAGATATTTCAGATGTAATGTCAATGAGATCATTTAATACTCGTGCGATGGTCAACTATGGAATAGATCACATTAACAATAAAATGTTTCAAGAGATTCTCAAGGCGCAGGATTTTTCTACAAAAGGGATTGTGTCTCCATTTACAATTGCATTCTACGTTACTCCTTTGATTAATGCGTTTCTACGTAGTGCTTCATTTGAGGAGCGAGAGTTGCTGGTTAATGCTTTTTGTGAATGTGAAGAAAAAACTTTTGAATATGTAAAACGTGGAGAAAATTTTCCTGTTGAAGAAAATATTTATCAACACTGCGTTAGGATTGCAAAATCATATAAATCGAAGCAAGATCGCGCTAAAGACAAAGCATGCAAGGCATTCATGGCTTCTAATGATTATTCTAATGATAAAGTTGCTATTGTAGATGCGACAGGTGAATTAAATTCAGCATATACAGGGCTTGTTGCAATGAAGATGTCTGAGATACTGAATAGACCTGTACTTCTTGTTATAGAAACAGATAATGGATTTGCTGGAAGCGGTAGAGCTTTTGATTATTGCCCAATTGAAGATTTCAGAGAACTTGTTGATAAGTGTCCAGAGTCTACTATGTCACAGGGTCATGCACAAGCATTTGGTCTTTGTTTGACTGACATTAACAAGGCACGAGAATGGTTTAATGAAAATCTTAAAGACGTATCTTTTGAAAAAATATATGTAGTAGATTTCATTGTTGATGCAGAAGATGTATCAATTTCGTGGTGCCAAGAACTTGATAAATATAAATCAACTTTTGCACATGGAGTAGATGAACCATTGTGGTTGATTAAAGATTTATATATATCTAATGATAATGCCAAAATTGTCGGAAAGAACGATGATACAATTCAAATTTATGACGAGGATACGAATATCAAATATGTTATGTTCAAATGCGATGAATCAAATGAAGTGTTTGATTGGATGAATAATAATTTTGCAGGAGAAGAGACATATATTAATGTAATTGGCACATTGGGTATTAACGTATATAATGGACAAGTTTCTCCACAAGTATTAATTAAAGAATGTGAGATTAGAAAGGATTAATCGCAATGGGATGGAATAGTACAAAAGATAAACTCCCTCCAGACATGGTAGATGTTCTTGGCTATACAGATGCAGATAAATTCAAAGTCGTATCCATTAAGAATGGAGTTTGGAACACTTATATGAATGTACTTTATTGGATGTGGCTTCCTGATAAACCAGATATTAAGTCAGAAGAGCCAACAAAAAGACGTGGTAGAAAGAAGGCGACAGATAAAACATGACAAAAGTTGATCAATATAAATGTGATTATTGTGGAGAAGTTTTCAATGATTATGACAAGTGCCTTGCACATGAATATGAGCATCAGAATGATGATGTGTCTAGAGCAAAATATTTAATCAAATATAATCTAAGAAAAGATCTTTGTGACTATTGTGAGCATAGCTATTTTGTATATGGATGCGAGATTGATTGTCAGTTTAAGAAAAACTGTAATTACAAAAACAATTATGAATTATTTGCGCCAGTTAAACCATTCCATGACAAAAGTATTAAAGGTTATTAAGAAAGGATAATTAAATGAGTTATTGGGATTATGAAGAGCCTATGTGGGAACCGTCTGAAGCAGATGAATTATTTGATGAAATAAAATCAAAGCTTATTGATGCAGCTAAAGACTCTTTGAAGAGTGATATGGAATCGCTTAAAAGACGCAACGAGTATCTTGATAAGCGCAATAAAGAGCTTGAGGACAAATCACTAGAAGTATCAAGAAAAGAGAGTGATCTGGAATATAAATCACGAAATCTTCGTAGAGAAGTAGAAAAAGAATTTTATAAGACTGCTATTGACGATATCTTTAAGGATGCGCTTGAAAAATCTCAGCTTTGGATTGCATATAATAAACCACATGAAAAGCCTAAGTGCGACAAATGCGACGAAAATAGGAAGTGGGTTTTGACTTGGCCTGATGGGACAACCACGAGCAAGAATTGCACATGTTCACAGCCAGATTATTGGTATGAGCCAGAAGAGACATGGATTGAGGCATTGAGATATAGAGTTAATGACGCGAATTATCCATCGGAAAGATATTATCGTCTCGATAAAAGTTATCAATGCACTGGTGACAGCAGATGGAATGATTATTCTTATAAAGATTTTGGGATCCAGTTTGTATATGATAAGTTTTGTGATGATGTTATTGAAAAGCGAGATCAACTCACATATGGTAAAAATATTGGGTTTACATCAAAAGAAGAATGTCAAAAGTATTGTGATTGGTTGAATAAACGGAGTTTGAGAAATAAGCAATAGAAATAAAGATTTGAGGTGTGTATATGAATTGGAGAGAGCAGATTATTCAAAATATTAAAGATTGCGGACAGTCTCTTATGGATAACGCCGAGAACATTGTGGATGGTTACAAGTACGCAAGGGGATTTATTATCACTTGCTATGTAGATGGAAATGGAGAACCACCGTATGTCAGTGTCAACACTGATTTTTATCCTGAGAAGTTTATTGAAAGGCGTATGTAAAAGGAGGACAAAACAATGAATAGTAATGTAATTATTGATAGCCATATTACCCCAACTGACGTAAAGATTTATGTTGAAAATGGCACCCCTTATCTTGATTATACAGGGATATGCTATGCGAGTAACGGTGACAAAATTAAAGTTCATTTTCCAAAAATTGATCTTACACTTACTAATATAACACAAGAAAAAGAATATGAAGAGTGGAAGTATCAGTGGGGCTCAAGAGAAATACTTACAAAATTTAATGTTTGCGCATCAAACGACAAATGGGCTACATTTGAAGTTGTTGAACGAGAAGTGTCAAAGAAACAGCTTGAGAAGGAGCTTGGTTATAAGTTGAATATTAAGGAGTAATTTATGGCAATTTATCCTCTTACAATACGTCCGAGATGCGACACAGAAAATGAATGGATTAAATATAATCCTATATTAAAATACAGAGAGTTTGTAGTTTCTGTTGATAAAAATGGGGCAAGATATAAAATTGGAGATGGAATATCTAAGTATGATAAACTGCAATTTGTATCACTGGAAATGGCCATAACAAATGGAATTATATACTGCACTGGTGGCCAATATAGCCATGTAAAGATTGAACTAATAGATCCAAGAAAAATTGAGGAGGCAAACAATGATCTCTAAGGAAGCTTTTATTAATACTATGAAGCATCTTGAAAATCTGGATACGAAAATGGCAAGAGTTGATAGTGCTCTAAAAGATCTTTGCGAAGACTTTTGTGGATTTTATATTACAGATATTTTTGATATTGTTATTAATTTGCTCGAAGAAGTGTTCCATGACCAAGAAGAATGGATTGGTTACTTTGTATTTGAAGAGGATTGGTTGCATGGATTTAAAATTGGAGATGTCATTGTTAACGATGTACCGGTTATTATTGATGATTGGGGAGACGTTTATGATTTCTTGATTGTTAATATGGAGAAAGAAAATGAGTAGAATTTTTTATATTTCAGATTTACATCTAATGCATCAAAACGTTATTAGGTTTGATAATCGCCCATTTAAAACAGGTGATGAGATGGACAAAACATTAATTGACAACTGGAATTCCGTTGTAAGCAATGCAGATCATGTGTATCATCTTGGAGATTTTTGCTGGGGCAAGAAGGATGATTGGATTAAGTATCTAAAGCTGCTAAATGGCAATATTCATATCATAAAGGGCAATCATGATTTAAAAGAGTTTAGTTCAGATATTAGAAAGTATATTGTAGAAGCTGTAGACTACAAAGAAATCACTGACAACGGACGACATGTAATCCTATGTCATTATCCGATCATGTGCTATAAAGCATCTTATAATCCAAATTGCTACATGCTTCATGGACATACCCACATAACAAGAGAGCAAGCTTTCGTTGAGAAGTGGACTAAGGAGCTAAGAGATAGTAAAAGCTCTAATAGCGATAGTTGTGGCAATATTTTTAATGTTGGATGCATGATGCCGCACATGGAATATAGACCCAAAACACTTGATGAAATTATTGAAAGGAACAATTATGGATAAAACTCCTGAAGATATAGAATTAAAAATTATACAATTGTATAATGATGGATTTGGAACCAATGAAATATCAACAATGTGGAATGTTCACAGAGCTACAGTTCAAAGAATTTTATTAAGGAATAATATAAAATTAAGGAAAAGAAGTCCAGTAAAATATAATGTACATTTTTTTGATAATTATACTATAGAGAGTTGCTATTGGGCTGGTTTTATTGCTGCGGACGGTACGATAAGAAGTGATAGAGATTCTGTAGAAATGCATTTGTCGAAAGAAGACTCTAGCCATCTTGATAAAATTGCAAAAGCAACAAATTTTACTGGCAATATACGTGTTGGAGAAAAAGATTGTTGTATTTCTTTTGCTGGAGAATGGTTTAAAAAATCATTAGAAAATAATTTTGATTTAACATCAAGAAAAAGCATGACTGTATTTGTGAGTGATAAAATACCAAAAAATATGATACCTCATTATCTTAGGGGGTATTTTGACGGTGACGGTTGTGTTTCACAAACTAATAATTATTTACATATAAGCTTTACTTCTGGTTCAAAACGTTTCTTAAATCAAGTTATTGAAATTATATATGATCTCGGAATTAAAGTTAGAAACAAAAGTGAAAAACCTAAAATTCAAAGATATTCAATTCATTATTTTTGCAAAAATGCTTACTATGTTTTGAAATTTTTATATGAAAGTTCTACAGACTTAACAAGACTTAATAGAAAATATTTACTTTATACTGATAGAATTAGTGAATTTGAACTAAAGACTTATTAATATAGGAGGCTAAAAAAATGATTAATGAACTTATTGCTAGACTACAGAAGTGCCCTGAGTATTCGTGCTCTAGATGCACTTATTATGGAACTCCTGCTTGTGCAATCAAGGAAGCAATTGTTGAACTACGCCATTATGAGCAGGTTATTGCTAAGTAACGAGGTATAAATTATGAAAATTCTAGTAGATGAGATGCCATCGCGCCCAATGGATTGCCCCCATTCAGAACTGAGTGGGAATATAGAATATCAATGGTGGCATTGTAATTATGGAGGTTGTGGGTGTAAAAACACCAATAGCTGTCCATTCTTTATGAGCTTTGAAGACTATAAAAATCGAACATATGAACGTACTCGTTTTACATCAATCATGGACTAGAAGTATGAAAGCATATTATTGCTTCTGTATTGACCATTGTTGTATTCTGCTGTAGAAATAAAACAAAATTTTAGGAGGAATATTATGATCCAATGTTGCGAATATGCTTGTCCATATAGAAATTCGTCTTCTGGATATTGTAGTCTAACTGCTTGTTATGAGCAGCCAATTGTGCCAAAGTATGAAAACATGTTAATTTTCCCTCATACTATAGGTAATATTACATATTACAACAAAGAAGAATTGATTAAATGGGTTGAAGACCAGCAGAAATTTAATAAAGATACCAATTATGGAGTAGGAAATTGGTGTTAAGTAACAAATAAAAATATATTTTTAAGGTGAATGTATGGGATTGTTTAAAAAAGCATTTAGAAAGAATATGGTGACTCTTCAAAAATTTAAACCTGTTTTTACTACTGTAGACGGTCATAGGCATACTGGTTTTGAATATAATTATGGAATTGTAGAAAGATTGCTGTGTGGTGTTCCAGAATATATGATGATTGATATTAAAAGTGATGGTTACTTGAAAGATAATTATGGGGTAATGTACCCGCTGGCAAATATTGTGTCGATTGATTGGCAACTGGTAGACGAAAAAAAAGTAGAGGATAAATTTGGAAAATATCAAATTTTCGTAACAACAAAAGATGTAGAACAAATATGCTAAATATATGTGGGTGGGTATATGAAAAATATAACTTTCGAAGAAATGTTAAATATGGAAGTGCAAGACTTGTTACATGGTTATCCGTCAGGCGGTTATACATATTATTATAAAGATGGTGATGGCGGGTATCATGAAATTGTTGAATTGGATCTGTTGCGTGGTAGATTTGTGACGGATGACGGTGACTTCTCAGAGTTTGAATGGGAACTTAAAGAGAGTCATATTTACATAGATGAATGATAAAAATTACATTTTAATATAAGGAGTTAAGGTATATGAATAAGAGTGCATGGTGGGCATGGGCAATCAGAAATAGCGTATGTGTAATTTGCTGGACTACTCTTGCGATTGTTTTTAACAAGTGGTGGATATGTCTTTTCTCCATGCTATTTCTTTGTTCTCTCCAGACTAACACTGTAAAGGAATATTGTAGAATTTGCGACAAATGCGGCAAGCATAGTGAATATGCAGATAACTACGATGCAGCATTAGACAAGGCGAAGAAAGCAGGATGGGTTCATTATGTAGATGGCAATAAAGATTATTGCCCAGAATGTAAGGACGAATTAGACGAATAAGGAGTAACTTATGGATCTTGAAAATTATTTTGTAAAAGCGGTTGAAGAATGTAATATGACCAAGCCTTTAGAAATTCTCAATTGGTATCGTAATCTTTATTATAAAGAAGAAGCGCATACCGAGCATAGAATCATGGCAGATGCAATCTATGATTTGTTTATGGAATATAAGGACGTATTGTGCGGCGATGAGGAGTAAAGCTATGACAGACAATAAAGAATTTGCAACATGTAGTTGCTGTGGGAAAACCGTTAAAAAAGGGGATATGTATTTCGAGGCAGGGTTTTTTGACAGATATGAAATTGTAAATGGCGAATATGTATATAAAGGATACGCGGTTTGTGAAGATTGCCATAATAACGGCAAGTAAAAATAGAATTTATGGAGAAAAAATTGTATGGATTATGAATTTCATGTAGGAGATTATGTTGAAACAAAGGATGGCACCATTGGTTATATCAGCTCTGTACGTGCCACTGGTGATGTATTGTGGATGTGTACTAGCGATGGCCATGGTTATCATGCAGGTCAAGAATATGGGATTATGCATAATGGTGGTTTTCCTTATCGCTATAACCGTATTGGCCAGTATACTTTTACATACCAAGATAAAAAGCTTAAAAAGTTGACAAGTTATGGTTGGAATATGGGCGTATCTGGCGACGATCTTATTTCAAAAATCAACGAGCTTGTAGATACTGTAAATGAATTGAGGGAGAAAAATGGCAAGCAAGAAAAATAAGTTTAATAGATATGCACTTATATACTGTCGAATACGCTCCAAGCATCCAAATTGGAGCCATGGACAGATTAAATATTGTACTATATATGCTTGGAGGAGAATTGGGAGACGGCAAAATGATAAATAAAATTGAAAGAATCAAAGAGCTAACATCTTTGCTTAATAAAGCAGCAGATGCTTATTATAACACCGGCACTACAATTATGGAAGATCGTAAATATGATTCTCTCCTAGAAGAACTTCGCTCACTGGAGCAAGAGACTGGATTTGTTATGATGGCATCACCTACTCATAAAGTTGGGTATGAAGTAAAATCGGAGCTACGGAAGGTTACTCATAATCACCCCATGCTATCTTTGGCGAAGACTAAAAACTGGAATGAGTTTATCGAATATTTTGGAAGCAAAGATGTTATTGGTATGGAAAAGATGGATGGTCTTACTTGCTCACTTCGCTACATCAATGGCGAACTAGTATCGGCAGAAACTCGTGGCAATGGTGAGGTTGGAGAGGACATTCTTCATAATATTAAAACTGTAAAGACAGTTCCGCAGAAGATTCCATATAAGGATGAACTCATTATTGATGGCGAAATTATTTGCACATATCAGGATTTTGAGCCATTTTCTACAGAATACAAGAATCCCAGAAACTTTGCATCTGGCAGCATCAGATTACTCGATTCAAATGAGTGTGCAAAAAGACCACTAACTTTTGTGGTTTGGAATATAGTTAAAGGCTTTGATGATGAGAATAGTTTCTTACGTAAGCTAGTACTTGCTGACGGATTAGGTTTTACTGTTGTTCCGTGGACTAGTTCTTTTGATTGGGATGCGAAGGAATTTTTGGTCAATAAGGCTAAGAAGCTTGGATACCCAATTGATGGTTTGGTTGGACGCTTTGGTGATATTAAGTATGGGGAGAGCCTTGGAGCAACATCACATCATAGTAATGCAGCTTACGCATTTAAATTCGGTGATGAAACTTATGAAACGGTACTAAGAGATGTTGAGTGGAATACGACAAGAACCGGAATTATTGCTCCAGTAGCCGTTTTCGATGAGGTTGACCTAGACGGAGCCTTGACTACAAGAGCTACACTTCACAACCTTTCCATTATTGAGCAACTTGAGCTTGGTATTGGAGATACTATTACGGTGTACCGTAGCAATATGGTGATTCCTAAAGTTTATGACAATCTAATTCGTAGCAATACACTAACAATTCCAAATACGTGTCCTTGTTGTGGAGAGCCTACTGAAATTAAATATACTGATAATAGTAAAGTTCTCATGTGTACTAATCTAAATTGTGCAGCAAAGAAGTTGGCACAGTTTACGCATTTTGTAAGTCGTAAAGCAATGAGCATTGATGGTCTATCAGAGAAGACACTTGAGCTGCTAATTTCCCATGGATTTTTGCATAATTATAAGGACATTTATCGTTTGAAAGAACATAAGAATGAAATTACACAACTGCCGGGGATGGGGGTAAAATCTGTAGATAAACTGCTAGATTCTATTGAAAAATCAAGGACAGTAACGCTTGATAGATTTATTACTGCGCTTGGTATTCCTAATATTGGCTCTTCTGCGGCAAAAGCTATTAGTAAGCAATTTAATGGAGACCATTATGATTTTGTACAAGCATTAGCTAATGGATATGATTTTTCGCAAATTGATGATTTCGGAGAAATTACAAATAAGTCAATTCATGATTGGTGGAATAGCAAAGATCCAATGGTTGAATTGCTTCCTGTTGAGATGAACTTTGTCGTTGAAAATGATGTTAGTTCTAGTTCCAGTCTTAATGGTAAAAGTTTCTGCATTACAGGAAGTCTTACACATTATGCCAATAGGGATGTACTTGTTAAAGCCATTGAAGACAATGGCGGCAAATATGTATCTGGAGTGAGCAAGAAGACTGACTATCTTATTAATAATGATACCACAAGCACAAGCGGCAAGAATAAGAAGGCTATTGAATTAAATATTCCAATTATTAGCGAGGACGATTTTCTTAAAATGCTATCAGAATAAAATTTAGGGGAGAACTTATCTCCCCATTTTTTATGCATTTAACTACTTGACAAATCAAAATTTTGTGATATTATATGTATAGTTGAACAATACAAAATTATAGTTAAGGAGTTGATGCATGATATGATTGAATATAATAATTGCTGTGTCGCATGTGGTGAAATTATTCCTGAAGGAAGACAGGTTTGCCCATTGTGCGAGAGGAAATATGAACTTAAAGATAATACGACTGATAATATTCAGAAAAAACAAAACACATTTGTAAATTACATTAAAAAATATTTTATTTAAGAAAGGATTTTACATTATGGAGAAGAACAACATGAACAATCAGAACGCGACGCTAATGGTTACTAGTCTAGAGGATAATGGCGACTATATCCTCTCGTATATTCCGCTGTCTATTGACATGGATCTGCTTCAGCATATTCTAGCTGAGGGCAAGAGCACTAATAGCGAAGTCGTGCAGTACGTGCTAGATTGTGACGAAAAGACTTATTGGAAGGATATGTGGGAGAGTTTCAAGGAGGAGCCAGAGAATGACGCATAAGCTTTATTTTTATAATAGTTATCACGAGGCACGAGAGCTTGCTACATTTGAGGATGGCCTAACTGACGAAGAAGTGCGTAAGGCTGCGTATAAAGAAATTACAAAGTTTTGCAATGAACGTTACTTCGCAATTTATTATACGAGAATGTGGAATGCCGCAGGAGATACTATTATTGACGTAGGAAGCCATACCGAATTCTTTCACATTTCTCCTGCAGTGAGTATTGCCGAGTAATATACAATACAAAATTATATAGGAGGTTGGTTGAATGAGTAAAAAGTGTACGTGCGCTTATTGTAAGTGAAAGCTGAATAAAGAAGATGCGTTCGTAAAGCATGCTGGTAAACATAATACATATTATTGCTCGGAAGAGCACTATAAATATGCAGTAGATCGCAAGAAGAAAAGAGAGGAATTTAAGAAAAGACAGGCTATGAAAAGTGGTGAGGTTTAATTGGAGCTAACAGATGGACAGAAGAAAGGACTAGAGGTAGCTTGCCAGCGGTATAAAGAACATAAGCCATATACTGTTATTGCTGGATATGCTGGAACAGGAAAAACTACTTTAGTTCATTTTATTATTCAAGAACTAGGATTGCATGAAAACCAAGTTGTTTTTGTGGCATACACTGGTAAAGCCGCTCTTGTGCTTAAACAAAAGGGGAACAAGAATGCAATGACTGCACATAAGTTGCTTTATCATTCTGAAGAGTTACCAGATGGCACATATAGACACACTCCTAGAGTAAAATTAGAGAAGAAATATAGTCTTGTTGTTGTTGATGAAGCAAGTATGTTGCCACAAGAAATGATTGATTTGCTATTGTCTCATCATGTACACACTATATTCCTTGGGGATCCAATGCAATTGCCACCAATTGATAGTGAACAAACTATTTTAGATCATCCACACGTATTCCTTGATGAGATTGTGCGGCAAGCACTTGAAAATCCTATCATTAAACTGTCAATGGATATTCGAAATGGCAAGAGACTTGCATATAGCACTGATGATAAAAGATGTAGGATTATTCATAGAGAAAAAGCATCAGACAAATTGTTGCTTGGTGCAGACCAGATTCTATGTGGCAAGAATAAAACTCGTCATGAATTAAATGAATATATGCGCAGATTAATTCTTGGAAATAATTATGGCAACGAGCCAGTTAATGGTGACAAGGTTATTTGTCTCAAGAATCATTGGAATACTGTAAATAGCATTGGTAATGAGCTTGTTAATGGGACAATTGGAGAATTGTATAATATTTCTATAAAAGAGGTTCCTCCTTATGGTCAAGTCATTTATGCTAATTTTATTTCAGATGATGGTGGAATCTATAGAAATTTAATGATTGATTATAATTTAATAGTCAATGGGCAACCAACAATTAATTCAGAAAATTGGAAAAAGTTTTCTGGATATCCAAAACCATTTGAATTTGCTTTTGGGTATGTAATTACTTGTCACAAAGCAGAAGGATCACAATATGATAAAGTTGTGGTGTTTGATGAGGCGTTTGGGGACAACGATATGAAAAGACGATGGAGATATACGGCATACACAAGATCAGCAAAACAACTCGTTGTTATTATGTGATATTTGACGATTGAGGAGTAAATGAATGGCAAATTTTATAGATATGACTGGATGGAAAATGTGGGAACATGGAGTGCCAGATAGTAGATTGACAGTAATTGAAAGGACAAATGATTATATAAGTCCTCAAGGAAGGCATCGCATAATGTGGAAGTGTGAATGCAACTGTCAAGAACATGGAGTAGTAATTACTTCTACAGATCAAATAAAGTCTGGACGCACGAAATCATGTGGATGCCTGCAAAGAGAATCTTTAAAATATGTACACGAAAATAATAAAAAGCGATGTAAGTATGATGTTACTTCTTTTAACTATGGTGTTGGATGGACTATAAATACTAATCGTGAATTTTATTTTGATTTAGAAGATTATGACAAAATAAAAGATTATTGCTGGAGAGAAGAAATAGATCATACTAACTATCATTTTTTAGGGACAAATATTAATCATAAACATACCATCATGTCGTGGTTAATTGTAGGAAAGTTTTATGATCATATAGACAGAAATCCTTTTAACAATAAAAAAGATAATTTACGGAAATCTAACTCATCTGAAAATGCAAGAAATAGAACCGTCCCTAGTAATAATACATCTGGAATTATAGGTGTACATTGGAGCAAATATTACAATGCTTGGGTTGCACAAATTGGCTTTGAAGGAAGAAGAATATGGCTTGGAAAATTTACAGAGAAAGAAGAAGCTATTCGGACACGTCTAAAAGCAGAATTAAAATATTTTGGAAACGAATTTGCACCGCAACGTCATTTGTTTAAAAAATATGGTATTGAATAAACAATACAAAATTGTTATGAAAGGAGGAGGATGTAATGTTTATTAATTTACATGTCCACAGTGCGATTGGTTCTCTTCTGGATTCAATTCTTACAGTAGAACAAGCTGTAAAATATGCAGCAGATAATGGTCAAAGTCATATTGCTCTAACAGACCATGGGACAATGCATGGATTTGTTGAACAGGTTAAACTATGCAAGAAATATGGAGTAAAACCGATTGTTGGTTGTGAAATTTATGAAGTTGACAATTATCTTGAAAAGAATGATTCAAAAGAATATACTCAGCCAAGATATCATTTAGTTCTTCTCGCATCAAAGCAAGTAGGGCTTCAGAACCTATTTAAAATTGTTAGTGAAGCTGCAACAACAGGCATGTATAAAAAGCCACGTATATCTATTAATTGGATTAAAGAGCACAATCTTGGCGAAGGGATTATTTGTTTAACTGCATGTCAAGTTGGCCGTCTTAGTAGATATCTTGAAAATGAAATGTATGATGAAGCAGAAGAATTTGTAAATCTTTTAAAAGACACATTTGATTATGTTGCATGTGAAATTCAATCACATAAAACTGAACAGCAATTAAAGTGCAATACATTAATTTATCAGTTTGCAAGACATATGAATATGCCATATGTTATTACTACTGATGCGCATATGTTAAGTGCAAATCAAATTGATACACATTCCATTTTTGTCTCTATTGGTGAAGGTCGAGAAACAGGAGAAACGTATGTTGGATGTCATTTGCAAAATGAGCAAGATGTTTTTCAGTATCTCGGAGATTGGATGCTTGAACGAGTAGTCCAACAAGGTATTGATGAGACAGTACATATTGCAAATATGATTGATGATGATATTGACTATGGTCTTGACCATGGGAATATTATGCCAACAATTAATGTTCCAGAAGAGTTTTCTTCTCATGAAGACTATCTTCATTATCTTGTCTTTGAAAAGTTTGATAATAAATTCGGATGGATGAACGAAGAAGATCAAAAGATAAGACGAGAAAGACTTGAAAAAGAATTACCTGTCATTAATGCGCTCGATTACACAGATTATTTTATTATGCTTCATATGATTGCAGAGGCGGCAGACGCAAGACAACTACCAAGAGGATATAGTCGCGGCTCTGGTGCAAATTGTTTATGTTTATTTATGCTTGGTGTTACTCAGATAGATTCAATACGTTGGGATTTGGATTTTTCACGTTTTGCAAATCTTGGAAGAAAAGGTAGCCTTGCAGACTTCGATTGGGATATTAGTAAACGTAGACGAAAAGAAATCATAGAGATCTCAGAGGAGCTTTTTGGAAAAGAAAATGTTGCGCCAATTGCTACTTTTAATACACTAGCTACAAAAGTGGCAATTCGTGATATTGGAAAAGTGCTTAATGAAAGACAAGATTCTCCATACTTTGGACAAATTCCTTATAGCCTTCGTGATGAAGTCACTAAAATGATTCCTACTGTTAAGACACTAAGTGACCTAGGTGAAGAAGTAGAAAAGGACGTATTACTTAAAGAACTTGTTGGCAAAGACGAGAAACTAAATGAAGTTTATAAAAAGTTCCCATTATGGTTTAAGTATGTAATGGAGCTAGAGGGACTTCCTAAGAGCAGAGGTCGTCACGCCGCAGGAACATTGATTACTCCACATCCTGTTATCAATTATTGTCCATTGTGCCTAGACAATGAGAAAAATCCTATGATTCAATTAGAGATGCATGCAGCAATGGATGATCTCGGATTGGTTAAAATGGACTATCTAGGACTAGAAACACTAGATGTCATAGATGACGCATTAAAAATGGCGCATTTAACATGGGAAGATGTAGATATTAATCACCTCAACTTGGAAGAACAAAGAGTTTATGATGAAATCTATAAGAGTGGAAATACTGTAGGAGTATTCCAATTTGAATCTGCTGAAGCAAAAAAGATGTGCATTGATGCACAAGCAGACAACATAGAAGACATTATTGCAATTAATGCAAGCAATCGTCCCGGAACAAAAAACAGTTTTCCTGATTATTGCAAAAACAAATTATATCCAGATGAAACAGTAGTTATACATCCAGACTTAAAAACTCTATTTTCAAAGACACATTCTATTCTTTTATATCAGGAAGACGCTCTGCATTTGCTTGCATATGCTGGATTCTCTGAGGAAGCACAAGACACTGGACGAAGAGCAATTGGAAAGAAGAAAAAAGATGTGATGGCGTCTTTGTATACTCAATTCCATGAAGGATTAATTAAAAAACAATGGACAGAACAACAGATTAAAGATATGTGGGCGTTACTTGCTAAACAAGCAGAGTATAGCTTTAACCGTGGGCATGCGGTTGCTTATTCATTATTAGCATATCTTACATCTTGGCTAAAAACATTTTATCCAGTTGAATTTCTCACAGCGGTTCTAACAGCGAAATCAGGCAATACGGCAAAATTAAGTGTAATCATTAATGAGTGTCATAGACTTAATATTAAAGTTCTTCCACCAAAAATTAATGAATCAACACTTACATTTAAGGCTAAGCCTGAATCAAAAGAAATACTTTTTGGATTTGGAGCAGTAAAAGGCATTGGCGAATCAGTCATCACTAAAATTATTGAGAATCAACCATATAGCAGCTTTAATGATTATATATCAAAAATTTCCGATAAGTCTGCTACAATTGCTTTGATAAAAGCGGGAGCCTTCCCAACTTCTAATAAAATGAAGTTAATGAAAAGATATGCGTCTTTATCATATGAGAGAAAAGAATATAAACCAGTTCAATCATATGGGACGAAAGCAAAACTTTTGATTGAATGGGACATTAACGTAGATGATTATAAGGTTGGCAAAAAAGTAGATAAAGAGACTGTATTGCAATTGTATAATGAGAAGCGCAAAGAAAAGTTTGATAAAGAGCAAGAGCAAAAATATAAAGCTTATATGGAAGACTTCAAACAAAAATATGCAAAAGATCCATTCCTATGGGAATATGAAAGTCTATCAATGTTTTTGACAGACAACCCACTACAAGAAGGAGTAGATTTAATTAATGCCAACTGGGATGATGCTCCAAATGGAGAAAAAACAGTTGTATTGTGTGTAATATCAGATATTAAACGTAAGAAAGATAAAAACAATAATCAATTTGCATATTTAGACTTAATTACTTCTGACAGGATTATTGAAGCAACTATTTGGAGCAAACAGTTAAAAGAATATTTCGGCCTCATTGCAAAGGGCAAGTGCCTTGCGATCCTTGGAAGAAAAGAAGACGATCATTTGTTTGTTGAACGAGTAAAACCATATACAGTATGGCTAGAAAAAATTAAACGAACAAAATCAGTCTATTGACAATACTAAATTATTGTGGTATAATTGGCACGTAATTAAAAGAAAGGAAGTGCGCATATGGACGAGAACAACAATTACGAACAGACTAATAGCATGGAGGAGCAGAGCCCTCCAGCGGCAGAAATGACAGACGATGCTCTTAAAGAAGTAATTAAAACGCAGCTAGAGAAAGTGCAGATGGCGGCTTTGCTCAGTGGCTCGAAAGCAATCTGTGGCGTTGTGCTTCAGTACATCGCGGAGTTCAAGCGTCAACCGGGCAAGAAGTCAGCGAATGATTACAAGCGACTAATTAAGAAGATTGAACATTTTTGCTCAATTAGTCTGGGCAAGGACATTAACGAGAATGGTGATATTGTTGATGTCAAGAAGGAAGAAGAGAATACTTCCGAACCAGAGCAGGATTAATAATACAAAATTATTGGAGGCAACTATGCAGAAGTTTACTGTTGCTCTAGATTGTGATGAGGTACTTAATAATCTCATTGAGAAAACGCTAGAGCTATATAACACGAGACATGGCACAGGACTAACGGCAGACATTTTCACGCAATATGATTTTTATAAATGCCTTCCATTTGAAATTGCAGAAGAGCTAACTTCTATCTTCATGGAGAAAGAGCTGTGGGACTCACTATCCCCAGCTCCTGACTCTCAGTGGGGAGTTAAGAAGCTAATTGATAATGGGTATGACGTCTATGTTGCAACAGCAACGCATTATTCAAATTTTGCGTGGAAAGTTGATTGGTTCGCCAAGAACTTCCCATTTATTGACCAGAAACATATTATCTGTATTCAAAACAAGTCGCTATTGCATGTAGATGTACTTGTTGATGATTGTGCAGAGAATCTAATGGCTACAAATTATGCGGTTGATAGAGTGCTTCTTGACAAGCCATGGAATCGAAACGTGCATGACGATGTGTATGGAATTTACAGAACTAATAACTGGGAAGAAATTGTAGAGTATGTGAATGAACTATATAAAGAAAACCAATACGATATTTAAGCTTTAATATTTTGAAAGGAGTTATGCCTATGGTAGTGCTTTATAGTACTCATTGTCCAAGATGCTGTATGATTGAAAAGAAGCTTCGCAACAAAGGCATTGAGTTTGAACTATTTGATGATGCTAACGCTATGCTAGAGAAGGGGTTTAAGGAAGTTCCAAAACTAGAAGTGGATGGCAAACTAATGGATTTTAAGGAAGCGAATGAGTGGGTTAATGGGGTGGTGAATTAATGGATATTACGCTTAAACTAACAAAAGACTTTGAGCGCTGTCTTGAAGATCTAAAAAAGAAGTATGGGGAAGACTTTGAATATATTAATGGAGTGCATCCATCTCAACTTGATTTTAGCGAGTTTCTTGAAAAATTTGTTGCAAATGATACGATGGCAGATACAACGATTGACCCAAATGCCAACGCAAGTCACAAAGATATTCGTTCGTTCATGACAGAAAAGGGCAAGTCTGAGGACAAGCTATTTGCTCTTAATAAGATTTTCCTTGAGATTAAAAAGAAGTGGGGACTAAGAACTGCAAAGCAGTGGCTAGAGCAGGAATTTAGTAAGGGCCTTTATCTTAATGATAGTTCTACAGCTAGCTATTTCCCTTATTGTTGGGCAAATGATTTTACGAGACTGGCAACAGAAGGACTATTCTTTCTTAATGGGTACAATGCGCAGCCACCAAAGCATCTTACTACGTATTTTGATGACGTAATTGAATTTGTTTCATTCCTCTCAAACCGCCAAAGCGGAGCTGTCGGCATGCCAAATGTCCTTATTTGGGCGTATTATTTTTGGAAGCATGATGTGGAAAATGGATATTATCTCAAAGACCCTGACACATATCTAAGACAGAACTTCCAGAAGTTTATTTACCGTTTGAATCAGCCATTCTTAAGAATCGATCAGTGTGCTTTTACAAATGTAAGCATCTTTGATAGGCCCTATCTGGAGTCGCTATTCGGCGGCGTAGAATTTCCAGACGGTTCATTCGCAATGGATGAAATTGAGGAACTTATTAAATGCCAGCAGGTTTTTATGGAGGTTGTATCTGAGACAAGAGAACATAATATGTTCACATTTCCGGTACTAACATACTCGCTACTTTACAAAGATAATAAATTTCAGGACGAACCATTTGCACGTTGGTGTTCTGCTCATAACATGAAGTGGAGCGACAGTAACTTTTTTGTGTCTGATAATGTAGGAGTGCTAAGTAACTGTTGCCGTCTATTAAGCAATACGAAGAAACTTGACGCTTTCATCAATAGCATTGGTGGAACTGCACTTAGCGTTGGTAGTTGCAGAGTATCTACCATTAATCTTGTAAGAATTGCATATGAATCTAAACTAAATAAAAAGAAGTATTTAGACATCTTAAAAGATAGAGTGTTACTTGATTGCAAGGCACTATATTCTATGAGACATATTCTACAACGTAATATCGAAAAAGGACTTCTGCCAAACTATCAAGACGGGGCCGTCGAATTTGACAAGCAATTCTGCACCATTGGCGGTATTGGAATGTATGAAGTGATGGATATGTTTGGTCTGATTAACACTGACGAGTTTGGGTATAAGTCTTACAGTGATGACGCTGTTGAGTTTGCAACACAGATACTGGACACAATCAACGAAGTAAAAGATAATTTTGATTGTGATTTTAGTTTTAATGTTGAAATGATTCCAGCAGAAAATTGTGCAGGTGTGATTTGCCAAGCAGATAATCTTCTATATGAAAAAGATAAATACTTTATTTATTCTAACCAGTGGATTCCGCTGACTGAAAAATGCACAATTCAAGAAAAATGTCGACTTGGTAGTCTGTTTGATGCAAAGTGTGGTGGCGGATGTATTGCCCACATCGACATCGAGAATCGTTTTGCTAATGAGGAAGAAGCATGGGACATGCTAAATTATGTAGCGGAGCATGGGGTAATCTACTTTGCATTCACAACGAAGATTTCTGTTTGTGAAGACCATCATGCTTTTATTGGAACAAAAAACTGTCCAACATGTGGGAAGCCAGTCGCAGACCAATTTGCCAGAGTTGTTGGATTTTATACCCCAGTGTCATCATATCAAAAGATTAGAAAGAAAGAATTCAATCACAGACTTTGGTATGATGTTCTAAACAAGGATGGCATTATGTGATGAAACTTAAAGGAGTAGTGATGGAGGACTTTGTTAATTATAAAAAGCCCTCCCTATTCCTAATAACATCAAAATGTGACTGGAAATGTTGCAATGAATTAGGAATAGATATATCTATATGCCAGAACGAACCAATGGCAAAACAAGCGGCGAAAGATATTAGTAAAGAGTCAATATATAAGGCATATATTAACAACAATATTACTAAAGCCATCGTGTTTGGAGGACTTGAACCAATGCTTCAATTTGATGAAGTACTTGACATAATTCAATATTTTAGAGCGCAAGAATGTCATGACACTTTCGTTATTTATACAGGTTATTATCCGCAAGAGATCACGTGGAAATTAAATAATCTAAAGCGCTTTGACAATATAATTGTAAAGTTTGGCAGATATACGCCAAATCGTCCAAGCAGATATGACGATGTTCTTGGTATTACGTTAGTTAGTGATAACCAATATGCAGAGAGGATATCTTGATGAAAATTACACTTAATCCAGATAAAGAGATAGTGGCGATTGCTCGTCAGCAACTAAAAGAGACTGGCGGTTATTGCCCTTGTGTTTTGGAACCATTCCGAAATGAAAGCGCAAAATGTCAATGTGCAGAATTCCGTCGTCAGGTTGCTCAAGGGATTGAAGGAGAGTGCCATTGTGGACTCTTTATCGCAACAAAAGACTAACAACACAAAATTATAAATTTCAACAAAGGAGTAATGAATTATGGAAGACTACGGTACGAGAGAGAAGACAATTGAAGAACTAGAGGAAGAGCTAAAGGCGGCTTCCGAAAATTATAAGCGACTTAATGATCTGGTTAAACAGAAGAAGGACGCAGAAGAGAAGAAGCGCAATCAGAAGATTGAGGCCGAAAAGAAGGAGCGCATGAAACACATTGATGAAAGCCTTAGTGCTGTTAATGACGAGATCAAGCAGTACCTAAACGATTATGGTGTTCTTCGACTAAACAAGCGCTATTATTACCTAAACTATGTATTCAATGGCACCAGCCCGTTCTGGATTAATTTTTAATCTTGGAGGTGTTTGACATGAACATTAAGTTTGCTAAGACACGACCAGACGCCAAGATTCCAACAAAAGGAAGCGAATTGTCTGCAGGGTACGATTTGTATGCATGTATTAAAAATGATATTCCTGTCCCGCCTTACTCAACCGTTAAGGTGGGAACTGGATTATCAATACAGCCACCCAAAGGATATTTTGGAGCAATTTTTGCTCGAAGCGGGTTGGCAACCAATCACGGCTTAAGACCAGCGAATTGCGTTGGTGTATGTGACGAGGATTACACTGGAGAATATATTGTCGCTATTCACAATGATTCGGACAATATGTTTATTGTCCGTAATGGAGATAGGATAGCACAGCTTATATTCCTGCCATATCTGCAGATAGTTTTTGAAGAGATTGACCATTTAGATTTTACAAAAAGAGGAAGTAATGGGTTTGGAAGTAGTGGAAAATAAAATACCAATCTATTGTGATTTTTGTGGCAAAGAAATTAAAATTGACAACTACAAGCGAAAAGCGAACAAACATAATTTTTGCAATAGGGAATGTCATAACAACTATCAAAAAAGCATGAAAACAAAATTAACCTGCCCAGTTTGTGGGGGATCTTTTTATCGAAAGCAAAGCGTGCTAGATAAGATGAAAGATGTTCACAATGCAACATGCTCAAAAAAATGTTGTTATGAATTAAGAAAAACATTATATTTCAAAGATGGCAATCCTCAATATGGGTTAACTGGGAAATTGAATAGCAGTTGGAAGTCGGACGAAAGTAATAGTGGACAATATAAACTAATTAGAGTAGAAGATCACCCATTTAGAAGCAGCTCTAATTTTGTGCCAGAACACAGATTAATCGCAGAACAATACCTACTCAATGATTCAAATTCCATTGAAATAAATGGCGAACGATACTTAAAACCAGAATGTGTGGTACACCACATAGATTTTAACAAAAAGAACAATAATGTTGACAATTTATTTGTTTTTGAAAATGAAGCAATACATACATTGTTCCATAATTTGTATAGAAGTGGCCGAGTAAAAGATTTGCCTGATTTTCTTGAATACTATCGTGACACATATATTAACAAGTTATACAATCACCAATGGCTTTATAGAGCCTATATTGATTTTGATCTGTCTATTAATCAAATTAGCAAATGGTTCAATATACCATATAAATCTGTTCAATTAGAAGTATATCAAACTCATTTGGACGATATAAAACAACAGAATAGAGATAACGAGACATTTAAAAATTTTGTTATAAAGGAACTATCTATATTCAGCCAAGAATTAACTAAGAATACACAAGGAGAACAATATATATGAAAGCATATTTAGCTGGCCCAATATTCACATATGGAGATTTGCTTCGAAATACTGAATGGGCAAAAAAGATCAGAGAAGCAATCCCCGGCATTGACTTATACTCCCCGGTTGAAAATTCTGACATAAATGGAGTTGATGGGAAGAAGAAATTTGCAGGGTCTCAAGAAATTGCCAATGCAGACAATGCAAGACTTAATAATAGCGATGTACTTATTGCTTGCATAGACGGTGATATTTTGCCGTCTGGAACTTGCGCTGAGATCGGAAAATTCCATGAAAAGATTGAGCGCGGAGACCACAAATATATGATTGGCATTTGCACAGACAATAGACAGTGCTATTTAACACATAGTGAAGCTAAAGACGCTGGTGGAGCAAGTAGGCTTGGTGAGCAGCAATACTCTTACCAGAATCTCTATGTTACTGGACTGCTCAATCAATGCGGCGGACTTGTATATACTATTGAAGAAGTAATTAATTATTTGCTTAAAATTCAGGAGGACTAAACATGAAAACTTGGTACAACTCGCTTACTACCGCACAAAAGCTATGGATTATTTGCTCAACGTTAGCTATCGCGCTCCTAGGTGTAATTAGTGGAGACAATTGGATTAACATTCTAATTGGAACAATTGGTATGGCGTATGTTGCTGTCTATAGTTCTGGTGCTAGAGGCGCATTTCTTATGGGCGTTGTGTACGTAGGTCTTTACACAATTATCTGTCTAGAGAACCGTATTATGCTTGACGCGCTTCAAAATGTGATTCTGATTCCAATTTATATTGCCTCATACATCCACTGGGGCAATCGCAATGTAAAGCCACATAACGGGACACCAAAACAAAATATTGTTTTTATCCTTATTACAATTGCAGTTGGAGTTGGTCTATACTTCCTATCTAAAGCATTACATGGGAATTACAGTGCGCTTGACGCATTTAATACAGCATGCACACTAGGAGCAATGGTTCTTGGTTATTTTGGGTTTTCTATTAACTGGGCGCTATGGAGTGCTAACAATATTGCCTCTGCAGTTACATTCGGACTTGCTCTTGCAACACCAACAGGCAGTATCACCGTGTTCGCAATGAAAGTTATCTTTATGATTAATGGCATTATTGGTTGGTACACATTCTCTAAGATTGGCAAAGAAGCACTTAAGGAGTGATAACTATGCACACAGTATTCCTTATTGTTGGGAAAAGTTCTTCTGGGAAGGATTCGCTTGTAAACAAGCTATGCAACGAGCACGGGTATCGACAGTTAAAATCATATGCCACTCGTCCTCGCAGAAAAGACGAAGGAGATACTCACACTTTCATTACGAAGAACGAAGTTGCTCAGTATCAGAATCAAATGATTGCTTATACACAAATTGGAGACGCAATTTATTTTGCGACAAAAGACCAACTTATGAAATCAGATCTGTATTGCATTGACTATCGTGGTATTGAGTATATGCATTCACTTTCGCTTGATCTTTCTGACGTTCGTTTCGTAACAATTTACATTCATGTGCCAGATGATATTCGTGAAGAGCGAGCTATCAATGGCAGAAAAGACGATGCACTTACGTTTTACAAACGCTGTTTCAATGAGAACGAGCAGTTTTCGGAGATGATTATGCGAGACGATTTTGACTATGCAATTTCAAATATTGATTTTAACAAAGCGTATAAAATTTTTGAAACAATTATTGAGGAGGAACTAAAAGATGATTAAGCGTGACATTACAGAAACTATTTACGAATATGACAAGAACGGCAATCTTGTTCAGAAGACTGTCACAGAGACTCATGAAGTAGACGATGAGACAAGATATCCTCCAGTTAACGGAGCTTTTACTACATACGTAGGTGATACAACCGCGCACAATTGCACGTGTAGTAGCCATTCTTGACTCAAAAAATGCGTATAAATGCGCAAAATTGAATAGCAATATGTCGGTAGTGTAATTTCACATTACCGGCATATTTATTTATCAAAAATGCAATGATATAATGTAAAATAGAGCAAATATGATAGGAGAGTGATAATATGAAATACATAACAGTAAAACAACTATATGAAAAATTAAATGCAGAGCATCCGGGGCTAATTGGAATTAATAGTGTCTATGAGCTTGTCAAACGTAAAGACTTCCCGTCAATTAGAAATGGGCGTAAATTCCTTATCATTGAGGACAAAGTTGATGAATGGTTTGAAAAGAAAAGTTTGGCTTATAAAAGATAGATAAACTATATTGAATTGTGGTCAAAAGATGTGGTACAATAAAATTGTGGTAAATGATGTGGTCATTCAGCAAAAACATATCACTTAAATCTAGGAGAATCAATGACTTGAGTTGTTTTTATTTATGGACACTTATGGTTCATATAGCCTGAGAAACAGCCATAAAAACATAATAGAACAGCTATTCACAAACACAAGTCTAAAGCATTGGAGCTAGAATATATGCTGGTTTAAGCTTGCTTTGGAAGAAAATTGTATTCACTCGATATCACCAATAATCTTGTACTGTTATGATAAATAATCAAAAAATTGTGGTATTATTGTGGTACGATTGTGACTAAAAATTGCCATTGACCATATTGTTTTCATCAAATATAATAATGATATGAACTATAATTTTGTATTGTTAGAAAATGGAGGAATATATTTATGGCAAAGAAAAGAAGTAATGGGGAAGGATCGTGGACGCAAAGAGACAATGGCACTTGGAAATTGTCTGTAGCTTATAAAGGAATAGGAAGAAAATATTTTTACGGGGACAAGCAAACTTGTTTAAAGAAAAAACGTGAATTTGAAGTATTACTTAATAAAAATATCGTTGGGGATAAGGATATATTATTTGAAGATTTTATTCATTCTTGGCTTTTCACAGTCAAACAGCCAACATTGAAACCTTCATCATTTGATAGAATGGAACGTGTATTAAAAGAAAAACATGTGACAAGATTATATAATTTAGAAATGAAACAAATAGATGGACATTTAATTCAAACTTTTATTATTAATAAAATGAAAGACGATGGGCTCGCATATGAAACAATTAAGAAAACATGTTCTGCATTAGGAGAGATATTCAATTATGCATTACTACGAGAAAAGATTGATAGAAACCCGATGGGGGAAGTTAGACTACCAAAAAAGTCGCTATTTGTACAAAAAGAAAGAAGATATTTGTCTCAACAAGAAAGAGAAAAATTAATACAAACATGCTATTCTAGGCATAAAAATGGAGTGCGTATTTATAAGAATGGCGCTTTGTATGTATTTTTACTATATACTGGATGCAGAGTTGGAGAAGCTTTAGCTTTAAGGTGGAGCGACATTGATTTTGAAACGCGCACTGCGAAAATTTATAAAACTGTCGCTCGTATCAATGACAGAAGCAAGAGTAAAAATAAGACCATTGAAATTGTATCCAATTCTACAAAAACAGGAGTCGCAAGAACTATTTATTTGTCAGACATGGCAATTGCTGCGTTAAGAGACCTGCAAGAGCAGATTGGATGGGAGCCAAACGGATACATTGTCCATGCGAATCATACAAAACCAATTTGTAAAGTCGCTGCACAAAACACATTCAATCGCATTGTTAAAAGAGCAGGGATAGAGCATTGTGGAGTCCATGCGCTCAGGCATTCTTTTGTAAGCCTAATGTTACACAATAATGTCCCACTTGCAATGGTGTCTCAAATGGTGGGGCATCTAAATATAAACATGACGCTGCAAGTATATTCTCATCTATTAGACGAAACAAAAATTGAGTCTATGTCAATTATAAAAGACATTAAATAGCAGAATGTTCTTTATAATTGACATTAACTACACTCCCCCACTACTGATTTCAAAAAGGTGCTATCACCTTGTTAATTTTAACCATAGTTTTTGCTATAAAGGTGATTGCACTTTTTGGCGAAAAATGTTATGATATTCATATAAAGGTGGTGTGAATATGACATGCAAACCGGGAACAAAATCCATTACATTTAGGCTTCCAGAAGAAGAAAAATTCCAAATAGAGCTTGCAGCTCACGCAGAGAATAGGTCAGTGAATAATTGGATACTAAATGTGATTAGAATCCATTTAAAAGCGCAGCAGGGCGCAAAAAAATAGGGACTAGAGATTTTACTCTCTAGTCCCTAAACGTTTATTATGCTTTCAACCAATCTTGGCTCTCATAATATTTCGTAATTGTATGATATAGTTCTGACCCCATAGAATTACAATGAAGCTCATTAATGTACTTTGAATAAATTTCATCAATATGATTCTTTTCTTCTGGATACAATTTTATTCCACGAGCACATCTAGACGCACATTCAGACAACTCTGCCTTGATCCGATCCCGCTCATTTTCAAAGACTCTATTGTCAAGCGTACACAACTTAGAATCAACGTTATTCAGTCTCGTATCAACATCTTTTAGATGATTGATAATTTGTTCATCCGCTTTCTTGCTTTTCGTTTCTTGCTGATCAATCTTGTATTCTAAATTATTAAGCTGCTTCGTATGAGCTTTCATCGTATTAGTTAGCTCCTCGGCATTTGTTGTGTTTCTGAGCCATGTTTCTATTTTTTTTCTTATTGGTTTAATCAGAACGCCCAAGAACGCAACGATTACCATAATCCCGCTTATTAGGCTGGATATGTTTGTAATTAAATCTATCATTGTTTATATCACTCCAAACAATATAATTTATTCTCCTTTTAATATATCAATCTCGCGCTGAAGTTCTTGGCATTTTTTTACTAGTAACGGAATAATCTCATCATAGGCTAATGAATAGTTTTTATGTTCTTTTGTACTTTCATCTTCGTCATAATGAACAATTCCCGTTTTCTGTTTTGATTCATTTGAACTTAATAGTACTTGCTCTACATCTTGTGCGATAAATCCATAATGTATTGTATCAGAATCGTCATTATTTAACACATACTGGACTGGTTTTAGCTTGTCAATGATATCAATACCAATATCATCAATGTTTCGCCTTAAATTTCTATCAGAATCCACTTGTGGAGACGAAGCAAAACTTGCTGCCCATTCACAGCGAAATAACCCTTTGTTGTCAGCTTGTTTTTGTGCAAAACTACCAATTGCAATTGAGCTATTGTCACCAGAAATATTTAATGGTACATTCTTTGTCCCAACATTTGTGTAAAACATAGCGTATTGACCAACACTGTCAGAGATAACAATTTTGAAATCATATGCGGTGTCTACAGCGAAAGAAGCATTTTTATACGTATATGTGTAGCTAGTTCTATCACTCGCGTCATCTTTCACAACAACACTATTTGATTCGGAATACGTAGCATCTGAACGTTTTTTACTATATGCTTTAATTTTGATATTGTTATTGCCACCTAACGTATAAAACGACGCATTTAACTGGTGCGTAACATATTGCCCAGACCCATTCATGCCACCATCTGCGTTGCTTCTAAACGAAGTTATTGAAGTAATAGTTGGGGGATTATAATCGATTATTGTAATTTCTCCTGTTGTGCTTGCTGTTCTCCCACGACTATCTGTAACAGTGACTGTATAAGTTTGTTTGCCAGCTACAGTTAGAGTATTACTCGTCATACTATATGAAGTTGCTGAACCAGTTTTAGTCTCGGATAAGTTCTGCCCATTAATCACACATTTCGTGATAGTAGAACCATATGACCCGACAGCATACACTGTCCACGTAACAGCAGAATTGTTTTTAACATACATTCCACATCCAGAAGGATTTGTCCTAGCAATAGATGAAGTAAAACTATTGATAGAAGGTTTCATACTATTCGGAACATATAATATAAAATTAATTGTTTTTTCTCCAATTAGTGTTCCGCCATTGTAAGTAAGACATTTTAACGTACCAGTTCCATACCACGAATTTGGAATTTGTCGTGCCAATTCACGTGATGGTGTCCAACTAACAGATGAGCTTGAAGTATTTATAGCAATAGTACCAGACTTATTACCAAATTTATACTCTAATGTATGTGTAAAAGAAGATACCGCTTTTGAAATGCTAATTGTTATTAGTGAACCTATAGTCGTGCCAGACACACTAATACTTGAAGCTCTTGGAATCTGTGGTAAGTTAACATAATAATCATACCTTGTGCTACTAATGGCATAAGTATAAATAGCTGCCTCTGCCCACGCGGAGAATGATTGCTTGCCATCAGAATTGTGCGTTAAAGTAAAGCTGCCAGAATCAAGAACTTCACCAACATGCATTGCAAACCTGTCCGCACGGCTATAAACTGTAACACCTGCGATACTAACAGTTACAGGGCCTGTCATAACATAGCGAGATGAGCTCTCGGTTCCCCCAGCAGACATAACAGTCCAATATATTGTAGATGTATTGTTTGCGACACTTTGCGATGAAGACCATTCTACTCTAATTCTATCTGGATATAAGCTTCCAGCAGCATTATATACACTTGTTTCAAACGCACCACTTGATGCAGTTGCCATAAAATATCACCTCCATGTTATTGTATTGCAACAATAGACAAGCTTCCATTGCTTTCTATTTGAAGCTTAAAATTGCCTAAAGAAATAGATGATAGTTTCTCTTCTGTGCCAACTTTTAAACTACCCTCAATTTCTGCTTGTTTCATGTATGCAGTATCATTCGCAAAATAAGTAATTGGAATACCAAATTTAATTTCTGGATCTGCAAAATTTTCACCAATTGAACTTATCGGCTTATATTGGGCAGACAAAAAATCTGGATTTTTATAATAGTCGTAATAAGTATCATTGTTTTCTTGGTGGATATATAAAATATAATCATAATTATTATATCTATTGCTTTGTGTTGGTTCAGACTCTACTGTTATAATTCTCGCCTTACGACAGAATTCAATTCTTTGTGCAGAAACTCTTGAGAAATATTCTCCAGAACCGTTGTTTTCGCCAACAACTAAACCATTATCGCCATCAAAACTAAAGAAAGAAAGCTTCTCGGCTGCGTCGCCTTTATTCATAGTTACTGTTCCGTCTTTATCAACCATAAAAGCATAGGAACCATCTTCCTGCTCGCCAATACAAATTTGGCCACCAACTATACTACTACCTTCGACCAGTCCAGCACGAACACAGCCTGCTAGAATGCCCCAATATTCTTCTCCATTAATAGTATAATTACCAAATACAGACTTAGTCGTCTGGAAATTGTCGTCTGAGTATAGGAATTTATTATTGGTAATCCAGCCCTCATGATTATCTAATACGCCATCTACAACTTTACGAAGGTGAATACCATAATTATCCCACGACACACTTTGTCCAGCAGAATTTGATTTAATTGAAGTCGTTGCGTCAATTAATCCGTTTCTAATTCTCTCATCAATAGCAGTGGCTACGTCATAACCCTTTTGCCAATAAGAAGAACCACTAGCAACTGCTTTACCAGCGCTAACTGCTTGAGACAACAAGTCAGCATGAATATCGCCCTGATCCTTCGCTGATAGTAAGTCTCCAAAAGTACATGAGAAATTACTTAAATCAGAAAAATTAAGCTGAACTTCGAGCAACCTTGCTTTCTTTATAAAGTTATCTCTCAGTTTAACTTTGACAAAATTGCCAAGGCTAAACTGATTTAGAATAGGGGCGAACTCAGGCATAGCATAGATATTTCTCATAGAAGCAGAGAAAGACAACTTCGGTTGAGAAATCTTTTTGAGTTCTTTTTGTCCAGCGACTAATAATTCTTTCTGCGTATTAATCTTATCTAAGTCAGTATCAATTTCTGAAACATAGAAGCAATCATCCGAATATTCGTCCTCTCTTAGAAACAGGGACAATCTATCCAAATTCTCTGGAGTAAAGTTTTTATTAACGCTTATGTCCTCTGATATTAACGTGATTTCATCATTTACTTTTTGGATCTCCGCTTGAATATCTTCAACCTTTTTTTGTTTATTCTCTAGTTCTTTATTAATGGCATTAAGCTTATTAAGATTATTTATATAAGCTTTGTATTCATCACTATCTGCGTCCTTTTTGTCCCATTCAGCAGCAATTTGTACATCTTGGATTGACAAGTATATATCTTTTTTTTCTTTGAGAGAATTAATACCTTCTGCCCCAACAACTAAGTTTCTTTCATTCCAAACATAAGTATACTTTTGTTCATCTTTGCCCGTCTGCT